GCTCATGCGTGGAGTAAAATAACTGACCAGCTTGGTAGTGCCGGCCGGGAACTGCTTACTGTGAGTTGTCTTGTAGAAATCACACAGCAGCATCGGGTTAATGTTGATCATTTCAAATTCTCCTCCAGAAGTTTTTCCACGATTTTATTTGAAGTAATGCTAAAGAAATTACCGTATTTTTCTTGAATTTTTTCGTACTCTTCTCTTGTGCAGTTAACCTTGAAAGACATTTTATCTTTTGACGTATGAATTCGGAATTGAACATAGGAACCATCATAGTTACCAGACAGTTCATGACAAAAATCTTCTTTCCACTTTTCATCAAGAGAGTCATTTAGCATTTCATCAACGCAATCAAAAACATAATTTTTGTCGGTATGAAGATTTGCAATCAGCTGTTCCAAAATCCAATTAAATTCGGCAATCACTTGACGTTTTTCGACATCGCTTTTAACTTCTCGAACTACGTTCAACCTGTAAAATTGATCGTTGGCATTATATGTCATTGCAACTGGAGCAAGCCGCCAACCAAAATCTCCATCCGTATTAAAATGAATATCTAATGCCCAAACTTCCATATCAGTCCTCGGCCCAACGATGTCTCAATACAGTGATTTTATCGTGCTTACCAGTAAAAATACTATCGGTCGTATACACCTTGTGAATCAGTTCCGGGTCGTCAAACAGATGGCCGCGCTCAGAATCCAGGATACTGTTCTCACAGTGGCTGACATAGATATCGATATCGCCCGCACCCAGCTCTTTCAGCTTCTTAGCTGAATAAAACATCGTACCACCGTAAGAGCAAATATCATCGATCATCAGAACCTTGCCTCCCTTTGGAGGATATCCTGTGACATCCAAACCGAGAATCTTACCAGTCGCCCAGTCCCGCTTTTTATCGCCATGGATGATATAAGCACTGCACTTTACTCGATCCAGTGCCCAGTGAACAGTCTCCTCATATCGTTTCATTGCGCCGGCATCCGGGAAATAGATCACATCCGGCTTGCTCTCCTCAATTGCCTGACAGATTTCACGAATCGGAGTATGTACTTCGCACCGATCAATTAGTGCCGGAGCTACATCACTATGAGGATCAAACACGCTGACGCTACTGAATTCACATCGATTGATCTCATCGGCGAACCACTTGAGAGTGAACACATCCTCGTCGTGATAGGCACGATCCATGCGGGCATTCGGAATATACGGCATAAACAGCTCGACTTCTGCCCCGTTATCCTTTGCGTCCTTTGCGATCATAATGACCGTGGGAAGCTCGGCCATGGATTCAAACGTCCAGACGATGCTGATTACATTGAGATAATTGATGTCCAGATCCTTCTTGATCAGCGGAGTGCCGTCAGGAAAAGAACTGATTTTATAATGATTTGCTTTGACCATATTATTTCTCCTTTGCGAAGTCCTTAAAATCGTTCCACTTGATTTTAACGATTACCCGATTGCCACGTCGATCTTTCAGTTCAACTTTCGGGCGACCAACCAGACCTTCCATATAAATGCTATCAATCGAAATTGTAGACTTCGGATGCTGACATACAAACTTAATACCGTCTCGAATCGTTCCCGTGAATAAAACAGGAACCGCTTGGATGTCAAACATCTGAGCAGTCTTCTCAACCCATTCCCTATTCTGGTAGTTATCACCGATCAGGACATCGAATAAGATAAACCACTCGTCAGGCCGGTATCCATGACCGCATCCCTGAATCTTGCCACCGTAACCCTCGCCAAAGAGGACTACTTCTTTGTCACCGTAAGTTTGTTCAAATAACTCTTCTGCTTCAGGGGTACCAAAGATTTCATTCAGTGCGGCTGTCAGATTCTTAGGAAGTTCGGCGCGTTCAGTTCGTCCTGCAAAACTTACCCTATGACCGTCCCAGCAAACACGCACGTTCGTTCCATCCACTTTCTCAGTGAACTCCCACTCGTTATTTTGTAGGAACTCGATGGTCTCATTGCGAAAATCTCCAAGAATCAGTTTCTTTGTGCCAACAGTGTCTCGATTGAAAACCGTCTCAATCTTTTCATAGGTGCGCATCAAATAAGCCTCCTTAAACCATGTAGTGAATGTCTCTTTCACGAGTACGAGAGATGATGACTTTGACCACACCGTTGTCCTTTTCAAAAGCTTCATAACGATCCTTTTCATCGTCATCACTCTTGGAATACGGATTGATCACATCAACCTTCTTTCCATCAATGAACTGCTCACCGTTGGATGGGTTATACTGGATATCCTCGGTGTTGATGTAGCAATCAGGCCAGTAGCCATCTTTCAGCTTGACATCAAAACAGATACGCTGTGCACCATTGAACATATCAAAACGCTTGGTGCTGGACGCACGGTAACCATCCTTGAAGATAACAGTGAGCTTGTAGCTGGTCTCGTTCATATTGATGATATTCAGATCTTTGATGGCCTCTGCGAATGGAGTGCCCAGATTCAGTTCAAAGGCGATAGACCGCAGGCAGTCGTAGTTCAGATCGATCTTGCCAGAAAAATCGACCACGGCGGGGATCTGATCGTAATACTTCTCTTCGAGCTTATCCTTGAGATAGGTTTCGACCTCGTCAGCGCCCGGGTAATCGAAGCGGAAGTGATAGTGGAAGCGGCCGGGACGGTTGACCAGATAATCGTTCAGGCCATTGAGCTGGTTACAGGTGACAACGAACAGCTTTTTGCCCGCGCTGGTGCCATCGAACAGACTCAGCATCGTATCCTGCGGACTTTCATTGTCCCTGGCCTTGAATGTCTTATCAAACTCGTCAAACAGGATCATAACTTCCTGATCGATGGATTCGATGAAATTGGCGATACCGCCGATATAGCGGTTAGCCAGAATGACAGGATAGCCCTGCTTGACGGCCTCGATTGCAATCATCTTAGCGGTCAGAGATTTGCCGATGCCTTTGTTGCCGCTGAGGATGACACCCAGATTGCGGTTGAACACTTTGAACGAATTCAGCACTTTGGCAACCTTGCTGCTCTGGACACCATACACCTTTTCGTTGATGACCATATCGGGGCGGCGGGACAGATAGAAACCGGTCATCTCAGAACAGTGGATATCATAGGTACCCGCCGGGATCTTGTCATACGCCTTCATATCGTCGCCATACAGGAACAGATTGCTTGCGCTTTCAACAACTTTCATGTTTGATACTTCCCTTCTCAGTTCAGCTCTTCCAGCTTCTTCATCAGGTCCTCGATGCCCATGTCTTCCAGCGCCTTATCCTTTTTCTTTGCCACAATCTCCATGATCTTATCACGCTGTGCCTTCTTCTCGGCGGCAGACACACGCTCCGCTGCCTCAGCCAACTTGACAGACACGATATACCTGACGATATCGATCTTATTGGCCAGATCCTGATCCTCGGCGCTCTTAGTGGCCAACAGAGAATCCTCGTCGGCGGTTTTCTTCTGACGGTTCAGCATCTTGAAGATGGCATCCAGATCCTCGACCCGCAGACTCCACAGATCCTCTACGGTCATAACGCCCTTGTAGTTAAAGCGATAGCGATTACGGGTTGCGATTTCAAACAGATTCTTTTCCATGATAATTTCCCCTTTCAGATTTATAATAGTGATTCACAAACGCATTCCTGTTCTACAAAACTTTTGGGAATCAGCATTTGTTCTGTCCAATAAGAACCACAGCACTTTAGTTTTACAGTTTTTTGAGACCTAGAGTATTCTTTAATCTCAAATTCCGACCCAGCAAGGCGAACCATATTTAACGTTGGAGTTGCACGATAACCGGCATTCTTACCTCCAAATGTTTGATAGACCGTATTGATATCCAAATCCGGACGAACCACAACATGATCGCCTTGCTTAAATCGAAGTGGGATTACATAATCCATAACAAACCTCACAGTAGAGATTCGCAGTAACATTCATTTTCGTTTACCAGACCAACGAACATATCGTCTGTCCAGAAATCACCATCAGGAGCTTCCGCGATATGATATCCACCATTTTTATACGATTTAATCGTCACAATAGCTCCTGCAAAAGAGAGGTGTCGTTTGGTGCACGAGGCCCAGCCACCAGCACGCGGTCCAGATCGCATCTTGTAACTATCACTATACGTGAGAGCTTCGTGCAGATCATTTTTTACAAGAACCTTGTCGCCGATTTTATACCTATATTCTGTAGGATAAGTTGCCATCAAATCACCACTTTCAGAACTCGCTCAGTTGCCCCCTGCACCTTAACGATAAAACTATTATGCTGCGTCTCAGAGAAGCCAACACCGGACAGCTGGTCATCCACGGACTGAACTGCCATCTGAGAACCCAACGCCTCAAACACACGCTTATGCTGCAGCAGGTCTGCCTTCAGGAATTCATTGTAGAAACCATTGGGCTTTTCCGGGTTGACGCAGTCCTTGAGCATGAAGAAGTAGTGACGGTTGCCATTGCCGGTCTGTTCGTCCCAGTAGTTCGGAGAGTACATCGCCACAGACACAGGTACAAACTGATTGGAATTCACACCCCAGATCTCGCGGGTACTGGTAGAACTGGGCAGCAGCTCCTTGATAGAGAACTTGCCATCCTTCAGCGTGACTTTTGCCACGGCGACATTCTGACCACCATGCAGCGGCTTATCGTAGTTAAACGAGTAGATATTGCCATCGAACTCGATCTCGGCACGGAAACCAGTTTTACCGCCACGACTAGCAAAGCAGTTCACATAGAAGCTGTACTCGCCTTCCTTCATCTTCTTAATGTCAGGCCAGGTAATGTTCTCAACAGCAGCCTTATCCCGCGAAGGATGGGTGATATCCACATCCAGGCGGCCATCAGTACGAGGGTACCACTTGTTGCCAAAATAGATGTGATTCTTATTGGGTTCAATGCAATGAGCATCCTCATCGTTTTCATCCCATTCACCCGGCACATCGTTCCACTGAATTGAGAAACGCAGTACGCCATCCACCTTACCGCCAGCAGCCTTAACGTTTTCGCGGATATCGCTGTCTGCCATATTGCCGGTATACGCCCAGCTGAAACCATTGGACCACTTGAACATGCTTGGCGCGCTCTTATCCTGCGGCGCAATAAGAGATACCATGTTCTTCGAGAAGCGATTCTCCATGAACAGTTCCAGACCTGCCGCAGTAGGCAGAACTTCTTTGACGAACTTTTCGATGCCGATTTCTTCCGCGCGGCTGAACTTCTTAGGGTCGGTACCCAGAGACTTTACCATTGCCTCGAACGGATTCGCAGCGCCCATCACACGAGGGGCAGCATCACGGTTGCAGAACATGATGTTGTTGGCAGTAACATCATCCAGAGTGGCGAACCGACGACCCAGGCTGTTCATGTAGCCCAGCTCAGTGACAGTTTTCTGTGCGTCTTCCAGCATCTTCTTGGTGAAAATCGCCTTGGGGCGCTTATAGTTGGCAGGAGCAACCACCTTCTCAAAAGCAGTCACAGCAGCATCCACATCCATACCCTCGCTCAGGTTCACCAGCAGAGTACCGATTGCCGTATTGCGGATACGAAGCCGGTTCATCGACATACCGCCGGGAGCCATCCAAACATAAGCGGACTTCTTTTCATCAGGCAGACGATCATACACTCGCTTATCGATTTTGAAACCACGAACCAGAGATTCAAACTCCTTGCCGCGATACAGACTATTTTGAGCAATCAGTTCAAGCACGGTGTCCACGGCATCCATGGTCAGCTCCTCCAGAGAACGCTTGAACACATTTGCGGAATCACGCCACTGAGCCATCTTGGTAGGTACGTCATCGGGACGCACAATGAACCGCTGAGGAATCTCGACAGCGAAATGATCCCAGGTATGAACCGCCTTATGATCGGCATCATACTCATAGTTCATCTCTGTGCCGAACTTGCCATCAGAGATCATGTTACGGCTGACGTAATACGGATTCACGACGGCGCAGGTTTTCACATAGGCAGCCAGCGCATCCACAACCGGCTGATAAACGTCAGACTTGGTGTCGAAATCCCAGACGGTGACCATCTGACCATCCATGAAAGAAACCAGCTTACCGATGTTCTTCACGAAGCGACGGCAGCAGGAGCAATCATACTCACGGCGCTTACGAAAAATAGGATTCGTGCCAGCCGGGAAGCTGTCCAGATAGAGGTCATATAGCTTATCCTCATCTGCATTGGTAATAAACAGAGGTGCGTCATCCTTCACCATCTCATTGAAATGCTTCTGAATCAGAGCGCGGAATTCTTTGAAGTTTGCCATTGTTTTCATTCTCCTTTTTGATTACAGTAAACTGTCACAAATACATTCGGTCTGGTCTTCAAACATAGACTCAGTCCACCAATAAGGGATTCCCTGTAGTCTATAAAAATCATCATCATCGGCGTAATCCTCGACTTCATAGGTCTTTCCGCTATAGTTGACCATATCGTCGTTACAGAAAAGGTCTCGTTTGCCTGCTGACGGCCCATACCAGACAGGGTAATCGCGGTCTGCGGTCAAATCTGAACGAATCGTTACCAGATCACCCGGCTTGTACAATAAAGGTTTCATCACATTCACCTCACAATAAAGATTCGCAGCAGCATTCGCTACTATCTTCTTCAACAAACATATCGTCAGTCCACAGGACGGTACCTCTACATTCTTTGATGACGTATCTGCTAAGGGCATATCCTTCTATCGTAACGATTTTGCCCAAAAGACTATTTCTTATATCAATCGTTCTTTCGCTGATTGTAACAGTGTTTTCCGCCAGCCTATCTGTAAGGGGACCAGATAACATATGATATCTGTCGTCCTTATAAAAAGCATTTGCTTGTACTTGAACCTGATCGCCCGGCTTGTATTTAAAATCCATTCAATCACCTCACAATAAAGATTCACAAATGCATTCGTTTACCGACATCGGCTCAAACATTCCATCAGACCAGTACAGATGATCAGGGTCATTATCGATTTGGTAATAACCCAGCTCATAAGAAATGATTTTGTGGACTGACCCCTTATATTTTCCGATATGATATACAGTCCCGGGTTCGCATCCAGCTTTGGGGCCGGAGCGCATATAATAATACATGTTTCGATCAATATCGTCGCGAACTTTTACGATGTCGCCAATTTTATACAGGTATTCACCTTCCATGATTCACCTCACAGCAGCGGCGTGCAGATACATTCGTTGGGCGCTGCAAACATCTCGTCCGTCCACCGATCGCACCCATAATCTTCGTCGATGTAATAGCGACCATTGTGCTTGCCGGCAATATGAACCACAGTGCCAAGCCGCTGCGCCTGAGAATAAGTAAGGGTAGCACTGACATCGTTTGCTCGGTAACCGGAACGCATATAATACTGAACACCGCGCTCCAAATCAGGCCGAACAACCACTTCCTCTCCGTTTTTGTACTGATAATATCTTGACATCGCTCTACTTCCTCCATTTCATTACAGCAGTGGATCACAAACGCACTCGTCCACGACAAGCGGCTCAAACATCTCGTCAGTCCAGATGCAGCCATCGATTCCCTGTGCTTTATAAACACCGCGAACTTGTGCGATCTCTTGAATGACGATCTCTTGTCCTGCGTATTTTTTCATCCATGGAAGAGCCAGCCAGCACTGACCTTTATTTTTGCCAGACAACATTTTATAGTCTTCATTTTCCGAGAGATCACGCCGAACGCGGACTCTGTCGCCCGGGTGATACATGTAATCAGTCATTCTACTCCTCCATCATCGAACCAGTCCGACACACGATCAGACATTTCGTCCATCTTATCCTGGTCTGCCTTGACATAATGCATTGTGACACGCTGGCTGCTATGCTTAAACTTTTCTTGAAGCATCTCGATCGTTTGCCCAGATGTACCAGCCTTTTTCGCTGTCTGAAGTGCAGCCATTGCATAGGTTTTGCGCATGGTATGAGTGGACAGATCGATATCCAGCTCACACGCTTTCCCTGCTTCTTTCAAGATCCGATAAAATCCGCGCACTGTCAGAGGGCCACCCTTGCGACTGCGAAACAGATAATCAGATTGACTGATCTCGAAATTCTGTTCATCGAAATAATCTTCCAAAATGTCGGCGGCCATCTTAGGGATCTTGCACACATTGCGCTTACGGGTCTTTTCTTCGATCAGTTCGACATGCTCTTTCACACTGCCATCCTGTTCGTAAACATCGGCCGTTTTCAGACTGAGAAGATCGCCGCAACGAATACCCAGACTGCACCCGAACACGAAAATCGCCTTGTTGCGTAGACGAAACTTAGGGTCGCCGTTGGAAGCGAGATAATTCGCCAGTTTCTGGAAATCCTCTTTGGAACGAATCGGATCAGCAGGCGAAGGTTTGATGCGGCCATCCTTTGTATAAAGGCTGTTGGTTGGCTTTGTCTTGTGCTTTTTCTTGCGAGCGGCAGCCACGATGTCCCAAATCATTTCCTTCAGCTCGGTTTCACTCATGGTGATGTGAGCTTCGGAACCAGGCTGCTGCGGGAACTGAACCACGCGATCCTTACACTTATGTGCCGGTTCTGCCATTGATCTTCATCCTTTCTATGTAAATCAATATCTATGTTGATGTTTTTCTCTATAACGCAGGTTATGAGTGTATAGCTCGTTATCGAAATCGTTGATCATGCGGCACTTCTCTTTGTACTGGTGTTGCTGTGTCAGCTCAGTTTCGACGTACTGCTGGCGCTCCTGACAGTGATCGTGACACCCGGGATAACGCTTGGGAGCCACACAATAATGGCAGGGATTCTGCATTTTTAAATCATTCCAATCATAGTAAACTTTCGCAAACACAAGCAGCGCTGTATTTGTCCTGCGTCAGGAACATCTGGTCCGTCCAGGACCATCTTTCATCGTCCTCTTCGATGAGATATTGGCCATCAAAATATCCTGAGATGTGAACGGTCTTGCCTCCGAACTCTTTCATTTCGTCGACAACATTGTTGTATGTACACCTACTAGGTCCAGACTCCATAAAGTAGTTGCATCCCGTTTTGAGATCTTGCTTTACGACTACTGCATCGCCAACATCGTATTTGTATTCCATAGTTCACCTCACAGAAGGCTATCACAGCAACATTCATTGATTGGAATGAACATCTCGTCGGTCCAGCCATAATCAAACTCTTCCAGAGTGTATCCATCTCCTCCGTGGCGAGGACCATGAATCGTAAAAACCTTTCCAGCCTGATCTGCCATTTGATCAACCACATTGTAGGTATAGTCCCCATTGTGGCGGCCTGACCTCATACGATAAACTTCACGGCAGTTCAGATCCGGGCGAATCATTACTTTATCGCCGGGCTTATACATCAATTCAATATTTCTACCTCATTTTCTTTTTTATCAAAATCACTTTCTAAATCCGATGCTCTGGAAACGGGAGGACGCACGATCAGGGACTTCTGTCACGCGACTTGGCGCGTGACTTTCGTCCCGGATCGAAGGACGAGTGTTTCCTGACGAGGATAGGCTGAGGCCAGCTGCACGATCAAGGTCCGTATTGTGCAGCGGCCGGTTGTTGGGGTATTCTTCTTAACATCCGCCTTGGGCGTGATGCTCGCTCTTTTGGAACGATATGCAAAGTGATTTTTTTTGTTTACTGATTACTGATCGGGCTCATCGAATTCGATTTGTTCGCCCATAGATGCCGCAGTTTCACAGACTTCGTCAAACAGGACATCTCTGCCGGCTTCCAACATTGCCTGGTGAATGCTCGGCTCTGCGGCGGCCACAATGGTATCGCAGAAATTGGTATCGTCTGTGTTGATCGATTTCAGATTCAAACTTTCCACGATCTCTTTGACATCCTCAGGACCCCAAAACACCAAGGCTCGCCGATCCTCTTCGTAGACCACCTCTGTTTCGATGCCCGTGGAATAGTAGATCATATCCGCAACCTTTTCGAGTTCTTTCGACGGAACCTTTCCATCCCGACACATAATTTCAATCATAGATCATCACTCCTTGTGTGTATCTCCATTTTTTATGCAACAACGCCCTCTTTGGGACGAAGATCCTCTTTAAGCATCGCCACAATATCGGTGCCGAACTTTGCATTGTAACGACGGATCAGTTCGTCGATCACCTCGGGCTCGACCATGTGATAATAGTTGAGCTTGCCATTGAACTTTTGCAGATCTTCCAACTCCCAGGTTCTGCCGTGCTGCTTTGCATCGATATAATTCGTCATAGCCGAACGGAACATCTTAAGATTGCGCCAGCCAACCGTGATCTGATTGTCCTTGTTCCACATCAGGCCGAGGCACCAGTTCTTGCTGGAGTGCCGGTTGCCGTAATGCGTTTTCGTTTCGTTCAGAGTAAACGGTGCATGGAAGAAGTTCAACGCATCAATGATGATCTGCTGAATTTCCATTGGGTCAAAGTGATGATAACAGCTGATAAGGATATCATCTGCATATCGTGTGAAAGTGAACTCGCGATCGATGCCGTCCTTTGCTTTGTAGCCATAGCACAGCTTGCGAGTGATACAGTGGTCAAACGGAATCATCATCACATTGGTAAGCCACGGACTGATGGGAGCTCCCTGCGGCAGACCGTTGCGAAGGAAGCACAAGTTGACCGCCTTTGCCAGTTCATTTCGGCCGCGTGCATCCCGCATGATCAGAGCAAATGGATAGATCACACTCATCATGCCGAGCAGAAAATCCGGTGTCGTGCTGGGAAAAAAACCATGGAAGTCGAACTTGACCGCCCAATGATTCTGATAATTTACGACCTTTTTCATGCCGGTCGCCTCATCAACGACAGTTTTATTGTGGCCTGCCTGATGCTTACGGATCGTATCGATAAAGCTGCGATTGGGAATATATGCGAAAGCATTTGTGTGATAATCTGCGATCATAAAGCTCTTCAGTAGTTCCCGCAGCTCAATCAGTGCATCATAAAGAGTTTTATCGGGCGCATCAATGGGTCGCCAGCCGCCAGATTTCTTTGGAATCTCAAAGTGAGAATAGTGACTCGGGATATCGCTGGATTCAAGCGCCGCATACTTCACGTTGTAGGCCGCCAGCTTCTCGATCATCTCAGGAACATTGGTGATAGCGCGAAGTTTGGCGGTTAAATCGTTGCGGCACACGGTCATTGTAGATGTGTTGCTGCCGCCATAGTGCAGTGCTTCTACATTCTGGACACCGGCGAGGATCTCATCAAAAGTGATCTGCCGAGTCTTAGGAGGATTCAGATATGTAATGTACATTGTTTCTCCTTTATGATTTCATCGTGATCTAAGTGGGTCTCTTGAGGCTAAAATAGCATGCTATAGGAGGTCCCGATCATGATTGGATGCTGAGATTGGCTACATAACCGCCTGCAGGTGATCCAAAAAGGTCGTTTTGAACTCTGTGGGGGCACCGTTAGCCGGCGGTACCTGTTTAGTTTTGCAATGTTGACGCCTCGGGGGAGGATCCCCTCTTCTTAACAATTCGATACACTTGGCTTGGCCTAAGTGCGCTGTTTATGAAAAAACAACTATTCATCACGATTATTTATTTACGATTTTATCAGAACGCCATGACGCTCTCTTCACCCAGAATGAACGGAGTTGCAACGATCTGCTTTTTCAGCTGGTTACCTCCCACGAAATTGATAAAGTTCGTAACCGCCAGACAGCAGATGAAACGAACGGTCGGTGCAACACCCTGAACGATGCCACATGCAGACACCGGCGTACTTACCTTTGCTTCCTCGTGAGTGAAATTCATGGAGTTCTTCAGATTGTCGATCTGCTTGCGATCCTTCCAATCGGCCGACCAGCACTGTGCATCATACAGACCAGTGCGGATATCGAACACACCGAGCAGCTCAGGATTGTACTTGTTCTTCTCCAGGAACTGCTTGCGGATCTCGATGCTGTCCACGGCCAGGAACACATAACCCTTGACGGTTTCGCCCTGCCAGCCATTGGGCATCAGAACCAGATCCTCTTTGATATCAGGATTCACATTGCACAGGATGTTCCCCACAGCTTCCACCTTGGGATGAGCGATATCCTGCTGGAAGAACATCTGGTTGACGATATTTTTGGGTTCGACAAAGTCCATATCCCACAGAGTGAACTTAGTCAGACCGTATCGTGCCAGCAGTTCAGCCACAGTAGAGCCGACCGAACCACAGCCGATGATATGAATGCGACCCTTAACAGACGCAGGGTCAAACACCATTTCGATTTTGCTCAGATCCATTGTTGTTTCCTTTCTTAGTCCTGAAATGCGTCAGCGTAGGGATAGCAGCTCGAATTCCAATTGTTCATCAGGTCATTCGGATTCTCCTGATAATACTTCATCAGATTGGATTCGCTTCCCTTGCTCTTGGCTGGATCGATCTTAGGGGCGGCTCCACCCGTGACAGTTTTCAGCGCCGGGTTCGTCGTGGCTGCCGGTTTCGTTTCTGCTTTTGTTTTCGTGGACGCGGCTGCGGTGCTTGTGTTACCAACGAACGCGCCTCCCTGATAAGCTGCTGTACCCGCGCTGTAGTTGCCGGAGTAAGCTGCACCATTGTAGTTGCCGTTGTAGCCACTGTATGTAGTTGTGACCGGCTTTTGGACGAGCGCTTCCGCCTGTTCGAGAAACCCTTTCGTATCGGCCTCTCCAATCGTCACCTTGACATCGTCGCCGCTGTAGATGGCATTGTCCGCCATGTCCACAACACGGACGTTATACTCCCGCCGCTTGTTCCAGATCATAAAGATGTAGTAGTCCTCAGAGCTCAAGGTCTCAATGAGATCCCACTGATTCTGCATATCCACGCCGCTGGGAGAAGTGCCCATGTTCACATGACTGTGGCCCTGGAACCGCAGCGTATTAAAGGATTCATCGTCCAGCTCATACAGCCAGGTCGTATACTTTTCCTGGTCCGTATTCACTGTTGCGCCCGTGACCTGCTGCGGATAGACCAGGATCTTGGTGATTTGGAAGTGAGTCTTATCAATGCGATTCACCAGACCGTGCCAGGCGACCTCGGTACTGAAGTGATCGATCAGGGCACACATCTCGTGATAAGCTTCCAGAGTGAAATTCACCTCGACCGCGTCCTTGGCAGGCTTGGAAAAATTCTTGTTAAAGGAGAACTTATCCGTCTGCAGGTTACCCAACGCAGAAGCCTGTGCATAGAACTCCCGCAAAATCCCTTGGATCAGTTCGTCATTCATTTTAACCGGCTGCATACTTCAAACCTCCTTATGCCGTTTCTTTGCTTTCGTCTTCCAGGATCTCAATCACCTCTCCGATGGTGTAGAGATTGCCATCCTTATCTTCCAGACACTTCCTGTTTCTATAATCACCGAACAGACGCTCCATCATCCATTCGACAACCGTAGAATCCGTCCAGTTGATATAAGAAGAAGAGGTCACCAGAGTGGACAGAATGCCGATGTAATCACGACGAAGAGCCAGATCCTGAAGCATACCGCGATAGCCGCCGTAACAGGTAAACCGGTCGATATGCGGCTGAGGAAAACGATCCTTCATCAGGTCTTCTCGATGATTCATGTTACTGCTTCTGATGGCTTCGACGCGGCAGTCATCATAGACGATCCACTCGCAGTAGACACGCAGATTGAACCGGTGCTCTTTCCAGATAGCCAGGAACAACTTCTTGGTGAGATCCATATCATACGGGCTCTCCTCGTAGATGTAGCTGGACATCTTATCCTGCTTTTCGACATACTGCTTAAAGATATCTTCGTTGTAGTCATTCAGATAGCAGTTCACGCCGACCCACAGCTGATTGCCGGACTTATCCAGAGCGATAAGAGATTTGTTCGCCTTGAAGAAATCGACCAGCTCCTTCTCATCGTCTCCAGAGTTGCAGGCACGATTCCGGAGTACCAGAAGCTTCATCTGCTCTTCGTCCACCTGCTTCATGGCATCGCGGGCGCTGCTCATGTAATCGTTGACGTTGTTCTCTGCCCGGCGAACACGTTCTTCCTGATCATGAATCGAGCGGGTGAAGTTCTGACTACAGAATCCCTTGAGCATGCTTTCGACTTTCTTGCCGTAGAAGTCATAAGTTGCATAGATCTTGTCGATTGCTGCATTGAACTTGTCATACTTCTGCTCGGCCAGCATCTTCAGCAGATCGAGTTCGTCCCTGGTTGCCGGGTGATCCTTGAATGCAAACGGAAGCAGACGAGGTAGACAACTCATCATCATCTGCATGACCTGGATTCTCTTGGGTGAAGGAGCGAACACCATGGTCGCCTGCTTGGTTTCGTTCTGATAGACCAAAGCGTCACCGCTGCGATCGACATACAGAGAGACATCCTCAAGACGAACCCAGCCCGCCTTCTTGTAGTCCTCGTCGAACGTTTTCACCTGCTTGATGTAATCGGCTGCTTTCTTGTTGGGGATGAAATGGAAATACAGACCGAGCTTGATCTTTGTGAACGGACCACGCTCACCAGCGTAATAGGCCGCTGTCAGCTTCTCATCGTCCGGGAGCCGGATCTCGTTCTCGACCACCAGAGACTGCATGATGCCCTTGTTCTCGGGATCAGCGGTAAAAGTCGCCAGCCGCTCCTCGTTCATCACTGCCCGGAGAACGGTCAGGACTGTGTTATCTTCGGTTTCGAATTTGTTCCTGCTCTTGATGTCAGAGAAAAATTCGTTGCATTCGTTCGAGCCGAGCTTCGTCAGCAAACCAGTGAATGCCATAGTTACTTCCTCCTTAAATTCATATCTTGCATTTAAAAAGCCCAGATACTGGACACATATAAGGCAGACTTTAACCGGCCTGCCAGCGGCTGCAATGCTACTTATCTGTTGTAACCAGAACAGATTTATATTCGGACTTTATTCGAGATTCGCTCGAACAGATTCAGGATCAGACTCCGTTAATTCCTTAACGGGCGTTGTCCATCTTCTGAACACAGACCAGATAAGCCTTCTCGGTAACGTGCATAGCGGCGAAGGTCTTGTCCATGTCGCCAGGCTGCAGAACACAACCATCAAGAGAAGTCTGACCAGTAGCGTAGTTGATATCGTTCTCCTCCAGGCACTGACGCAGGGTAGTGTCCTCGGTAACCATGACAGTCTTACGGTTGGTGTTGGTACCCACAGTGATCTTCAGCATAATATGTACTCCTTTTTAATTTAAAAAATTTATTGTTGAAACGTCGGATTGACGAATCATCTAAAACGAATGCCGGACGTATTGCGCTGGAACATCCGGCGTGGAACCACAGTGGCGCTCTTACCAGGCGGCGCTCTTACTCGGCGGCGGCCTCGGGCTCAGCGTCGTTCTCGATGGTGATAGCAGCGTTCATAGCAGCCTCATCAGCAGCGATAGAGCCCATAGCCTCGGCGATCTGCTCCTCGATCTTGGTGCAGTTCACGATGGCCAGACCCAGCTTCTCACGAACGAACTCATTGATCTCCTCGACGGTGGTCTTACCGTTGGGCAGCTCGATGCTCATGGTAGCGACCTTGGGAGTAGTGACGGAATTCTTTGCGAAGGTCACACCCATCTCATTGGCAGAAGCAGAACCGCTGACACCGATAGCGCAGACAGGCTCCTTCTCCTTGCCCTCGCCCTTGTACAGAACCAGAGCCTCGGGACGGAACTTCTTGACCTTCTTCAGGGTCTCGATGTCGTAAGCGGAAGTGACGAAAACGTTGTTGTACTTAACAGTTGCCTTCATAATATTGATCTCCTTTATAATAAAAAAATGTTATGTAAACGAGCCGGTTTGCTCGTTATACCGTTGTTGTTAGCAGCTCTTTCATATCGTCAAGAGCCTCGTCCCATGTGTCGGCCGACTGAATGAACTGGCCATTATCCGCCGACACGATTTCATAATGGCCGTCCACATACTTGATATGCATCCGTTTTCTCCTTTCATTTGACAGTGTAAAGTGTGTTTGGATGGCGAAAAAAATTAAAGCAGAGACTCGCAGCGACATTCACTGGTTGACTCTACAGGTGCCCACCAATCATCATGCAGGTGCTCGATCAGGCGAAATTCTGGCTTGCTCCATGTGTACCCATCGCAGAGCTGCACTTGAAGACAATCGGTATCTTCTGTATACCCAACAACGATTCCCTCTTTACCCTCATTGGGATCATCAGGACCCCACGGAGACTCAAGTCTTACGCGATCACCGATACAGAATTTTCTCTCGTCCATGTTACTCAGTCCTCTCCGTTCCCTTCTTTTAATTTGTCCACAGCATAATCAATCACGTCAGTGACATACTCAGTGGCGTTGTTGATGTTATCCTGTGTAAACATATCAGCGGCGAGCATCTTGTAGCAGGTGTCTTCAGAAGGAATAAATACGGCACCAATCAAACAAAGGGATGTGAGAAAAATACCGACCTTTCGTACCATGTGTTTCCGTTCGCCACAGACAGGCTCACCATCTTCATCGCAACAAGATGAAAAAACCAAAACAATCAGCCCAGCAACTACGCCAGCCCACATCAATCGATACAGCACATCACTGACACTGATCCAGTAGAACACCCAAGGATTGATAATGGAGTTCATACGGCTGTTCCCTCCTTACTTGAGCCCTTTTAAGATATTTTCCTTTAAGACTTTGCACAAGATATCAGTGTACACTTTCTTATCTTCTTTCGACATCTTCTTGCTGTTGAGCCAATCAATGGTAGTGGCAATCATGCTGTTGCCAACCACATCCATCACGTCGCTCTTGTCTTCTCCCATATCGAGAGTAATATCAGTCAGTACGCCGTTAAGAGGAGTTGTGCTAATAATCACCTTCATAATACTTCGTCCTTTCGGTTTTATTGTTGATATTCGAACATGGTGCGGCTAGAGGGACTTGAACCCTCACCCGAAGACCAGATCCTAAATCTGGCGCGTCTGCCATTCCGCCATAGCCGCATATAAATTAGGTACACCTGCACTCCCGATTCTCCAAGCAGGACAACTTTCATTCCGGACCACAATATCCGAAACATTAGGGCGCAACAAGGAAGTCGTGGCTATTTTATTGATCGTACTTTTACCACCATGTACCTATTCCCCATTTTGTTAGAGACCTAATGGGCAAAGCTGTCTACCTGCACCGGTTGTGGACGGACTTACCCGGCTGGATTTATATGTAGGAGTCTCAAACCGTCGCACATAATGGAGCAGCGAATGGGAGTCGAACCCACATTTTCGACTTGGAAGGCCGACGTATTAGCCGTTATACGACCGCTGCATATAAACCCGGCTTACAAAGCCTTGTTGCTTTCGATACGATATAGACCGAAGCATCGTATCAAAAGAGCCGGGAATAACAAGAATGAGGTAAAAGGTTCCTGCTGAATAACATACCTAAAAAGACAGGAACCCTGGTGCTACCGACCCGATTCGAACGGGCGCATTGTCACCAATAGGAGATTTTAAGTCTCCGGTGTCTGCCAATTCCACCACGGTAGCATATCAAAGCTGTCTGTCCAGCAGTCAACCGTCTTTCCGATTTGCCAAACCGTTTCGCCCAATAAGCTCCCGACTCGATCGAGCCGGTGGTGTTTCGGATGGGACTTGAACCCACATGCTTGCGCAGAAGTTTTTGAGACTCCCCTGTCTGCCGATTCCAGCACCGAAACATATATGCTCGTCTTTCCGAGCCGCCACTGCTTACGCAGGTCACTCCTTTACTTCAAACACCATGTAGTACATGTGATTATCTTCACCATCGCCGACTGCCGCACCGATAACATACTCAGGATATGGGTTCAACTCGCATCCGCAAAAATCAGCGTAGGATTCAGTGTCAACCTTCACTGCATCTTCATACCGAGCAGCCTCATCTTCAGGCATCCCATTGAGAAAGCACTGAAAACTAACAGCGGCAAAAGCAATCGCATCGTCTCTTGATTTGAATGCTTTATCAATACTTACTGACTTGTAGACATCAGCTTTCTCGTTGGTGTAATCGCTTGCAACGATGTACATCTGAATCACTCCTTATCAAAGATATCGGTATACTTGGTGTACAGCTTACCGTTATGATAGTAGGTATTGTAATCGCACTGGGTGACATACCACCAGCGCTTCTGATGACCAGCCAACAGGAAATCGTGCAGATGATAGGTTTCCTTGTGGTTCTCGTCCACACGCTGCCGGAATGTGAGCTCGTCGATTTGGTCCGACTCCTCAACAAAATCAGCAATGGCGTTGATATCGTCCTCGGTCATACTGTCGTCCACAACAAAAACCACCCGAACGATTTCATCGCAAGCACGGGTAACCTTCTTTAACTCGTTGATGTTGTGAACATGATATACAATTCTATCAAACATGCTGTACGGAAACAGCACAAACATCTTCGAATCAGTCGTCGGAAAATAGCTGGTATGAAGCTCCAAATGTCTCCTAGCGCTTGAACAAACAGTAAATAAACCGAGCCACCAAAATTGATGTTCCCACCAATGAAACAGTGGATCTCCGCCACCAGATACGGACACCCAATTCATATCAGGATTTTCTCCAAGCGTCCGAGACAGATTATCCCATGAGGAGTTTTCATCCGTCGGAGTCATCTTGAGCTTGTTGTTGCGGACGATGCATTCAGGGCAGCTGTAGTGGCACCCGAAGTTCGTGATAATACTAAGATACTTGTCAGTCATTTTGATTTACCTCTTTCTTATTCATTGTTTTGTGAATTCACGGATTGAACACCGTTTCGATTTTTCGGAGGTTCTTATTTTTGATCCCCTCATTAACCAAAAACGACTTCGCCGAACAGGGCGTACTGGACGATTTCGTCGGCGCAAATGGCATCAATCTGACCGCAGTCAACGGAGCCATCGGAGTAGTCGATTGCGTCACAGCTGTCCCCGTCGTTCTCAATCCACAGCTTGAAGCCGGCGAGGAACTTGTCACGGTCGAGCAAATAGCAGGTCTTGTCGTCCTCAAACGGCTCGTCAAGCCAGACCGCAAGCTTCCCGCCGCGAGAAATCTGGTCACTGGCGTACTCACCGAGGTAATCACCCTGTACAACAACGCGCCAGCACCAGTAGTTGATGCCGCCTTCGAAAGCGGACACCATGATGTCGTCAATGTCCTGCTGGGTCAAATAAACAGTAGTCTTAGTGCAGATTTCAAACTTTTTTTCTGTTTCCATTTTCGCAGCCTCATTTTACTTGTTGATATTCGTACACATTTGGTGGGACGTGAGGGACTCGAACCCCCGTGAAGAATTAACCTCATCACCCGGTTATGAGCCAGGAGCTTTAACCAACTAAGCTAACGTCCCAGAGAGGAGGATTTAACCATGTAACGGCATCGGCGAGGAGCAAGCGGCTTACAAAGTTTGCGCAATACTCAGTCGCGTCAGCGGATACAACACATAAGCAATCGGGTCTCTTATGGTGTCCATCCTCAAAGACTGCCCTTTCAAATTCACTCTCCGCCAGTCTGGGCACCGACTAAGCTAGACCACAACTCAGGTCATCCAATAGCCTACTCATATTGTCACCAGACCATCACTCCACGAGGAGCTGCCTCGTCGCAGTCTGTTCGCATATTTTCGGATATAAGCGTTATGGGTGTGTCAGAGGGGGAGTATGATCACCCACGGTGGAATTGCGCCACCCCAGCAGCTTTGTACTACACTACGCCGCTGCATCGAACCTAGCTGGAGCCCAACAGAATCGAACTGTTGTACGACCATCAGCTCCATATCAAAGCAGGGTTATCGTACCTGCCCGGCATTTTCAGCCACGAGCGAAGAAAAAGGAAAAGTGAAAGAGAAAAAACTTCGCTTTTTTTGCACAGGGAGAAAGGATAAAGCCCTATGCTATGGTCCAAGTGACAGGTTACGATCCTGCTGCCTCATGCTCCCAAAGCACGCGCTCTGCCAATTGAGCTACACCTGGTTATATGCCGGTCTTTCCCGGCTGCCAGCCTCAAAGGCTAATGGAGGAAGTAGATAGCTTAGATAGCTGCCGCCACGATCTTTGCAGCCTCCTTAAACACTTTCATGTTCTTATCAGAATGCTGGAAGATATCAGGAGTAGACTTGGGCGGCTTATTGTGAGAACGTACATACGCTTTACGCATTCGGTCCATCTTTGCAGTGCCGATCGCGTCATAGATCTTTGCATAGGTAACCCAATACCCAAGCGTCTTATCGCCCAGCTTTTTTGCGATGGGTTCAACGATCGGAAGCGTGATACTCGGCTTGTAGTAATAATATTTCTTTTTCGGCTCTTCAACCGCAGGAGCTTCAGCCGCCGGTGTTTCAATCTCGACTGCGTGAGCCTCGGCCACAACGACCGGTGCGGGTTCTTCAGCAACGACCTCAGGAGCAGGTTCTACCCTGTGGCGAGTAGGAATCATATCAGCAGGGATCATAGGCGGCTTCTTGGTGAGTGCCGACTTAATCCCCTTTCGGACCTCAGCGTCATGCTTTTCGTTATCATACCGATCCTTCATAATCGACATAAAGATTGAGCTCCACGTTTCACTATCCTCGATAATGTCCAAGCCGCTGAGGTTCTTGATGTCACCCATGTAGCCGACCCGCTCAACATACGCCTTGCGTTCGTCTTTGAAATACCAGCCATAGTTGCGGCCGATATAATCATAAGCCTGTTTAAGAACCGCATTCAGCGTCAGACCAGTCATGCGAGCGATGGAGTTGCCGAGCTTGTAGATCTCAGTCCGCCATTCGCTGCGTCCTTTGTATGTAGTGGTGTGGGTTTCCTTTGCGGCGGCTGTGGCAGTTGTGGCGGTCTGCTCAGGCTGCTTCTGCGGCTGACCCATCGAGACAAGCTTTCGTTCCAGCTGCTTGCAGACGAACAGCACATTGTCAAGAGCGTTGCGGTCCTGCTGGCGTGCGGCTTCGAGAGCGTCCATCTTAGAATGAATCTCCGCCAGCGCCTGAGTCATCTTGTCGAATCGCTCCTGCCGCTTGAGCTCAGTCTGATTGGCATTCAGCGATACGGTTTCACCCCGCATCAGAGCGGCGATCACATCCCAGCAGAAATCAATGAAAGCATTCGCTTTGGGTTGAGTGCTGTAACGGCAGATCTCCATGACACCGCGCATATTATATACGTAGGTTTGCTGTTTTCCACCAGGGGTAATCAAATTGATTAACCCTGAAAGCGGGTCGAGACGAGCCGCATTGCGCTTGTGAATCGTTCCAATCGAAATTGAAGGATTCTTATATCCCAACGCCGTGCCGACCTGCTCACGGGTCATCCAGAAATCATCCTGAGCTCTGGTGTGATCGACCGCCGGATTCTCATAGACCTGAATCTCCATGTCACCGAACTGCTTGGTAGTGGCTACTTGCATTACTACATTCGCATTCATTTTTTACCTCATCCTTTTCGTTTGATATTGGAAAGTGTGTTTCGCTTGAAACAAGTATTACACAAAAACGTATCGTTGTCAATTGGAAAATATTCACAAATGACAGCATTACATTTTGTTTGTATTTGTTGCTCTTATCACAACCTTCATTATTATAATATAGGCGATTTGTGATCTAAATCTGTCTGAAGCTACTAGCTGGAGATGGTGATCTTTCATGAACCAGGGGTTGTGGCCCAAATGTGGTTGTTAGATGCGTCGGTTGGGGTGTTATGAGGCTCTTTCGATCCGCTGATGACACCGTTTGGTGTGGCCAGCGATGTCTGGTACCTGCAGTCGACGCGTCTTCGCCTTCCTCGGGGGTGTCCCCTTGCTCTGACAATTCGTTCCGTTCGGCTTGGCCTGAACGTGCTATCATGGTAAAAACCAGATAACAATTCATCACAAATCTGCTCGTAAAATACGGGATTCCTCACATGGGAGGACCGGTTTTCAACATAGTTTTCAACTCGCTTTCTTATTCGATTATGTACTTTTGTTTCAAATTGAGATCTAAATATCTGTGGAGTCCTGTGCCTCCCATGCGATCGCTGCAGCAGGCGGCAAGTAGATGAGCTGCGGATGAGCTGCGAGCGCAGCTGGGATTTGGAGTGACGCATTATCGCTGTATTTCATTTGGGTGCGACCGTGAGTTCCTCCCGCTATGGCCACGTGCCGAGCTCCTCGGTCCTCCAGTGGCAGCCACGGGTGGGGTATCTCAGTCTAACAATTCGTTCCGTTCGGCTTGGCCTAAACGTGCAAACCTTTCGACTTGCTATTCATCTCAATCTGTTTTCGTGGCGACTCTGCTGTACTATGCGGAATCGTCGAAGGGCATTACGTTTATCTCATTCACCTCCTGATTCAAACCTTGCTGTTTTCTCTAATAGAATTACAAGGGAAAAACACCTAACACATCTCAGTAGAGTAATTTCATTACCGAACCATGATGTATGTTTAGAATACAGTCAAACTCTTTATGAATTCGGCTGAGAATTGATGCTGGCCTTATTCTGTCGAGCCGCTTGTACTTTTTTCATTCGCTCACGAAGTTCTGCACGCTGTTCATCGGTCAGTTCACGAGGCGCTGTCGGCGTTCCGAACCGAACCAGCTTACGCGGCACCGAATACCACTTGCACAGGATCAGTCCGTCTTTCGTGCGGTGGATCTTGGTGAGCTTATACTCGTCGGGATGCTTCTCATACATGGCATCAAGCTTGCGCCAGTAAACAGGATCGTTGGTGCACACATCGGCTGTCTTATCCAGAGCTCCGATGGTGATGATGGTCTCCTGCTCAGCTCTAGTCATCGAAACGCCGCCATGCTCAGGAATGGCTTTCATTATGATTTCTTCCACGATTTATCGCTCCTTTTTCTGCCGGGCTCATTCATACCACCACATCGTGACGACGTTGGTGTAGCCAGTTTGGTATTTAACGCCGTCAATTCTGACCGTAACCGTGCCATGAGACACCCAGCAAGAATCGTACTCGCCCTCAGCAAGCAGCGTGCCGTCAGGGTTATAGACCTTAGCATAATTCACCTTGTGTCCATCTTCATCTTCCGAACTGCCGCCGCATCCAGTCAGCATCAGTGCAGCAACCAATACAGCTACCGCGATAAGTCTTCGGAATCGCATTTAAGCCGCCTCCTTACTCGTCATCACCGTCAAAGATAAAACCTTCTGCCTTCCACATCGAAACAACAAATTCATCGTCGCTTCGATCAGTTTTCAAAACTCCGCTCAATCCGTGTGCGGTGTCAGTGATCTCGAAAATAAACTTGCTTCCGTAAATTTTGAACAGATGACCGTCTCTCTTGCGTTTGTTGCGGCAGGTTAGGTAATCCGTCCCACGAGTGGTCTTGCCCAGCTGAACCCACTTTGTAGGCACATGGATCTGCAGATAAGATTTCGAGCCGCACACAATCGTGAAATCATCGTGCTGCTGGACCAGCTTGAGGAAGTCCTCCGGTTTGAATTCGTGTACGCCAAGATCTAAGCTCGCCATAAAAACCCTTCTTTCTCTTTTTCTCCCTGATGGTTCTTTTTCCCCTTAACAATCTCCTTTATCTCCTATAACCCTCTTAAACTTAATCATCAATTTTATTTTCGCGTCGCTTGTTCATTGGCGATTGCGTAATTGAGTTTGAGTTCGAATTAGGAATGAATTATTGTTGCAAGCGAAAGAGTGAACCAGCGATTAAGTTTTCAACATTTTGAACAAGTGAGTTTTCAACAGCGTGATAGCATCACTCGTTTTTTTTGTGGCTTAATTCGGAATCTCAGCAACGACCTGAATCATCTTGATTGAAGTCGGAATGAAGATTCGTCCTTGCAGCATGTTCATAAAAGTAAGCGTCTGAAGCAGATCGAACCAGTGCGAACTCTGTTCAGCAGGTGCCGCATTCAAATCAGCGATCAGGCTCTCCACAACCTTATCGTCAAGGAAATCGAGCTGCGTACATGCTTCGCCGCGTTCATAGCTGGTTCCGATCTTCACTTTTGCATCGTATGTAATCTGTACTGACTTCATACTGTTACGCTCCTTTTTATTATACAACCGTTTGGAGTTTTGCTCAACAACTAACAGGCGTTGATTAGTCGCCATTTTCTTCTGAGTCAACGATCTCAACGCTCTCGATAGAGTTCGGCACGTACATGCGTTTTCTGAATCGCTCCATGGTCTCAAGCGCCGCCTCAAGGTGAATCATCACAACATGCTGCTCTTTTGATCGCTTCTTATACTCTGTATCAATGGCAGCACACAGCGTATCAACCACATCATTTGGCACAGATTCGAACTGTTGAGCGGCCTTCTTATAATCGAGCCGCATACTTGTTGCGATTGCTGCACGATATGTTACTTTGATCGTATACAAATTAACACTCCTCTTATTGCGTCGCTCGTTCACACAGAATCGCGGCTGCTTCTTTCAAAATACATACACCGGTCGCACAACTTGCCGCATTGATTCCATGCTGGCGATACAGGTTCCAGAGTCCGCCGTATGTAGGGATCGCATCGAGCCCGGAGCAGTGAAACCCCGCCGCATTGTCCCAGGCTGACATCGGTGTATTATTGAACAGACGATCATTTTTGAATTTCGAAATCAAATAGTCAAGCTCGAACGGGATATACGGTTTAACTGCATCCAGACCGCCCAGATAATCGATGTAGCGAGTGTAGCGCTCACGAAAACCGAGTTCTTTACCAGTGGCCTTATCGATGTTATGTTGATGGATTCCTGTTGCTTCATTAAGGGTCATCGCTGCGTTACCTCCTTACTTGTTATTCTTTCAACGGCTCATCCGCTGCCAGCGCAATGATTTCGTCGATGTTGTTTTCGATCAGATACTTCCAATCTTCCAGCCGCTGATTGAGGATTTCTGTCGCCTGGATAATGACTGCGTCCGGCGTGATGTGCTCACAGTTGCATTTCAAAGCCAGAATCAAGTCATCAAAAGTGACAGGGTCAAGAATCGTATCGCTGGGGAGTAGGTCTTTACCAAGTTTCCAACGTCCTGCATCACTCATACAATTCCTCCTTATAAAAATCCAAGAGTTCGGAAAGTTCTTCCTCCTCTAACCGATCATAATATTGATCTAAATATTTCTGTTCATAATCTCGAATTTCATTTTCGAGTTTTTGCTTTTCTTCTTCGAGTCTTTGTTTTTCTTCAAAGAAAGCATCTATTCCTTCTTCGATAGGATTATCTCTTAATGGTTTCATTATGGACTCCTTACACGTTACAGCGTCAGAACCTCCTGAACTGCACGAACTTGCCGTCAGCATAGCAAGGAGAGTAACACTGCGAAGTACAGTAATCATTCACAAATGTAGCCACGAAGACAGGTTCGCCCTGAATGATTACCGCTTCCGGCTTCAACTTTTCGATTTGTTCTGCCGCCTGCCATGCCATATCCCTTACTTTGATAGATGCGTCCGTAGGGAAAATCGTAGGCAATGGTCCATCATGAAGTACACCATCTGTGCACAGTTTGCGAGCTGCATCGAGTTGAGCGTTGGACCATTGGGCGATAGAAAGTTCAGTCATATTGAGAACCATTGCTACGTTTGCCTCCTTATTCTTGTACTGATAGTTCTTTTGCCATGATTCTTTCGCGCATCTCGGCTCCAGTTGAAGAAAAGTAGTCACGAGTAAGAACCCATGCATCTTCTTCGCCACAGATTTCAGCAGGCTCCTTGAACAAGCGAATAGATTCGTCTGGTTTTTTACCACCAAAGATTTCCTTCTTAGCCGCATCTGTGATACAAGGATCATTGTAGATGGAATACCACCATTTTTCTTGTTCTTTAAGATACTCAAGTGCTCGTTCTTCAGTAGCGAAGAGGTCGTAATGGAAGTTATCGTCATGAATCGTTTCGTCGCGGGCTTCGTGAGACATGAAAATTCCCCAGACAAACATACTGTGTAGCTCCTTTCATTCCATCTCGATTGTGACACTGTTATATTCAGGTGTTTGATACATCACATTAGCTTCCCACATCTTGGCACAATCATAGCTGGCGAATGCACGGCGGACCACTTTGAGCGGGATTTTGCCATTGTTATCGGCATAGAATGTGATCTTGTAATGCTGGAGCTGATAGCCAGCTGCGGCGTAATCACCCATTCTGCGATGCCTCCTCGTCTTTTAATTCAACAGAGCTAATCCACTGTTCGAATTTGTATTGAACTCCAAACATAGGGTCTGTAAAAGTATACTCAAGACTAGCTTCATCGCCGTCTTTATAATTCACATCCGAAACGTTTTCTTTCTTTCTGATAGAACAATATTCTTTAAAGATAGTATCAAATGCCACGTCAAAACTACGATGAGCAGATAGCGGTCTCGTTCCGTTATCATGCCAACCAAAACAGTCATTAACTTTGACATTTTGCATGACAATGTAAATTTCCATGTTTATGTCCTCTTTTTTGATACTCTTACTTCACTTCTTTTGATTCGATATGGATATAGTGTTCGAACTCATCGCCGTCCAAATTCTTCCAACGATAATGGAGATTGCCGCCATCAGTATCAAATACGACGTCATAACACTCCGGATCTGCGCTCACCGATTTTGCCATCTCACTCAGCATCTTCATTGCACGCTTGCGACTGCTATAAACATCCCCATTGTAACGATCGAACATCGCCCACGGCTTGCCCTTGGTTCGATTGGAATAGGAATTATCCAAAATATGCACCATCATGGTTACAATTTCCTCCTATTTGTTTTACTACGCATGTAGTGGATGTGGTTACGTCTGCCTCGGTACCACCAGTCGCCCGACATGGGCTCCGCAGTTTGTTGCTCCGATTTTTACCAGAGCGCCACTGCAAAGCGTTTATTATATATCACACCAAAAACTTCGTAGAGATTATATCATTTACGGAGTATCCTATAGTGCAATTGGAAATCATTGTATGTAAGTAAATTTTTACCAGTGGCGCGTCGCCGGGTTAGCCCTGTGCTGCCTGTTCGCCAGGGTTGCTACGCTTCTTGCCAGACTTCTTCGGAGCGGGCACCTTGAATCGAACCAGGACAGTAGTCGGGCGAGTGCTGGAATCGACAGAAAGATGGGGTTTGTATACTCGCCGGTCTTTCAAACGACGAACGACTTCCTTCTCAGCTTCCTTGGAAAGCGGTTCAGGTTTTGATTCGACTGCTGCCTTGGAGATATTGGCATCAAAATTCGCCACACGATAGCAGCCCTGGCGGTGAGTCTGATTCTTCTGGATTTCGACCGGCTCCAGGTAATCCATATTCAGATTCAACTTGGTGACTTCCTTCTCGGTGAACAGCTCGTCGGCGATATAGATAGACCAGGCTTCCTCGTTCGCCTTGCGGCCTTTGCCACGGTACATAGGTTTGTTGTTGGCTTCTTTCTTGGTACGATAGTACAGCATAAATTTTACCTCTTTCACTTTTTGCGTTTATGTATTACTGCGTGCCGCTTAGACGTGTGCCGCTTAGACCACAACAGCAATCAACAGAGTCAGGGCGATCGAGATGAGAAAGAAATTGCGAATCGTTTCCGTCATTTCGATCGGATCTACGGTATCAAACCAGCGTGCCAGGGTGTCGATCACCTGATTGTAGCGGCGGAAACACCCCAGATAATACAGGCCGGTTCCAATTTGCTGGAGTGCGCCCACCAGAAGTAACATAGCGGCGAACACCCAGACAATAGGATGCTCAGACAATCAAATCACCCTCCTTTACTGTGAATGGCAGAGTCAGAATGTGAAACTGCAATTCGATTTGAACACGCGGCCGGAGTCTGCTATAGGGCAGGAAGTACGGATCAGCCAATTCGATGCGGCGCTTATGACGGCACTCTTGGGACTGCATCCAGGTGGAATCCGCGTCACTAAGGTATGTTGCGAACATAATTCATATTGCTCCTTTCGATTGTTGCGTTGCGGCGCTTCTTACGGTTGCTGCGGCGCTCATACTCTTGTGAATTCGTCCAGATAATAACGAGAGCCATGCATAATGAAATACGCACGGCCCTGACTCGTCTGATAGATTTTGTGGCGGCCAGCCTGTTTGCGGCGCTCGCCATTATTGGTTGTGACTTCGACACACGCCTCTTCAATCGCTGTAATCTCAAGCCCGCCCCAGTTGTTGAACGGATACACGGCGATCGCATGTTTCTCTGGCGGAAAAACGTCTCTCATAATTCAACCTCGCTTTCTTGCTGAATAGAGATTTTGTCAGCGGAATCATATCAGGACTTTCAAACACGATAAACCCGCCCAGATTATTGATGGATGCAACTAGCAGGCCATATTTTTCAATGATGAGCCAATTCAGGCTGTTCGGATTGTACGGTCGGAATGGTTTCGCATCAGGAAATCCCGCCATCGCATCACTGAAAAACTGCGGGGTCAGCTCTTTCGTATCCAAATTTACGACACGAATCGGCGTGAGGGTTCCGCTTTCCGGGTCCAGCACAACGGCGCACAATCTGTTATGCATCTGATAGATCTCTGACAAAATCATTAGAAGGTGTCCTCCTCTTCCAGGCGGCTTACAGCTTGCCGCTCATAATACCCATCACATGGATACGCTGACCTTCGCTCTGTTCGTACACATGGGCTTCAGTTGCGTGGCGATTGTGAACTTCTCGCTTAGCGACCTCAAAATTCTTCTCAGCCTCGGCGTAACTCTTGAAGGGGTATTCCATTTCGCCCATGATGGGATCGTTCCATTTGATTACGAGGACGTAAGGAGCTTCTTTGATGGCCTGTTTATAGCGCTGTTCCTCGGCGGGCTGCTGTGTCTCGGCGGACTGCTCCTTGGCGACGATTTTCTCGGCCAGATTCTTCAGCTCTGCAATCACATCAGCATTCAGACGCCGCTTGGCTTCTTCAGCGCGAATCATCTCGGCGATTGCATTCACATCCGCCTTTGCTTCATCAGCCAACTTACGAGCCAGGCTTTCAGCGCGGTGACCTGCATACTGATTGGCAATCTTGTCATAGTGCCACCACTTGTCGACGGCGGCGGCGCGGGCGTATCTGAGCAGTTTCATGTTATCCATTTTGTTTTACCTCTCTTTTTTGTTTTATTAAATGGCAGCAAATGCCATTTCAATCTTCCTCAGCGGCGTTTTCACAGTTGCACCACAGAATATCTTCGATGATATCATCGTCGATATCATCAGGAGTATCATTGCAATTCATAATGAGGATCAGGTTTTGATTCACAGGTGGCACTTCACTGCCCAGTTCGTAAGCATAGATCCATGTCTCGCCGCATTCGTCCTCAATCGTACAGTACAACAGGGTGCTTTCGTTGTCGTTCAGGTCGAGACCGGTAACCACATTATATCGAGTGGCAATACCAGTCAGGATGTAACGATCATTCAGACCGGGCTTTCGACCAGCGGCGCTGCTTGCAGTGGCGGCGCTTGCAGTGGGAACCGGCAGAGCAAAGATTGCGGCCATCAGAAAGACAGCGGCGACTGTCACTGCCATGGAACGGGCAGATTGCTTCAGCGATTTCAGAACGGATTTCATAACGATATACCTCTTTCTTTTTTTTTTTTTGGGGGTTTATATTCGAGCAGCGACGCTTAGTGGTGCCGTGCTGCCCGGCGGAAATCATGCCAGAGAGACTGCACTGCGATTGCCAGGGCGACACCAACGATGATGCCGCAAGCGAAAACGAATTCAACACTAAAGTAATCCATATTGCTAAGCTCCTTTCAATTAGCACCACGTCGGAGTGGCGCATTTCTCACATTCACGCTGAGATTCGAACCAACGCTCACATGCTTCACGATCATTCAGGGGAAAGCGGTCAACGACAGTGCTGTCTTCTGCATGGATTTCGATACCAATGTGACCATCAGTATCGAGAAGGTACTGCTCTGCGTACCAATCGCCGATTTCATTTGCCATAACAAATTCTCCTTTTTTGTTTGGTTGTGGTTACGGTTACGTCTGCCCTGGTACCGTAAATCGCCCAGTATCGCTCCTTGCGGAGCAGAGAAAAGAGGTAAAAAGAAAACGCCACATTTTTGGTGTGACGAGTACGCTAATTGATTATAGAATTGTTTTCGTTTATAATACAAATAGGAGGCGATAACTTTGAAGCCAAAATTAACTTGTTCTAAGCCAAAATGTAATGAACCTGTTTTTCAAGATGGACTTTGTTATAAACATTTGTGCCGAAAAAGACGTGCCCTAAACAAGCGTGAAGGTATCTTTATCAAAACAAAATTTTCAAAGAAAGAACTTAAAAATTCAGACAGAATAGCTTGTTTGAATTCAAATCTTGGCTTAAATTCTGATTCCAAAATTGGCCCAGATGGACAATGGAATCATGGGAACAATAAATAATTACTTGCGTTTACCAGATTTAACTGGAAATTGCGGTTCAAGCGGTCTATGGTCACTATTATCGAAACGTGAACTCATTCCGGTGCCGTCCATATATGTCTGCATAGAGCGGTTCAATTTTTTCTGTTTTCCGTTCATCTCAATTGATTCACCATAAAGAGTACAGCTAAGTTCAGAATATCCATGACTACTCATGGACGATTGACGGTATTTCATTTTGAATTTTTTACGACGAATGCAGTCAGGATTGGATGCTTCTTTGTGCCAAATCTTGGAATCTTTTTTCATTTCATCCCGGTCTGGGTTTACCATTTTGGTTTCCCACTTGTAAAGTTTGACACACTTGACTCGTGCTGCATCGATGATATGCGAAACGATTTCCTTGCTGGGCATATCGTCCCATCTGGTTTTCGTTTTCATATCACGATGCTTGAGTCGCATTTCTTTCGTCTGAGGGTTAAAACGCGGCTCTGCGACAAATTCATAGTGGCCAAAAGTGCCATACAATCCCATGTACGGCACTTTGCACCCGTTGTACGTCATACCCTTGCGGTTGACACACTGAATGACTATTCCGTTTTTGTCCTTGTACATCAAAGATAGCTCCTTTCTCTTATTTCGGACTCTTAGTTCAAAGCCCCTGCGCCACGTCAAGGCGTTCCGATTGTAGGGGTAGACAGTTTAACGTCATGCCCAGGACGAAAACGACGATGTTAAAAGATGAACTCGTGTCCGTTTACAGAAAGCCGCACAAGCATCCCATTGTGATACAGGCGGACTTCATCATAGAACGGACGATTACACCATTTACGTTCGGTCTTCTGTTCAAACATATAGATGGCGTTGTCTTTGAACTCCATAACGCGGTAATGGTCGCCAATGTCTGAACGGTCAAGAACCGCCCACTCTTTTGCCATGGGGATAATGATTGCATCATCGTACTGTTCACGACTTGCGCTTGCACGAGTGATACCGCCGACTTTTTTAACCTTGACAGCGGGCTTGCTCTCAGGACGAGAGTACATGATGTACCCATCTCTTGCATTCTCGACGTACCGAATAGGCAGTCCGGCGCTCAACATCTTGAATACCGTGTCGTCGTCCAGCTGGGTGAGCTCTTCGCCGCTCTCCATGACGAGATTGTACACAGGGCGAGTGATGACCTCAACATCTGCGCCCGCAAAGTCGTGGGTCAGGTCATAGGCCATCTCATCGAGCTGATAGTAACCATGCTCACGAACACGGCCAAAGCCGATGTTCTCACGAATGATGTAAGGACAATCCATAGTGAACCTCTTTTCTGAGTGTCTACAATGCGCCACACTCTAAGGCGCTACGCCCCTATTGCGGAGCTGGAAAGGGGCCGCTTTGAACGGTGCGACCCCGAAAGGGTATCCGACTATTGCGTGTTACTGCTCAGCCTTGGCAAAGAACTTGCTCTTGCTTGCAAAGTCGTACTTGGAAGAACGTGCCTTGCCATCGAAAGAGAGGCCCTTGGAGATAGTGACAACAATCTCGTCAATCATGGCCTTGTCACCGAGACCCTTGACAGAGCCCTGTTTTGCCCGATTGGCCGCAATCTTGAGATACTTAATATCGCAGGACAGTGCAGTGCAGGCTGCTGCCAGCTCTTCAGGAAGCATGGCGTTCCAGATAGCCTGGAGCTGAGCAAGGCGCTTGCCCTTATTGACAGGACCGACAAAGCAATCCAGCCCCATATCTTTGAGGGTTTCTTCTACCTTAGTGCTACGAATCAGCTTGTTAGCGCCAAGCTCGCTTGCGGTCTCTTCAGAAAGCATACCATTGAACAGCATGACCAGTTTCTCATAGTGTCCATCACGGCAGAGGGTTACGCTCTTATTGGGCATAGGCTCCCCTTTGTCGTTGGTTTCGACAGCGTTCAGGGTCTGGTAATACTTCTCCAGTGCCTTGAACTTGATGAGCATCTTGGCATCTTGGGTGGACAGAGCACCGCTCTTGGGGTCAGTGGTAATCTTGATGCCAATGTAGTAGGGGTTAGGAGCGTAGGAACGCCACATTTCAGAACGTTCCATGGCGCAGAACTCAGCGCACTTGTTGTCGCAAGCGGCCTTGTTGCTGTTCTCAACAGCCTTGTTGAGCGTGGTGGTGACGTTCTGAGACTGCTCAGCGGTCAGAACAGTTTTCTGCTCGTTCAGGAACTTCACCAGCTCGGAGATGGTCAGCTCGTTCAGCTTGCCAGCCTTGGCGATTGCATCGTAGTCAGCATAAACTTTCAGCATAGTTATTACCTCTTGTTTTCTCAGTTGGTGTATATCGGACACGGCGTTTTGCCGTTGGTGGTAGTTGCGTCTCCCCCGGTACTACCAAGCGCCCGGCCTTATGTAAAATGGTCACAATTGTAACCAAGTTAGGTTAGTTTCTCCTCTAGGGTTCCAAACCCATCAAACACTTATTTCTCTGGAGCTTGTTAATTGTCGCCAGCTCTGACTTTGGCGTTTTCCATGCTCTACAACAGTAGCTCTGACCTTGTTGTAACGGTTCCTATTGTGTTATTCTCGGAACTGCCTGTATTCTGTTGTCAAGGTGCACGTCTACACACACTTTCTCCCACGTTCTTGGGAATTCCCCTGTAAAGAGGCCGGATTCTCACCGGTGGCTGTAATGTTTGCCCATTGTGTAGCTACGGCGCACTAACTGCTCAGATAGGAGACCCATGTTTTGGAATGGCAAGGGATAACCACTTGACCGGAAAACCGGCACGGTATAAACCGCCCGCATGGGAAAATCCAAACTTTGCAATTTTCAAGGTGCGACTACTCCCCGGGGCCTTGTTTCCGTGGCCCCTTGGAGTGACTACATAATAGCATATTAAATTTTTTGCACGAAACATCCATGCAAGGATCTCCCCTGTATATAGATAAGGTATAAAAGAAAATTTCAGATTTCCAGCACACGAATACCACCTAATAACGGAAGGTAACATTCGTTGAAAACCCGCATGAATCCTAGACTTTTCAGGCCATACCGGGGGGATGTTAAAAATTGGAAAAGTGGTCGAGTTTGGGTCGTGCGTACCAGTTATTCCATCTCCCCAGCCCGTACCAAATCACCCGGTTTTCGCACCTCACCCGCCTCTCGCTCGCCCTCTCAACGCAACAATCATCCATCCGCATTCGCCCCTAATTCGCAGTCACCAGCATCCAAAATCACCTGTTGATCACCCATAAATCACCCGTCATCTCACCTATCTGCGCACCCGTAAAACGCCCATTTTTAACCCCCGATTTCGTCTCCGGTAAATAACGTATTATCGTTGTAAAATGCTCCGCGTCAATAATGATTTTCATCCCAATTTCCACGCAGTTGTGCCTCGATCGCCGTGTAACAGCGTCCTAAAAGCACCACAGAAACGCTCAAAATGCATTATTTTTGCTCATTTTTATTTAATTTTAATAATTTTTCTGCTATTTTTACTATATTTTATTTACTTTTACAACAGATTATTTTATTCCGGTATTTTGCACAAAACTATTGCTTTTACCACGCCATGGGTGTATAATAAGGTATAAAGAAAAAGCCCGCAGTTCTCTCCACAGCTGCGAGCTTATATTTTCAGTAGTCAATCACACTTTACAATATCATTATTAAAGGAGGATCACCCGTTAATGAAGTTTTATGACACCTCCGCGCTTCTTGATTTGGGAGCTGCCGCCTTCGAAACTGCAAGTGCAACAGCCTCTAGTGCAACCGCTTCTAGTGCAACAGAGCCGTTTCTGATCGCCGATATGACCCTGCACGAGCTGGAAGAGATTAAAACAAGCGGAAAGAAGAGCGAAGAGATCCGCTATAAAGCCCGTACTGTAACTCGCCTGCTGGCCGAGCATCACGACGACAACACCTTTATGGTGGTGGCAGTCCCCATGTCTTCCCTGTTCTATATCCTAGATGGCAAACCGATCAGCGACAACAACGACGCGACGATTATGGCAACCGCCCGCTGGTACCTGGACGAGATGAAGCGCAATCTGGACGATGCGATCGAAGCCGGTCTCACAGAAGCGCAGAAACAGATTCAGGCCAACATTGATTCATTTAAATTTGTGACCAGCGACCTTAGTTGCGCCAATATTGCAAGCGGCATTCTTTATCTGCCGATTGAGTTTACCTATCCCGATGCAGCAGCAAACGCCAACAATAACTACACTGGCTAGACCGAAGTCACTCTTAATGAGGGCGGCGAGGAAGCCATGGCGATGGCATATCAAACCCACGATGAAGGCTATACATATCAGAATCTGTTTGGCACTCCAGTGAATGGCTATCTGATTGTTCGTGATCCAGATACAGTAGACGATGATACGCCGGCAGGCAATGCAGTAGGCTGGCTGCGATGGAATGGCAAGAAATATGTACCACTCAAATACAAAAAGATCAGTAATCGCTTCACTGGCGACGTAAAACCGCTTAATGACCAACAGAAGCTCGCATTTGATATGCTGCAGAACGATGATATCACCGTTAAAATGCTGGCTGGAACATTCGGCAGCGGCAAGACAATGCTTATGGTGTCCTCTGCTATTGATATGATCGAGAAGCACAAGGTTGAGAAGCTGATCTGGATTCGCAATAACATCGAAGTCAAGAATACCAAGGAGTTGGGCGCACTACCCGGCACCCTACTAGAAAAGCTCGGCGCTGCTTCTTTTGCTGGCCCTCTGGCTGATCACTTGGGCGGCGAGGCTGGTTTGGAATACTGGATCAATAATGGGCAGGTAGAAGTAGCTCACCTTGGATTTATTCGTGGCCGCGACTACAAGAACGCAATTATTATGGTTTCAGAGGCTGAGAATCTGACCAAAGAACATGTACAGCTGCTACTCGGCCGTGTTGGTGAGGGATCTATGCTGTGGCTTGATGGCGATCTGAAGCAGACTGACGAGGCCGTGTTCGAAAATAACAGCGGTATGCGTAAGGCAATTCAGTGTCTGGCTGGCAACCCGCACTTTGGATATGTCTATCTGAACAAGACAGAACGCAGCGAGACCGCACAACTGGCTGACCTGTTAGATTAAGGGGCACAGCAGAATGATAAAAGTAAGGATAGACGGCTTACAACTAATGGATTACATCTCTCCTACTGGTGACTTGAACTATGAAGCGATTGACGGTTTAGCAAAAGCTTTGTATGACCGTTACAAAGAAGCGGAATTCGAACAGATAGTAGAGTTATTCAAGAAATATATATATAGGAGAACAAACATGACCGAAGGGTCAGTAATATTTCATTGACAAGTTCGTAAAAGAGCGCGGCGCAAACCTGATGATATCGAAGGTTGTATGAGTAACAAAGGATACAGTATATGACAATCGATAAAGTGATGAACAATCTCTATGATGCTCTAAGCAAAAATCAAGATACTATCTGGTTCGATTATCAAGGATTCCGCTGGGAGCTTGGCCATGACCTATCTTTTCATCCACGACATATACTTCATCCAGGAAATTGCTCTGAAGATCGACGTGCAGCTCAATACAGTTATCCAATCCCATACTATCCAGAATCAGAAAACGAATGTATATGCGAGAGCTTATTATGACAGACAGAATAAATAGTTTGATTAACACATATAGAGCCTTAGCAAATGCAGCTGGCGCTAGACTCCATAAGAAAAGGAACCAACTCAGGACGTTGATATATGGAGCGCAATATCATAACTCAAAAACAGTTTTTGAAGGAGAAGAAATAATGCGCGTTTTATTCGTAAGGCCATCGATCTATGACACAGTGTGCGACTGGTATGAACGCATGAATACTGTGCAAAAGCATCGAAAGGAGACCGCAATCTGTAAATCACCCGAAGATTTTTGGGATATATTCAATAAAGATAAATTCGGTGCACAATACACGACATTCTATTTTGACGATAGGCTGGCGCTGACCGATACTTTTGAATTTTTCAAGGAGATTGTGCGGCTGTATGGTGAAGAGGATGCGAAGTATATTTCAGAGAATAAAATGCGGCGGATCACCATGAACTATTTGATGAACAACAATCAGTTTGACTTGTTCCAGCAGTTCTCCATCACACCCGAATGTCTGGACGATGTAATCCATGATGCTTTGGCTGATCAACAGTGCGAATGTGTGTGCAGACCGCTATTGTAAGGAGGGTGAAATATGGAAAGAATATTAGCGCCACGAGGCGGTGGACGTACATATGCGATATGTGAATACGCTGTCAAGAACAATTGCAATATCTTGGTGCCGATGGGCGGGACAGCTATATTATGTGCACAGGACTATATCAAGGAAATCGCAAGGAATCTTGATATTCAATATTAGGGGTATAGGGTTGATCATCAATGTCTTATAGTGGATTTACAAAGCAGAGAGCGTGGAGAATATGCTATCCATATACTGACGGCGACTCGCCCTCCTGACAACTACAATGGATTACGCTTTGAATACAAACCACTTGTTGTTGATGATATCGACCGATGTTTTAAACTCATGTGTTTTCCGAATGTACAAATCGATGCCTGTTCTCTGATGACATATGATCCGAGCGAGGTTGCGTTTACACCACCAACTGCGCCTCAAGAAGTGCAGCGGGATGAATGCGTGTGTAACAGCTTGGTATAACAGAGGTACCCGCAATGAACAAATTTGATGCGCTACATGATGATCGCACGCTGCGATGGTGTAAGTGCAGATATCCCGATGATATCAACAGTGGCGAGTTTACTTTTGACTGCACGAAAGATGGATTCACATGGACTCTGCCAAGTGATAAACCACTGCGAACCGCAAATGAAATCGTATCTTACATTGACGCAAATGGTAACCAGCGTAAAGTTCAAGCTGAAGTAAAATACTATGGAATGGGACACAATCCGCTGTGGACGATTGCAATTCCTGATGTTGTCGAGGCAGAAAACGAATGCGTTTGTGAATCACTATTATGAGGCACGATATGAACAATCAATTATTGATACCTGACGATAAGATATACATATATCCATCGGATTGGAAGCAACCTGTGCGAATTCATTTTGAAAATGGATCGACTATCGACACTGTAAATTATGGCAATTCACATCACACTATTCAATTCGACAAATGGGTTGATTATAACACCATAGTTATTGATGAAACTTTACAAAAGCTTATCAAAGACTATATATCGAAAAATTTTCCAAAAGAAGAATACAGTGTATCTATTCACAATGAGTGTTACTGTGAGAGTCTATTATGAAAAAATATATCAGTGAAGAAGTACAACAACAAGCAGCCCTACAATTACATATCGAAATTGAAAATGATTGTAAAATAGAATTTGATAATTTTAGATTTCAAATAGACGAAGACGATATGACGGTTTGCCGCTATGGAGAACCAGATGAAACGTTTGTAGTTAAAAGGAAAGTAAGACTTTTCTTATTAAATAACGGATTTGAATTCGAAATTGCTGGGCCTTATGCTGAACAGATGTACAGACGATATCTTAAACTGATAAATGGAGATATCAATACAAATAGTGAATATTATTGTGAAAGTCTATTATAAAGAAGGTGAAAATATTGGATGAACAAGAGCTAACTGTAAGAGTTGAAGAAATAAATGACCGTTTATTTTCTATGCACGATACAGTGAACAGTGCAATTATCAAAGTCGATGAAGTAAATACTCTGTCGCATTTTGCAGTAGAACGTATAGATACTATAAGAGAAACAACAACCTCGTATCAAACTGCGATTGATCAATTACAAACTCGTATCGCAGAACTTGAACATAAAATAGATTTACTGACAGGGCCATGTATTTGTGAGCCGCTGCTATAAGGAGGAACTATATGAAAGAAAACGACTTTTCAAAACAGGATATTTATAATATTGGATTTGCCGTAGCTGATGCTGTGCGCGATTATGATGTAACTTACGAGGATATCCTTGACGCGATTCAGGTATATGCAGAATAGCAGGAACTGATCGGCAATGCATCGCTTTATGATACGTTGTGGATGGAAGATGGTACGCCTATGTCCCCTTCTTTGACACGATATTTATTCCATGAGATGTACTGCCCAGATGATTATGGTTATGATGAGGAGGACGGCGACGATGAGTGATCGCAAGCGTGATAAGGTATCTAAGAGCAGCTATATGCGTAACGCCCGCAAGCAGCGTATGATCGAGAATCAGTTTTTGCAGGAAGTTGAAAAGGCTCAGGAAAGCGGCGAACGCCAGCGGCAATCAGAGCGGCGGAAGCGGCGCACAATGTGGGATGACGACGAAGACTAAGGAGGTACGCAGTAGTATGGACAAAGAGCCTAAGAAGCCGGGCGGAGAGAATGATACAGAGCGAGACGATATTCAGGAGATCCGCGTTAACTCTATTCCGCTGATGGTACTTATCGCTGGTGTTTTAAGTTCCGTTGACTTTGTTGATTGGATGTTTACTATCGCAGAAATGCTTGTTGTATTCGTGCTTACATATCAGATTCTAGGGCGTGTGCTCTTTACTGCCCTGGTAGTTACGCCCATTTTGGTTGTGTTTATCAGTAAGTGTCTGGCGGCCTACGATGAGATCATGTATGGCGACGATGATATGGGCGGCGGCGATGGTGAAGATGACGGCGATGACCACTTTAACGACCACTGGAATAATTTGATTCATTGAGGAGTGATATTATTTGTTTAGTCCACCATTATATAGCGTACTAAAATTTAACTTGAATTATATCGTTTCTCATAACTATAATTTCAAACTGACACCAGAAGAGATGGAGCAGTATAAGGTCTTGCAGGGCGACGATATGTTGTTCAGACAGATTCGGCTCATTTCCGATGACTAGAATAAATTCCAGCGCTTTATTATCTTTGTTGATGCAACAGGCGGCCAGAACCACCCTGATGCTATTGATCATTTAGTAGAGCATGGATTCAAATTTAATGGCCAGAAATATCTGTTCTGTGAACGTAGTGCAAGTATGGTCCGTCAGAGCATGTTAAGTTTTGTTGAGCGACATATCTACCCTGAACTCGACCGCCGTGTAAGCATGGAACTGGATTTTTCTGAGACACCAACCGTCCTGAGTAAGTATTATGCTTATCGTGGTTTGATGCTGAGCAGCTGCCACTGCCTGGAGAACTGGTACCCAAAAATGATTGTTGTTCCAGACTATATGACAACGATCAAGAATCAGTGGATCGAGTATCTGGTAGACAAAACTGTGACGTTTAATGACCGCAAAACAGGCAAAGAGCGTACCTGGACTCAGAAAGATATCGCCACAAAAACAGTTGACATTGATATCAACGCCTTTGATGGTGCTGGAATCTGCCACCCAAGTATCATGCGCGAATTTGAAAAGCGTATCGGAACTTCTGAACGGATGAACAGCTTGATTCTGCGTGCTCCATATATCAAGGGTTGCTTACATGAGATTGATTACGAGCGTTTTTTTGAAGAGAACGGCGTTACAAAAATCAAGGACATCTGGGGCATGGAATATGATGTAACACCTGGCAGCGAACCAATGATTATTATTACTGCTTCGATGTACAAGGGCCTCAAATATTTCAAGAAAACTGGTGCATATTCTGACTGGGAGAGATACTGGGAACTTTTCAAGAAGTACGATAACTGCCTTGGTGTAGCTAAATGGAACTTTACGCTTGAACAAGAACCGCTTTCCACCCGTAGCAACTATCAGGTCATTCAAGATCTACAGCTCGACAACGAATCTTTTAAGCATCTAGCTGACGACAGTATTACCTGGTATCAGAATATTGTCAAAGGCGACCCAATTTATACATACTGCTTTCTTGGTTTACTTGCTGAGAACAACGACCCGATGAATCATTACATGGCTGCTGCCCTGCGCAACCCAGTGATGGTAAAAGAGCCGGCAATCAAAGATTATATTCACTCGCTGCTTGATAAATATCGCAATGAGATGAAGTGCGGTCGGCTTTGGATGAATGCTACTTTTAAGTTCTGGGCTCCTGACCTTATTGCACTATTGCAGCACATTGGTGGCCTACCTGTGACTGGCTGCCTTGAAGACGGTGAGTTCTACAGCTTTGATCGTCGTGGTGTGATGGAGGGAGACCGCTTAATTGAGCGCAATCCCCATATCTCTGTTGCAGAACATGTAAAAGCCAAGGCCGTAGACAACGAATACACCCGCAAATATTGCAGCCATCTTCAGAATGTTGCTATGGTAAATATCAAATCCATCGTGGCTTCAAGACTCAATGGTTCTGATTTTGACGGCGACCTGGTTCTAATCATCGATAATCCACTGATGATGAGTGGTGTTCCTGATAATATCCCCATCACACTTGATGTTGAAGATAAGATCACTGCGTTAGCAGAATGTGATATTGTGAAGAACAAAGTCGCTTGCACCATTCGCGGATTGAAGAGTTCTATTGGCGAGATTTCAAACTACGCAACTGCATACCATAATAAGGTTCCGACCATGGAAAAGACCAAGAAGCTCTATCACGATAATATTTCGCTTTTGAGTATCTGCAACGGAAAAGCTATCGATTATGCTAAAACCGGTGTTCTGTATCCGATCCCACGTAATGTAGCAGCTTATGGTCGTCCCCTACCCTACTTTATGAAGTATGCAGGTCCTTACTACGCACGTTTACATAATCTCAGCAAGGCACATAGCAACATGAACCTGCTTTGTATGAGTCTGGAGCGTTGGGAGCGCGGTGTACGGTGGCGCAAAGAGCCCGTAGGCAACTTTGATTGGCATATCATGTACGATCCAGAGGTCTCCTATGACCAGGCAGTCTTTGATGAGATCGAAGCCATTTTCTTGGACTTCAACAAATGCCGCAAGGAACAGCTTGAGTTCGAAAAGAAATGCCGCAACTGGCAATTGTATCATAAGGACATCGAGTCGCGTATTACCAAAGAAGAGGCCAAGACATATGAAACGAACTGGCAGGCGATCTACAATGTCTACCGTAACAAGTGCAAGCTGGTGTGTCCTGATGTGAGAGAGCTGGCGAATATTCTTGTAGTGCTTTGCTATGAGAAGTATCCCAATAAATTCAAAAAGTTCTTGTGGCACATGGCCGGCGCTGGTGTGGTCGAAAATATCAAGCCGGTTCCTGTTCAGCTGCCAGTTCACGACCCAAACGGCGAGTATGAATATCTTGGCCAGCGATATAGTCTGGCTGAGCCGAAAATCTATGAAGCAAGAGTAAAATAACAAAGGAGTTTATCATGCTTAATCTATTCAAAAAGAAGAAAACGCAACAGGAAGAACCACCACAGCAAATGGAGTGCCCCAAGTGTGGAGGGACAATGACGCTGACAAATGGGCTGACATATAAATTCCACTGCAGGGGGCAGGAACTCGAAGCTTCAAATGTTACCGCCATGAAATGCGCGAATTGTGACGAGATGATGTTCAGCTGGGACGAGGCTCAACGTATTCAAAGATTCGCTCATAAATCTGTAGGCTGGGAGGATAAATCAGAATGAAGAGGGTTTTTGTCATATTGATTTCCATCTGTTTGATAGGATGTTTGTTGACTGGCTGCGGTACAAAAGAAGACCAATATGGTAATTGGGCTGACAATCATAGTGATGATTTTTATCATATTTTGAACACTTCTATCGTGTACGCCAAGGATACAAAAGTTATATATTATTACATTAGTGGTGGTGCAGGAGCGAGCTATATGGCTCCATACTATAACGAACATGGACAGCTTTGTCGTTATGTTGATGGCGAAATTACGCCAATTGAATAAGTAGGTGTTACAATGAATATAGCTTAGCAGATCCTTTATTGGAAATCAAAACCTTATTCTTTTATTGATACATATTTTGGCTCTTCACTATATTGGTACCAGAAAATTTATCTATGGATGTTTTGTAATAGGAGGTTAAATGGCATATACAACTTTCTACTGCAATGAAAATATGCTGCTTGATCATTGGCAGGACTATCACGAGTCAAATCTGATGTTGCGAAACCTGCTAAAGCGAACTTCACTCTCTCCTATTGAATGCGCCACGATTTATTATGAACGAATGAAAAATCCTGAGTCTGTCAGCTATGACCGCAGCCACTTGATTCAGACGTTCAGCAGAGGCCGTAAAAATAACGCGCCAATACTTGACGTACATCAAGTTGTGCTTTATCAGAAAGATCTGGACTATATTACAGAGGCGCGCCGAAAGTATCATATCAATTACGCACAATTACGTGTTCTGTTTGGGGTGATATTCTTCTGCCGACTGTACGGAAGTGACACCTTTGCCTTGGACACCGAGTTTAAGATGAAACGTTTTGGTGGCTGTTTTGAAGAACAGACAGAGATCATGTATTGCACTGGGAAGAACTAGGACGACGGCTATAATACAGTGCGGGGTATGAAAGAGATCTCTGATGACTATCACCTGCTGAACAGGACCGGCACCGACGACATTGGATGCTTATATCAGTACCCAAATTTTGCTCTTGATAAGAATGATACGATTGCGTACACGTTCAATGTAACGTTTGAAAACAATCGGCTGAATCTAAGCGCCATAGTGCGAGAGTTATTTGACCCGAAGGAATGCTATTGCATCGTGTGTGGCGAACAGTATCACTCAGAAAAACCAAATGCCAGCAGATATTGCAAAGGATGTGCGGCAAAGAAAGAACAAGCACGTCTGGCGAAAATCAAGCGAAAACGCAGCGAATGCACGAAATGAACTTTAGATTCTTAATATATGAAAGGGTGTTGTATATTTCCCTTTCGATTATAAATTACAAAGGAGATTTATTATAATGGTTGAAATTACTAAGCGTGAGGCAGAGTATCTGCGTAAGGTTATCCCCGGTGTCCATATCACCCGTACTGTTCACCACTGGTATGCGGAGGAAATCAAATCTGTGCTGACTCAGCTGCCTGGCAATCCCGAGGCAGAAGAGGCGCTGCGCGAACTGAATCGCACCCAGCGTACCAACACCAATTTTGAGATCTGAGGTGGCGCATGGACGAATTTAAGAAAGCGGACGGCGAGACCTTTGATGAATATATGATGCGGATTGGTGAGGCATGTAGTGAACGTAAGCTGACCTAGGATCAGGCAGCAGAACTGCTGAATGAAGCGACCGGCTCAGACTATGGCGAATGCAGATACCGCAAGACCTATAAGTCGTGGAAAGCTGGTTATGACTACGCTATTGATCACGCCAACGAAGAAACGATCCAGGACGAACTGCAGCGACTGAAGATTGAAAAGATCAAATTACAAGATGAACGCAATGCAGCAAACAAGGTGTATCGCGATGTTGCTCGTGCCGAATCCATCAAAGAATTGATTCTGAAGAACGTTGCTCCGTATAACCCTGATAATTTTCTGAATGTTGTGCAGTACGAAGACAGCGGTCACGATGTGATTGTGTGTTTGTCTGATTTACATGCTGGCGCTGGTATTGATTCTGCGTGGAATAAGTTCAACAAGGATATCCTAAAGGCTCGGCTTGAGAGTTATGCTGCACAGGTGTTCAATATCGTAGCGCGACATGCAGCCGAAAAGATTCATGTGTTGCTGTTGGGTGACCTGATCAATGGGCATATCCATGTTAATACCCGCGTGCAGAACAATGAAAACAGTATTGAGCAGGTTATGACGGCTGCAGAGCTGGTAAGTAATTTTGTTGCTACACTGTACGAGGTATGCCAGCATATTGACGTATATTCTGTGAGCGGCAATCATTCACGGGTGTTCCCCAGTAAAGAGGAACAGGTGGCAGGCGATGAACTTGAGGCACTGATCCCGTTCTATATGAAGGCACGGTTACAAAATCTGGCTGGCATTGATGTCAAGACAGAAAAACTCGATCCGACTTTTGGTGGCTTTAAGGCCAGAAATAGTCTTGTGATGTACGCACATGGAGATAAAGACTCCCCTGCTAATGTCGTTGAGGACCTGACATTGATGGTGAAGCAGCCAATCGACATGGTGTTCCTTGGTCACCGTCACACAAACGGCATGACAACGGTGCATGGTACAAAGGTTATTGAGAGCGGCTGCGTTTGTGGCAGCGATTCCTACGCAATTGGACTGCGCAAGAATGATGTGCCGCAGCAGGCAGTGGCTGTAATCGATGATAGCGGCCTTGAATGTCTGTATGATGTCAAGCTGGAGAAGCCAGCGAAGATAGTAATTTAATAGAGATTTTGATGCCCTGGGCTACGGCCTGGGGCATTTTTATATGTCGCAGGTGACAGCGCCGGTGTGCTGACCAGCCTCATAAGCTGTGTTCGGATGCGTTCGACTCGCATACCTGTACCCACAAAAATAAATTAAAAAGGAGGATTTCAAATTAGAGATGGAAGAAAAATATCACAAAGATTTAGGAGGCGATTACTTCTACTGCTATTCCAGACGGACAGCGCTGTTTGTTCGCGCTATGGGAATTTTTTACGAAGAGATTGGAGAGCACCCGGTAACTGGCTCTGTATATACAAAATTCCGCAAGACGAAAAAACTAAATGAAGTTTTAAAACTATAGGATCAGATCAAATATCGCTTCGATGATATGATGGACGATGGAACGGTGGTGATTGGCTATGGCCAGAGTTGCCGCAGATAAGAAACCGCCTCGTATCAAGGTTCCGCCCTCTTGGAGCGGTGGCAAGTGTATGTGTTGCGGAAAGATCTATGACGTGCGCAAAGGGAATTTCTCAAAAACGAAGAGTCAATGGTATATGGGTAATGATGGATACCTCCCGTGGTGCAATGAGTGCCGTGAGAAGATGTTTGAGTTTTATGTTAAGAAGTATAACGATGAAGATGAAGCGATTGATCGTCTGGCCATGATGTTCGATACCTATGTAAATGATAAATTGCTTGACGCTTCAGAACATTCTGTGGCATCTGCTTTAAAAATCAACACCTATATGGGACGTCTTAATATACGTCAGTATGCAGATAAATCTTATGACGATGTGATCGACCAGAAGAAAAAAGACGCTTTGGCTGCTGGCGATACGAAGGGAACAAAGGTCACTCAGAGAATGATCAAGAACTGGGGGCGTGGTTTGGATGATCAGGATTATCTATTCCTTGAAGATCACTACCAAAACCTTATTACACGCCATGAGTGCAAGACAGCCGCGCAGGAGATTCTGTTCAAACGCATTGCAAAGGCAGAGCTTAACTGTGAAAAGGCTGACGCAACTGGTGATACCAAAAAGATCAAGGAAGCAAACGACAATCTACAGAACCTGATGGGATCTGCCCAGATCAAGCCGAATCAGACGAATGATAATGCACTGGCTGAAACGAATACTTTTGGCACGTTGATTCAGAAATAGGAAGAGGAAGAGCCGATTCCAGAACCGTCTCCCGAGTGGCAGGACGTTGATGGTATCGGTAAGTATTTTAGAGTGTGGGTGCTGGGTACGTTGCTTAAGATGTTCAACTTGAAGAACCCATATCAAGACGAATTTGACGAAGAGTTTGAACGATATACTGCTCATAAACCAGAGACGAATGAGGATGATACCACAGATACTAGCCTCCGCGAAACTATTTTCGGTATTGGCGAAGGCGGTGGTTCCGCATGAGTAAAGAAAAATTAACAGATAAGGAAGTAGCGAATACAAAATCAGAAAAGATAATGAACGCAGTTGCCCTGAGGGCGTCATTCTATAGAGCGAATCCTCAGCGGTTTGCAAAAGACTATTTAAACCTGACATTGAAGCCATTCCAAGAGCTACTACTGTTTTTGATGGTGAGATGTACCGGCTTCTGCTTCATTGCTGCTCGCGGTCTAGGCAAATCTTTTCTAACCGCAGTTTTCTGTGTGATTACATGTATTTTATGGCCTGGTTCCAAAGTTTGTATTGCCTGTAAGGTAAGAAGCCAATCTATCAGTATTTTAGATGAAAAGATAATGAAGGAGATCTACCCCAATAGTCCCCTTCTACGATCTGAAATCAAAAAGGTCGATATCAACAATCAAAAAGCAGAGATTATATTTAGGAACGGCAGCTATATCAAAGTTGTCACTGCAACAGATAGCAGTCGTGGTAGTCGAGCTACGCTTCTTATCTGTGATGAATATAGATTACTTTCTAAAGATGTCATCGATTTGATCTTGAAGAAGTTCTTGAATATTGTTCGTCATCCTGGATATTTGGACAAGCCACAATATGCACATCTTGCAGAGCGAAACAAAGAATTCTACCTAAGTTCTGCTTGGTTCCAAAACCATTGGAGTTATGAAAAATGTCAAGATTACTTCGTAAATATGATCGACTTTAATAAAAAATATTTCTGCGTATCCTTCCCGTATCAAATGTCAATCAAGAGCGGCTTGCTGTTGAAGGAGGCTGTAGAGGACGAAATGAGTGAATCCAGTTTTTCTGATTTGACATTTGCAATGGAGAATGAATGCAAGTGGCTTGGTGCTACCGAAGGTGGACTATTCCAATTTGATGACATCAACAAAACGCGCGTCATTGAAAAGGCGTTCTACGCACCGAATCTTTTACTTAATCAAGCTGCTATGGACGTGCCGAAAAAGAAAAATGGCGAAGTACGAATTCTCACCGCTGATATTGCATTGATGAGCAGTCGCAAAAACGACAACGACGCAACCAGTATCTTCTTGAACTGTATGCTGCAGAATAAATCAGGACGCTACACCAGCAACTTTGTCTATTCAGAGAACGTTGAGGGTATGAGTGCGCAAGACCAAGCACTAAAACTGCGACGGTATTTCGACTACTTCAACTGTGATTATATCGGGGTTGACTGTAGAGGCGTTGGATTACCTCTGGTTGACTTGCTGATGCGTGATATGTATGACCCAGAAACAGGCGAAACATATCCTGCGATCAGCTGCTGTAACAATCAAGAAATCGCATCTCGCTGTGCTGACAAAAATGCTCGCAAGGTCATCTAGGCCATTATGGGCAGCTCCCAGTTTAATAGCGATGTTGCTATTGGATTGCGCAGCGGTTTCCAGCAAGGGCGTATTCATCTGCTTCAGAGTGAGTATGGATGTGAAGACCAGTTGCGCAAATTGTATAAAGGATACGACAAGATGTCGCCTACTGAACGAGCCGCGTTGCAAATGCCATATATCAATACCGGGCTTGCTGTAAACGAACTTGTAAACCTGGGCTACGAAACTGTGAATAACGTTATTAAAGTCAAGGAGAAATCCGGCTGCCGTAAAGACCGCTACTCTTCCCTGTCTTACAACTATTACATTGCGCAGCAAGTTGAACGAAGCATGGAGAAGAAGAATAAAAAGCCAACTTCGCTCACGTTTAACTTTAGAGCGCCTGTGTTAAAGAAGGGAGGACTGTAATGGCTGAAGATAAAATGCAGAAAAAGGTCCGCGTAACAAATGCCAAAGATGGCAAGACCTCTTATGTAACATATCAGGATCTTGTCAATGGCGTTTATGCGAACCTGTCACATATCGGTATTCGCAATCTGGCATCGAGTACCGACACAAATCCGACATATACAAAATATACCAAGGATCAGATCGTTACCTATCTTGGCAACCCCGCCAACTATGAGAAGCAGCTGCGAAATATGAGTAAATATCTATTCAATATTTCAAACTACTACCGCCGACTGATTCAATATTTTGCGAACATGTCTACATACTCTTATACAATCTCTCCGTATGGACTTGATCGGTCTAAGACAATTAACGCCAACAAGTTTAAGAAGGCATATTATTCTGCTGTGACCGCAGTTGAGTTGATGAATATCCCACATGAAGCCACAAAGATACTGACAATTGCATTTCGCGATGATGTTTACTATGGCTATGCGTGGGAGACAAATGATAGTTTTGCCTTCCAAAATCTTAATGCTGACTATTGTAAAATAAGCAGCATTGAAGACGGCGTTTATAATTTTGCTTTTGATTTTTCTTATTTTGATTCTAACAAAGACAAGCTGCCCAACTATCCGCCAGAGTTTGAGACGATGTATAACCAATATAAGGCTGACTCGCAGAACTACAAGTGGCAGGAGTTGGATAGTTCCAAGTCCATCTGCATTAAAGTAAACGAGCACGATTATATTCCCATTCCCCCGTTTGTGAGTTTGTTTAGTGCGCTTGCCGATATTGAAGACTACCGTGCCATCAGTAAAAACGCAAGTGAAACCAATAACTATAAAGCACTAGCGATGGAGATTCCAGTGAATGACGCTGACGGCTCTTTCCTGATCGATTATGATACAGCAAAAGAGTTCTATGACATGATGAGTAATGTACTGCCGCCGAATATTGGCGCAATTCTTACTCCCATGAAAATCAGCAGCTGGAACTTTGAAAAGAGCGGCGTGAACAGTGACTCTAAAGAGGTCGCAAATGCTGAGGCCACATTCTTTACAGATGCTGGCGTAAATAAGATTCTGTTCGGCGGTGGCGAAGATCCTTCTGCTACTACCCTGCAGCTGTGTACTGTGAATGACCAAGAGATCGTGTTTGCAGTGATGCGACAGTTGGAGCGCTGGATCAATCGCAAGCTGAAGAGCGTTTCCGGTTCTTATAAGTTCCGCCTAAACTTCCTACCAGTCACTCATTATAACGTGACTGAGATGCATGAAAGATATCTCAAGGATGCCACCTATGGTATGCCGACTCGAACCGCCGCTCTTGCAACTACTGGTTATGCGGGCAGCGATTATGAGAACATGACTTATCTTGAAAATGAAATCCTGGGACTTAGTGCTGGTGAAACACCGCTCAAGAGCTCCAATACTCAGTCCGGTTCCGCCGGGGATGAAGGTGGCCGCCCAACAAACGCAAGTAAGGGCGAGGGCCTGTCTGATGCTGGCAATGTAAGCGCTGATAGACAGGAGGCATAAGATGAGTCAGGAGATTTATGAAGTTATCGTACACGGAGCACACTCCGCCGGAATGGCAAAGTTCCTGACCGACCGTGGCGCTCTGATGCTACGAATAGACCCAACAAACAAATATGTTTTTGTATACGATTCTGTGTTTGAAAATGCTCTGGCTGAGTTGCAGGTTGCGATTCGCCAGGGCTTTTATTTTGCTGACGAGGAGGTGAAAACAGAATGAATCAACGATATCCGGTTTCCTTTATTAAGAAGGGCGAATACGAATCTTCTGATTTTCGCTTCATTGATGTCAGCATTGATGTAATGCACACTGGAGCAAACCTCAATAAGACAAGTTTCACAAAAGACGCGATCAACAAAGCAGTACCAACAATCCGTAATACGCCGATCCTGGGCTATGTTGTAGATGAACTTGACGAGGAAGACAAGGACTTTAAAGGGCATGAACATGAACTACGGATCACCGACAAGAACGTGAAGTACGTTTATGCTGGTCAAGCTTATGGTGTTATCCCTGAATCTTGTAATCCTCGCTGGATCATTAAGGATGACGGCACCGGTATTGAACGGGAGTATCTGCGTGTTGATGGTTTGATTTGGACAAAATTTAGCGATCCTGTAGATATTTTCACCCGCGATGGTACGAAGAATCACAGTGTTGAGCTGACCGATATGGCTTGTGGCCCCGCAGATAAGAACGGCAACGTTCCTGTGGGGTCTTTTAAATTTGACGGTTGCTGCATTCTGTCTACGACTGATCCGAGTATCAAGCCCGCTATGACAGGCAGCTGCGTTACTGCCAATTTTTCTGTTGAAGATATTACCGCTCAGATCCGCGACCGGCTCTATGAGTATCAAGCAATTCAACAGAACTATACTGCGCAAAATGATAATCCATCCGATGAGGAGAAAGGAGATACAACGCCAATGAATGAAAATGAAATTAAGACCCCCGGCGTAGAGGAGAACCAGGTTCCTGCTGAGAACACGGTAACCCCTACCGAACCCGCCTGGAATGATGCTACTTCTCCCAATGAAAACACGGTGACTGAGCCTACAGCTGCTCCCGCTGAGGAGAATGTCGCACCTACTACGGAACCCGAGCCTGCTCCTGTCGAGCCCGCCGGAACTGAGAATACTGCTCCTACCGAGAATGAGACCGCTGCTGGTGCTGAGTTTACTCTGAGCGCTAATCAGCTTCGAGACGAAATTTATAATGCGTTGCTGAAAGTTCAGGTTCCTTCCCGATGGGACCCTGACTGCATGATTCCTAAGTATTGGCTCACCGATATTCTGGACAGCGAGGTAATTGTGACCGATTCTGGCACGTATCAGCTAATGGGTATTCCCTACTCTATGAATGGCGACAATGTTGTTCTGGATTACGTGAATATTAAGCGTAAGAAAGTCACTTATGAGGATTGGGACGAGGGCGACGTGATGCCTGGCCTGATCACTATGTTCTCTACTTTGACTGATAAGCTTGTTGAACTGTCTGACAGTTTTACTAAAGCAGCAAATGAAGTTAGTGAAATCAAACCAAAGCTGGAAGCATATCAGCAGGCTGAGGAAAAGGCCGCTGCGGCCGCAAATAAGGCTAAGCGTGATGAGCTGTTCTCTATTATGGACGAGAAGCTTGGCGCAGATACTGAGTACATTGCACTGAAGGAGAACAATGAAATCAGCTATTCCGACCTGGAGACCAAGTGTTACGCGCTGGTTGGCCGTAAGAGTGCTGAGTTCTCTTATGTTCCCAATAAAAACAACAAAAAAACTGTCCGCTTTGGCGTGGGTGGCACCCAGAACGGTTCAGATGTCGCGTATGGTGGTCTGATCGAACACTATCTCGGCAATAAGTAATTTACCAAAAATTAGGAGGTACATAATTATGGCTAATAATAAGCATGCTGTTGTGCGCATTGACAAGCTGGGTGGCACCCTGGATGGTGCTCAGCTGGAGAGTGCTATTTTCTACAAGGAGTCCGATGCTGCTGAGATCGATAATGCTCAGCTGGTTGTTCTGGGCGAGAAGCTGGGTCGCGAGGTCTACAAGGCTACCGCTCCTACCGCAACTTCTACCATTGCTGACCTGTATCTGACCGCTGGCGTTGAGCTGTTCTATGATCAGACCGTGGCACACTATCTGCCCGAGTGGGTCAACGAGGCTGGCAAGCCTGTGCGCGTTTACGCTCTGAATGTTTCCAAGGGTGGCTTCTCTGCTACTGCCGAGGCATTTAACGGCACTCCTGCAAAGGGCAAGTATGTCGGTTTTGCTGCCGATGATACCAAGATCCAGATTCAGGAGGCTGCCGATGACAAGACCTTTGGCTGCATTGACTTTGTTGAGACTGTTGGTTTTGGCGATGGTCGCTACACCTACTACATGATCACCCTGAAGTGATTCCGAAGTTTTAAGAAATCAACATAAAGCCGTCCGTTTAAAGCGGGCGGCCATTTTTATTATAGGAGGTTTATACCATGGCTATTGATTCTAATCTGGTCAAGCTGGCTCTCGATGGCTACAAGGGCCACGTTGCTGGTGATTATTCTGTGAACGACACCCAGGAGGCTCTGCGTAAGGCTCTGGTTGAGGCAAATGGCGGTTCCACTAAGCTGGACATTAAGGCTCTGCGTGACGGCAGCTGCTCCAAGGTGTTTGCTATTGTTGAAGAGCTGGTCAATGTTATTTCTGAGGAAGGTCTGAAGGGCGACGAGTTCTTTATGAGCATGGTCGAGGATCGCAACCTGGCTCTGGGCGACACTCCCAAGTTCCACATCGAGAAGGAGTGCCTGTTTGCTGTTGCCGATATTGCAGAGGGTACTCAGGGCGTGCGCCGTCAGCGTCTGGAAGCTGGTACTGACATTACCGTCAATACTCAGCTGCACGCTATCAAGATCTATGAGGAACTAAATCGTGTTCTGGCTGGCCGTATCGACTTTAACAAGTTTGTCGATATCGTCTCTAAGTCCTTTACTAAGGATGAGCTGGATTCTGCATACGCCGCATTCGTTGGCATGTTCAGCAAGCTGAATGCTCCCTACATTGAGACCGGCTCTTTTGACGAGGACAAGCTGCTGGACCTGATCGAGCATGTTGAGGCTTCTACTGGCGAGACCGCTGTGATTGTTGGCACCCGTAAGGCTCTGCGTCAGATCAAGACTGCCGTTGTGTCTGATTCCGCCAAGGAAGATATGTACGCAATGGGTCACTTTGGCCGCTTCAATGGTACCGAGCTGATTGCTGTGAAGCAGCGTCACGCTACCGGCACCACCGATTTCATCCTGGATGACAAGACCCTGTACGTGTTTGCTGGCGACACCAAGCCCATTAAGCGCGTTACCGAGGGTGATGTCACTATGCTGATGGGCACACCGATGAACAACGCTGATATGAGCCAGGAGTTCCTGATGATGAAGCGCACCGGCATTGCCATTGTGTTTGATCGTGACTTCGGCGCATATAAGATGGCCTGATCGATAATTTGAGTTGAATAGCGGTGGGGCAACAACCCTGCCGCTTCTTTTATTAAATAGGAGGAACGAATGGCAAGACGTATAACTAAGACTACCGCCGCAAAAGCCACTGCACCTGTAGTGACTGAGCCCGTAGTCGAAATCACAAACGAGACCATGGTGGAGTGCCGCAATGGTACAGCTGGCAATCTGATCTATAAATCCACCTTGAATCCCGGCTATACCGTTGAGTGGGAGGCTTTTGGCGATGTTCAGGAAATGGAGTATCGCGAGCTGGTTTCTATGCGCGGTAATCAGCGCCGGTTCTTTGAGGAAAATTGGATTTTGATCGATGATCCCGCCATTATCAAGAAGCTTGGCGTTGAGCGCTATTACAAAAATAGTCTGACCACCGACAACTTCAATGACGTGTTTACAATGCCCGCCGATGAGATTAAGAAGATCGTCCCGACACTGCCGGGCGGCACCAAGGATGCGATTGCGTCTGAGGCTAAGAAAAAGATCGAAACCGGTGAGCTGGACAGCCGCAGTGCGATTAAGGCACTGGAGGACACCCTGTCTGTTGAGTTGGAAGACACAATTTGATGTAAAGGAGGCGGGTCATGGCAACCACTTTTGAAAGTATCTATGCCCGCTGTCGTGGGCGCATTCGAGATTATGATAAGGAAGGATATACTGACGAGATGTTTGCAGACGCAGAAAACGACCTGCTTCAGGCCGCCATTGATGATTTTGCGGACATTTGTGTGCAAGACCTGACTGACTATGATGATGAGCTGCAGCAGTTCAATGTTACTCTGACCCGCAAGGAACAGAGTATTCTGGCGTTGAGCATGATTGTGCATTGGCTGGAGCCGTATGTTTATAACTCTGACGCTTTGAAGAACGCTATGAGCACCAAGGACTTTTCTTTCTTCTCCCCTGCTAAGCTACTGGAGCAGATGAAAGACCTTTTGGCGCAGTCGCAGCGTAAATTGACTGCTGAGATGAATTTGTATTCCTTTAAGTCAAACAGTGTTTCTGAATGGACACAGTAAGGCGGTGGGATATGACAAGATCTCAATATAGAGCCATGTTGAAACAAGATGGAGAGACGCAGCGCGACAGGGTGATCAATAAGGCACTCCACGATACGCGCTTTTTAGCGCCAGTCAATCCTTCTTATAAAGAAGTGACGATAGACGACGTACCCCGCTGGGTGAATATTATATCGTCTACTGTTACAAACCAGAAAATATTCCGCACCAGACCTGGTGAGGATTTTGAGATCGGCAGCATTATGTACTGGGGTAAGAGCCACTGGCTGATTACCGAACGTGATGCAGATGATGAGATCACCGTGCGCGGCCGCATTCAAATCTGCCAGAAACAGATCGTGTGGCAGGACGACAAGACAAAAAAGATCGTATCTCTGTGGGCAACTGTGGAAAAGCCGTATTACTCCAACCTGAGTGAGAACAAGGTGATGAGTTATTCAACTCGTGAATTCCGTATTCAAACTCCGTTCGACGAGTATTCTGCCCGTCTGAACATTGGAAAGCGGCTGATGTTGGAGATCGTCAATGGAGAACCAAAGACCTATCGAATCACGTCGATTGACCAGATGACTGGCCGAATTGACTATGATAATGACCAGATCGGGTTCCTCTCGTTTAACGTTGAACAGGATCTTTACAACGCAGAAACAGACAATGTAGAGAAAATGATCTGCAATTATGTGCCTGAAGATGCTTCCGATAACGTGGAAATCACCTATCCTGACGATAACATCGTAGACGACAGAGTGCTTTCGATAGAGTTTACAGGTGAACCATCCATCCCAACTGGTGGTTTTGGAAAACTGTTTACTGCAAAAATCGATGGCGAAGTATATGACAATGCAGAATGGACGCTTACCGGCGATTGTACTCCTGCGGGAGTATGTTTCAAAGGCGGTAATACGATTACGACCGGTGCAAAATGCAAGATCACTTGTGTGGATGATTCTAAGTTGATTGGACAAGTCGTGGTACTGACGGTTAAAGCAGCCGGCCTTACCGAAAAGATCGAATTGGAGGTGATCTGATATGAATCTCGATGAGATCGGAGTATTCAAAAATCGGGTCGTTTCCAAGTTGATCAATGACGAAAATGTCCTTGATGTCCTATTGGGCAACACAGATGATATCGACGATCCCGAAACTCTTCTGCTTGGTAAGAATGGGTCGGGTGAAGGTGGATGCGTGTTTAAGTATGAATATGTTCCAGATACACAGGAAAACTCAAAAACATTTTTGTGTGTTGAGGTTGTGCCAGAACAAACCAGCGGTGATTCTATTACGATGATGACTATTTACGTGTTTGCATATTGCAGTAAAAACCTTATGCAGACATATCACCGGAAAGGACAAGCTGGGACACGCATTGATATTTTGGTCAGTGACATTGATAAGCTTCTGAATGGAAACAAAGAATTTGGAATTGGACCGCTTGAATGGGCTGGAAGCAGCATCTATAAGCCGGCGCAGTGCTATTACGGACGAATGCTTGTTTATCAGGTTGGCTCTTTTAGGAGGGCTCGCTGATGAGAAAAATTTCGTATCTTGATCATCTGAGCCCATATGGCGTGCAGCTAAAAAATGTTGGGCGAATCCACTCCCCTTTTTTGAAAGATATTTTGAAGATAGGTTATACCCAGTATCAATACGCGCTGACCTTATTTTTATATACCCCAGAAAAATACTACCATGATGCGGCAACTATGATGAAAATGCCAGACATCTGGGAGCAAATGACAAGCGAACAAAAAGCAAATATTACGATGTTTGATATTCTTACATCGACAGACGAATCCAGAGCCGAACTGGTCTCGGCCCTGGGTCTTTTTGTTTCTGGGGAATTGGAGTGGGACGAGCAGTATCGAGCAATTTTTATCAACAAAGAAAATAGCGGCAAAAAAGGATTCTCCGTTGGTGGCTATATCGACAGAAACAACTATTCGACCGTAACAAAGATTTGCTTACAGATGGTTGATATCGATGAAAGCGACATCCCTGAAGAAGCTCCAAAATTCAAGACTGAAAAAGATCGCTTGTTTTATGAGAAGTTCCAAAAGAAGAAGAAAAAGTTCAAACAAACAAAAAAGGCAGATCCGAATTTCGAGCTGCCGAACATGATTTCTCTCTTATGCACTTTTCATCCAAGTTTGAATTATTCAAACATCTTTGAGCTGACAGTTGGACAGATACGAGATACGTTCTCCCAGCTATTACGCGCAAAACAACTAAATATCGCTGAAATGAACTATTCCGTTTGGGGCGGAAAATACGATCCGTCGCAATGGATAGAGCGAATTGACAAAGAAAACGAAACTATAGGAGGATAACAATTATGGCTAACAAGAATGCAAATTTCGCCAACCGCGAGGTCGCCGATCTGATGCTGGTCGACTACTCCACCAAGAAGCTGTTCCTGAATGTTGACTGGGCTAACGTCACTTCTACCTCTTTTGAGGGTGACCGCGTGTTCGCAACCGGCGGCCAGGGCGCACCTAACCGCGTGCAGTTTGACGGTTCTCGTACCGGTACTCTGACCATTGAGGCACAGGTCTACCCTGTCAAGGTCTTCCAGATGCTGTCCGGTAATGATCTGGGCACTACCGCAAACTTCCTGAAGCGCGAGAAGGTCACCTGCACTGAGGCCGGTAAGCTGACCATTTCTACTGCTGCTGGCACCACCGCTGTTCAGGTCTTTAAGGCTGATGACGATCTGGGTACTGAGGTTACCGCTACTGTTACTGAGGGCGGCACTGAGGTTACCGTGACTGAAGCAACCGAGGAGACTGCTTACATTGTTTATTACTACGCAAAGCAGGCAGCCGCTCAGGTTGTGCACCTGGATAGCCGTCACTTCCCCAAGGCTTATCGTGTCGAGGGTTCTATTCCCTATAAGACCGAGAACGACGACATCATCGAGGCACATCCCATCTGGTACAAGGCTGCTCCTCAGGCCGGCTTCGAGCTGTCTTGGCAGAACACTGGCGATCCCGTCTCTCTGACCATGACCTTCGACGTTCTGGCCGACGAGAATGGCGACATGTTCTCTCTCATCTTCCCTAACGAGGGCTGATACATAGCATTTACACGAGGCAGAGTCTTTCGGGGCTCTGCCCCTTTTATGAGCGCACCAACAGCATGGCAACTACTGTACTGCTGGCGCGTTGATATGAGGAAACTCACAAATAAAAAGAACACCCACACAGCGGACCAGCTCTCTAATTTGCATAGAGGCTTCAGTAAAAACTCGGACAGATGGCACCGCTTACGCCCGGCGCTGGCTTACTTTCATAGCAAACAAGACAATGGCTGTCAAATCAGCTACAAAACCAACGATTTCTCGCAGAGTCGCAAAGTTAATCTCCATAGGGTCCTCCTTTCTACCAGCAGTTGGGCTACTGGATTTTCGGGAAGCCCCTATGATAATGTCCACATGTTTAAATAAGCCCCAAAAGGGGTGTGCGGGTGTTCTTCAAGTTTGAATTTTACCACATCCAGAGAGAAAAAGGAAGTGTTATATATAAAAATCTTAGCTTTTGACCAGGCGCTTGCTAAAACAGGCGTTTGTACTTTAGATGGCAACGCTGTCTACCATTCGTTGATTGACCTGAGCAAAACCAAAGATGTTTTGGAACGCTCGACAATGATGCGCCAGATGATCCAGAGTCGTATCAAGAACAATCACCCGGATCTTGTAGTGATTGAAGATGTTGCGCTGCAAAGCTCGCCAAAAACATTGATCCAACTGGCGCAGTTGCAAGGAGCGATCATTGGCGTATGTGAGTTAAATAATATTCCTTATGAAATTATCAAGCCATCCGAGTGGCGAAAGATATTAGGATTTAAACAGGGTCGAGTAAAGCGTGCAGAATTAAAGCAGCAGGCCATCGACTATGTGAAAACCTGTTATGGAGAAGATGTTTCGTCTGATGAAGCTGACGCGATGTGCATTGCGACAGCTGTAAAGATGGAACTTGAAAACAATAAATTAAATCAGGAGGACTAATACTTATGGATGCAAAGAATAATCTGACTTTGGCTGAACGAATTTTGTTTGTTGACAGCGTGGTAAGCCTGTCTGAGCGCAATGGACGTTACGAGCCGGCGCTGTATGACTACGCTTTCCGAATTACAACACTGATCATGTTTACTGGTCTTGAAACTGAAGAGCTATCACAGGACCAGATGAGTGAGCTGGCTTTCTCTGATGAAACGACCAAGTTGATGAATGAGGCTCCGCGCAAGTATATTCTGACTACACTGAACAAGGCTTGCCGCGAAAAAATCGAGATTGCCCGCCAGCAGTATATGGCCGCATTTGAAGCCGCAGCAAAGAACCAGCCGTTTGAGCAGTTGATGCAGTTGGCCGCCGAGGTACTGAGCGGCATTGGTGATCAGTTCGACATGAACAAAATGATTGAAAAAATCGCTGAAGAAAATCTGAAGAAACCGGTAGAGAAAGATAACTATAGCGTCAAAACTCCTGAAGGTATGCTCGATGGTGCCCCTTCAATTGATACGGCAGAGCTTATTTCTGCGGCCGCTGAAGGCAAGGAGTAAACTATGGGGAAGAAATCATTCAATACCGTTGAGGGACTTCAGCGAGAAATTATGAAACGGGCAAATAAAGCTCTGAAAAATGAGGTTAAAGATTATGTGGAAGATAAGATGAAATCTCATGTAGAGCAAGATGTTTATGCAACCTATTCCCCTGTTGAATATGAACGTCGTGAAACCAATGGCGGATTATTGGATGATTCAAATATCAGAGATGTTGTACATGGTCGCGTTTTGACCGTGTATAATGAAACTCAAGTTGAAGGTCCTCGCCTTGCAAACCATAAAGAATATCATAATCCAGATGGACTCCCCCGCTTGCTTGAAAGTAACAACATACGAAATCCATGGACACACAAGCGCTATAGGTGGATGAAACCGCGTCCGTTTATGACGAATACTCAGAAAGATATCAATAAACACAATAAAGATATCGTAAATATGGTCGAGCAGCGGATCAATCACGACAATACAAAATAATCAAAAAGATGAGCAGACTTATTAAAGCCTGCTTTTTTTAGATTCGGAGATTGGTTGCTCCAGAAGGAGGAATAAAACATGGCGAGAGAACCAGAATTGAGTATCAAAGTTAAGGTTGACCCGCAAATCAATAAGGCGAAACTTGAAGAAGATATACGGGCGCAAGTCAGCAATATAAAAAAATTACCTGCTGTCCCTATTACACCTGATGTATCTAACTTACAGGACGAAATTGAAAAAGGATTAGGTGGACCTTATAGTGTTGATATCGAACCAAATCTTGAGAAAAACCTAACGCAACAGATTAACGACGAGATTACTGCCGCACAAAATGGCGCTCAACAAATTAAGGTCAAACTAGACGTTAAAGAATTCGGCAATGACCTTTCAAAGCAACTAAAAGAGCAGCTTCGTGGTGTAAATCGCACTCTTTCTAACTATCTAAAGGAGATGCAAACTAATCTTGCACTTGCTAATAAAGCCACATATGGACTTTTTGGTGGTGGAAATCGAGATGTAACGGTTGATAGTATTTTCAATGAAATCTCAAAAAAGGATATTAAAAAAGCGCAAACACTAAATCGACAGTTGAATGATATTTATTCCGAAATGCCGAAATTAAAAGAAATGGGCAAGATTTCAGCAGATAGTGATATAACTTCAATTGATCAAATGAGTAAGGCGCTGATCAATCTTAGCAACTCTCTTTCTTTGATGTCTAAAGCATGGGACGAAGCGGATGAATCTGTTTATAATAGTACATTCAAAGATTTTGAAAAGACATATGATTCTATAAAAAATGCAATCGTTCAATTGGAAGAGTTGTATAATGCTCCTGGTGCATTAAAAAATCTTAACATCAAAGGTTCTATCTTGAAAAATTTTATTGATAATGCAAAAGGTGGCCTTGAAGATATCTCTAATCTCAGAGGTCAAGGTGGAGATTATTCTGTTTTTTCCAAGTCAGTGGAAGATTATCAAGACTTATTAGATTATGCTTCGACATTCACTCATCTTAATGATTTAATCGGGCAATCAATCGATCGTTCTAAAAAGGAAATAGATGGGCTAAAAAAATCCGAGCAAGAATCTATTGGTGCTGGCATCCCTATTGATTCATCTGTTCTCGATGAGAATACAAAGAAAATCATTCAATCTATTGGTGAAGTTAGTGCCGCAATGGATGATTTAGAGAGTAAGTCTAAAAATTTTTCAAACAATCTTACTGTTGAAGTTGATAAACATGTTGACAATATTGAAGAGAAGGTAAAACAGCTAAAGACTCTAATTGATGTCTTACCGAATGGTCAAAAAAATACCCCCGGTGATTCCAAAGGGCAAGAAAATCCTACAGATGGTACATCCGGGACCGAAGACGGCTCATCTTCTGTTTCTATTCGTGGCAAGGTTGTTATAACTAATGCCGATGTATCTGTTGATGTCAAAGATCCAGTTCAAATTCCTGGTGTTGTCGTAGTTGATTCTGATGGCGTTCAATTTGGCAATACAGAAGAGTTGCAAAAAAATGTCGATTCAATTACATCTGCAAAAAAAGCATTACAAAGTGTCGTTAATAAAACTGAGAACTATGTATCGGAAATAGCTGAACTCGGTCCAGCATTTCAGTATGTAGCGCAGGAAGTCGATAATTTAAGTCATTCACTAGAGAATCAAATTGCTGATTTTACTCGCATTTCTGAACTGACGAACAATTATATCGATAAATCTAATTCTATTAAAATCGATACCTCCACTATCGCGGTCACTGGTGAACCGGCTGCAATTGATGGTAAGGTTATTTTGAGTGCTGATGATGTTGTCGCACCCGAAACACCAGTAGATATCAAAGGCCATGTTACTCTTGAGGCCACAGATATAACTCCTCCAAAGACCCCGGTTGAAGTTAAAGGTAAAATTGTCACAACGACTACTGATACCGAGACGAAAGGCAAAAAGAAGAAATCGCAAAACGACATTGAAAAGCAAGAGCTTATTGAGTTGAAAGGTCACATCAAACTTGAAGACAAAGATATTGAGCGACCTGATCCAATAGTGATGAATGGCAAAGTAACTGTCACAAAAGACGACATTAAGTTACCAGAAGGCGGTATTGATGTTAAGGGTAATCTGATTCTAAAAAACGCTGAAATTGCTAATGCCATTCGAGATGCATCCGAAAAAGCTTCTAACCCCAAAGATACTACTAAAACAGCTTCTACTAATGGAAAATCTTCTACATCTCGTCGTGGTTTGATTAGTGACTTAATAACAGTCAATAAAAAAATCGCTGAGACAAAGAACATACTCAACGATGTTTCTGAGGATGAGGTCGACACCATTCAAAAGCGTCTTGAAAATTTAAGAGCAAATCGTGATGAAATCGTAAAGCTGTTAAACGACACAAATACAGATAACGACAAATGGTATGTTGATCGAAAATTCCGATATGCTAACAAAGAAGTAGACTATACTCGACTGCGTCATGCAGATTCTAAGAGTGTAAAAGAAAGTCAAGAAAATATCCAAGCGGCTCAGAATGAAAGAGACAAATACAATAATGAAAAGCTTTCTGCCTATCGCACATATAGAAGCGAACAAAACACATATAAGATAAAGAAAGCACGTCTGGGTGAAGATGAGAATTCTGATGAAGCAATCGCTATAAAAAATGCAATTGATGAGTTAGAAAAAAAGAAAAATGCGGCCTTAAATTCGATGAAACTAACGATCCAGGAATACACCGATTTAATGGATCAAATGGGAAAAGAAGATGCTGAAGTCGAAGAAAAAGTCGATCGCCAGATCTCCATTATAAAGGCCCATGAAAGTAATAAAAACAAAGTTGCACAAACTACTCGTGGCAAAAAGATCACTGATCAGTTGACAGAAGCACAAAAGACTTACGGTACTGTTGAAGAAGCTAATGCAGCCAATAAAACCCCTACCGCCATTCAAGAAGCTCTTCATGTACAACAACAGCTCGTTGATGAAATTGCAAAAGCTACTGCTGGCACAGAAGAATATAATAATGCGGTTAAAGCAGCAGAAGATAATTGGAAGAATGTTATGATTGCTATAAATTCTTCTAAAAAAGCAGAAAACGATCTTGTTTCAGCAGTTGATGTTATTCGTAAGAGATTTGCTTTACTTAAAGAAGAGGTTTCTCAGAGTTCTAATGATGAGTTAAAAGACGATATCACAAAAATCGAAAAACAAGCCGCAGAACTTGCATCTAAGAACCCGGCCGAATATGATAATTATGCAAGTGATCTTTTGGCTTTAAAGCAAAACACTTATTCTGTTCAAGCAAAACATACCCTGTGGCGCAAAGGCTATAAGGGACTTGAGAAGAAGGGCAATAAAATTGCTCAAGGTGTTGAAATTGCACGACAGATGCAGCAAGATGGCACTCTTAAGGATGTTGATTTTAAAAACATTGATGAACTGATTGCAAAACTCAATAAATTTCCTGCTCAAACCGATGAATACGCTAAGACTCTGGAAGAAATCATCCCCATTTGGGAAGAGATAAAGATAAAGGTTGATGCTGTAAACGATGCTGAAAATAAAGCTATAAAACAAGCTAGTGCTCGAATTGCAGGAGCATCTGCAGTGAACAAAGCTATGAACTCCAATCAGTCTTTGATTGGAAGAGTAAAAAGCAATAACGGAACAGATAAAAACTTTTATTCTCAATTAAAAGAAAAACAAGACAAGTTAAGCAGCTTACTTACCAGTGTCGAGGGAGAAACCGATCCTGTACAAGCTGCAAAAACATAGGCCACAAGTAATTTAACAAAAACAGCAGCTAGTAACATCAATTCTATCACTGATGCACTAAACGCGCTTGATAACGAATATAGTGAAGCAACACAAGAAGCCAAAAAATTTAATGCAGCCACTTCGCAGGAGCGTTCGTTTAATAAAGCGTCTACTGAAGTTGCAAATTTGAAATCAATGATCCATGATTACCTTGATGCAAATAAAAAACTTCAGGGTACAGACACAGGAAAAGGATTTTATGAGTTATTAAATGCTTTAAATAGCAGTGATGCACCTGCACGAATTGGCGAACTAAAAAAGAGGTATGCTGAACTTCGTGCTGAGTCAAAACAACTTGGACTTGAAACAGAAACCTTAGTTGATAAGTTTGAAAAGCTTTTTGGCCAGCATCTGAGCACTATGATCACCATGGCCGCTTTGCACAAGATGCAAGACGCTCTGCGGATCGTATATCAGAATGTAGTTGAAATCGATACAGCTGTTACAGAATTGCGCAAAGTCAGTGAATACGCCGGCAAATCTCTTGAAGAGTATATGGGTCGCGCGTCTGAGCAAGCACAAAAGCTTGGTGTTTCGATTAGTGATTACATCAATTCAACCGCAGATTGGAAGCGGCTTGGCTATTCTGATGAAGACGCCGAGAATATGGCTACCTACTCTACCCTGCTCAAAAACGTGGGAGACGGAATTGATGACGTTAACACCTCGTCTTCGTATCTAATTTCGACATTGCAAGGCTTTGGTTTACTTGCTGACCAGGCAGAGGACGTTGTTAATAAAATTGACGCTGTAGCAAATACACAACCTGTTACCGCAAAAGACCTTGGTGAAATCTTGACTCGCAGTTCTGCTGCTATGTCGGCCGCTAATAATACGCTGGAAGAAACTATTGCGCTTGGTACTGCTGCAAACGCAGTTATCCAAGATGCAGACACGGTCGGTACAACTTTAAAAAGTCTTTCTATGTATCTCCGTGCCGCTAAAAGTGACGCAGAGAATGCAGGTATTGAAGTTGATGGTATGGCCAATTCTGTGTCTGAGCTCCGTAGCGAACTGAAATCTCTGACTGGCGTTGACATCATGCTGGATAGCAAAAATTTCAAGAGTACATATCAAATCATGAAAGAGCTGTCTCAAGTATGGAGTGGTCTGTCCGATGTAACGCAGGCGAACGTCACTGAAATGATTGGCGGAAAGAGAAACGCAAATGCTGTTAGTGCTATTCTAAATAATTTTGACGTTGCTGAATCTTCCATGGAATCTGCTGCAAACAGTGCAAACGTCGCATGGGCTGAGAATGAGAAATACCTTGATTCTATTCAGGGTCGTCTTGCTCAGCTTGACGCATCTTTCCAAGCTCTTTCTACCGATGTACTTGACTCCGGTCTAGTCAAGACTGTCGTATCTCTCGCAACTGGACTTACAAAAGCCGCAGATGCAATGATCAAATTTACTGGCGCTATTCCAATGGGTGCTGGTATCGCAACCTTTATAACTCAGCTGGGTAAACCCAAAATGACGGGTTTCACGATTGTGCCCAGCAATACTCCGGGTGGTGACACGGAACAAGCCTGCTGCGCTTATTATATTAGGTGCTGCAGTGCGAGGGAGTATTTAGTAAAACCGACGAACATGGCAGCGTAAGCTGTGGCGAGTTTGGGTAATTCTCGTCCGGGAACCGAAAGGAATCCGCAGGCAAGCTCTGCATGTGCCTACATTATTATAATAGGTACTGCCAGAGACGCTTCAGAGAGCATAATGTCGGAGTGGAACTACGTGTGTAACAGCGCCGTAGATTCACTATGGGGTGCTCCAAATCACCGCTGGCGCGACACGCTACAGCGGAAAAATTACAGGCGGTCTCTCCCCTGCCGTCAAAAGTGGAAAAATATTTTTATTGACTATCTTAGTATTTCTGGCTATAATAAAAATATCAAAAACAACATGTAAGCAAAACGCACGTAGTGGAGGTGTTTATATTATGGCTAGACCCAAAGGAAGCAAGAACAAAGCAAAGGTTCTTGATGGCGTTGATTATGCAGCACAGATCGCTGAGAAAAATGCAGCAGCGGAATCTATTGCTAAAGAAATCGCATCTCTCGGCTCGAATATTGCCGCACTGAATGCTGAAAGAAAAGCAAAAGAAGCAGAGCTGAAAAAACTCAATAAAGAGATTGTGAAACTCGAAAAGAAAAAAGCCGATGCCGACGAAAAGATTGCGGCGGAGTTGAACCGCAAGAAAGCAGAAGATCTTGTTGCCAATGCACTGGCCAATGGCATGACTGCTGAAGAAATCGCTGAACTTTTGAAATAACTACTGTGCAACCATCATAATGAATAAACCCGACTTTCCTACTACTGGGAGGCCGGGTGTTTTAATAGTTGACAATAAAATCCCATTGTGGTAGCATAATATAAAGAGGTGATAGTTATGAAAAATGCAGCAAGCCAAACTTCTGATTACAAATGGTTTACCGACAATTATGCCTCTCTATGTGAAAAATACGGAAATGCTTTTATTGCGATAAAGAATGGGTCCATTCTTGGAGTTTATCCTTCTTTTGCAATAGGAGTTAAAGAGACATTAAAACACGAGCCTGTCGGATCTTTTATTGTTCAAAAATGTTACGCTGATGGGCATATGCACATTGATAGTATAGCATCTATGAATTTTATGTAAGGGATACTGGAAGTTAATGAACGAAGAACGTCAACAGGCATTTACGCATTCAGGAGATTGTATTTTAAATTCTTTACGATCCGTTTCTAACGTTTCGTATAATGGAAAGAGCACTAAATGTATTACATTATGGGACACAGGTGCCACATGCAGTGCAATATCAATGGATGTTGTAAGCAAACTCAACCTTGTACCATTTGGACAGCAAGAGATTCATACACCGTCTGGGACTAAGACAGTTAATTCTTATTTGGTAGATATCGTATTGCCTAACAGTTTAAAGATATCAGATTGGCATGTTATCGACTCAGAAATTGGTGATCAAGGATTAGATCTTCTTGTTGGAATGGATATAATCTCTAAGGGAGATTTTTCTGTTAGCAATTACGACGGGAAAACTACATTTACATTTAGGACACCTTCTCAAAAGAAAACCGATTATGTGCAACAACTCGCTGTGCAAAACACTCTTGCCCGAAAAGGCGGGATGCCACATAAAGGCAAAAAGAGAAAGTAACAAAAAAAACAAACGCTCGGAGATATGTAAGTTCTTCGGGTGTTTTATTTATGCCATACGAGTTAGACCCGTCTTACCACTCATACCCACAATTCTTACACTTGAACTGTTTGCCGAGCTTCGGTACCTAACTGTGCGGTTATCAGTCATCATCGTCTTCATCAGTATGAAATTTAGCCAACTCTTTCTTTTCGAGTTCTGTAAAGTCAAGATGATATCGTGTTTCAAGGTAGTCAAGAACTTCTTCTAATGCATATCCGATATAGAGTTGGTTTTCACCAAAGTCGTATCGCATACTTTCTACAACATCCGAATTAACGTAGACAGCTCTTGTGTCCCATTTGTATTCTTTCCCATCATGGACATCTTTATAGTTGATTGGATAGCGATACCAGCCGCCTCGTCCATAGTTGTTGTGTTCGTTATAGGTGTTATTGGCTATCTTTTCTTCTAATTCTGAAATAAGTTGTGCTTTTTCAAGTGAAATTTCCATTATATGTCCTCCGCGCAGGCTTAGAAGTTGCTTCCGCACTGCTTACAATGCCACTGTTTGCCGAGCTTTCCACTGGCAGCGCCAACAAGAGATACAGATACGGCGCGGCTTACGGTACTGATTTTTTCGGTGTTGGCAGACTTGCAGTAAGGACAGATGACACGCTTGCCGCTGGCGAGGTCTTGCTGGAGTTGCTGGTTTTCTTTGATACGATTAAGTTCTGCTTTACGCTTTATTTCTTCCTGCTTACGGGCAGCCTCTTCATTCTTTTTCTTTTTATTTATTTCTTTCTGTATTTTTTCATGTTCAAGAATACCCGGGTTTTCTTGTTCACGAAGATAGTCTAAATACCACATAAGAAATTGATAATTCTCGAGAGAATAAGGTTTTCCTATATTATCTATTACAGTAATGTTTTCTCTATATTTCTTTACAATTTTATCATGTTCATATATTAAAGATGGATTGTATTTTAATATTTCATCTTTCATATATGCATATACAACCGATCTGTAAAATTCCATCGGTTCTTGTTTATTTACCATAGGATCATTTTTTAGGTACATATAATTTGGATTTTTCTTTAGAATTGTTTTTCCTTCTTCAGTTACAATACCTGTATGATATATCCCTAAAAAATTCTTTCCTGTTCCTGTTTTTACATCAATATCGTGTTTTAATTCTCCAATTTTCATAAACTTCACCACAACTTGTGTTATTTGACCACTAACATAAGTATACGATTAGACAATCAATAAGTCAATGATTGAAATCAATAAAAATCTTGACGGAACTTTGGAGAAAGCTATTAGAGAATCTTCTAAATTACAAAAAAAACCAGGATTCCTTCAGACCGCTATGCTTGCTGGTGACTTTGCAACTGGTATTGGCAAGAAAGTTGACACTTCTGAATTTACCGCAAATAATACAGATTCGAATGTGCAAAATTATGTTTCCCAGTTAGCCGGATTGAACAAATCACAGCAATCTGCTGTTCTTAAAATGACACAGATGGACGATGCCGTCAAATACGTTGTAAAGGATTTTCTGAATTTAACAAACTCCGGGAAGGACGTTAGTGCGTCTTTAATAGAAAGCACTTTAAGCTCCAATGGGTTTTCTGATTCCCTTTCTAAACAAGTTCTTGAAGCAGCAAAACTTGTTGATGTTCAAGGTAACTACCTCGTTGTAAACAAAGAAACGGCACAACAGAATCTCGAGAGTGCTTTAAGACAAAAGGATTTCACAGAAGCTGTTAAGAACACAAAGCAAACCGAGCAACAGTTGGCATCAACTATTATAGCTACTGTCTTAGGACAGCAGGCCCAAACTGGTGCTACTTGGCTTGAGACATTTGCCGTAGATGCTCTTGCTGGTGCTCTCGCTATTGCAAAACAAGCGGCTATCGGACTCGGTATTGGTTTCCTTACCTGGGTCGGTTCTAATATAGTCAATTACATTTTGAACCTCAAATCCGCCTCCGAACAGCTTGTTGACGCAATGAACGATTCTCACGATGCAGCAGATCAGGCCGCTCAAGACGTTGAAGATATTCAGTCTAAGATTGATGACTTAAATAAATCCGTAAAGGCAGCCGGTGCTGATAAAATCGAAGATATTATCGATCCAGCTGAGCGCGAGCGTCTTCAGGCTATCAACGATATGCTTGAAGCACAGCTGGAACTGAAGAAGCAGATTTCAAAAGACGCTGATGATAAGGCGAACACAGATACTAGCGCTGTTGTGAATGATAAATCAGAAAATAGTATCGTTAAATCTAGTACGCAACCACAAGTGTCTTATGATTCTAATGGTAATCCTATTACGATATTCTCTCCGACACCAGATAAAGTTACCAAGACTGAATCTCTCCAGGAGTATACAGCAGCACTTGAAGATACTACTCAAAAACGTCGTGATCTTCAGGTCGAACTTGACCAAATTGAAGCCTCTAGCGGAAAAGATTCTAAAGAGTATGCAAATAAAAAGAAAGAACTCGATGCTCTGAATGAAACTTTTGAATCCCAGAAAACCAAGGTCGAAGAATTGTCCACTGCTGTTTCCGAGCAGATGGGCAATTACAAGACAGATGCCGACAGTTTCGCCAAGTACAAAGATGAATATGTTGCCGGTACGAACGCAATGACCGCAGCCACTAAGGCTCTTGCAAATGCACAAGACGATACTAGTGTTGATACGACCAATGTTGATATCTTTGCAGAAAAAGTTAGTGCAGTCAAAGCTTCCATGTCTCGTCGTGGTACAAATGATTCTAAAGGCAATTCTTATGTCGGCGCTGTTAATGAATTTAGCGGCATGACTGGCGATGCCGTCTTAAATATCGATGCTGATACCGAACATCAAACGGAAGCGGAATCGAACGCACTAAAAATTCTACACGAGACAGCTGATAAAGCACATATCTCTTTTGGAGATTTGATTGGTGTATTTGAGCAATTTGGTTTTCTTCAGGTAAGTAATGCTGAGGCAGCTAACAACTATGCGTCTCAGCTTGAAGAGACAATGGGCGTTATTGACAACATTCAGTCCGCTTATAAGAATTGCTCTACTGCAGTTGAAGAATACAACAAATATGGGTATTTGAGCATTGATTCTTTGCAGAGTTTACTTCAGATGGATGATGCATACCTCAATACCCTTGAGCTTGTCAATGGAAAACTTCAGGTCAACCAGAGCGCTTATGCCGATCTTTTGGCCACTCAATATGCAGAAGCTCAAATGGAAGCCATTTCTCAAGCGATATCAGAGCTAAATGCGATTGCAAAGAAAGATGCCGCAGAAAAAGCAGAGACATTCACAGAAGCAACTGAAGACGAAAAGAACAAACTTGAAGCTCTTGCTCCTGCATTAAAAAATGCCACAATTGGGACTGGAGAACTAGCTGGTGCCCTTGCTGCTGCCCGATCCGCTGAAAATGGAGACAATACAGAAGAGATTGAAGAGAAAATCTCTTCTGTTATGACGGCTTTAAATACCAGATTGTCTTTGATCAGCACTAATATGAATAACGCCATGAATAGTGCTAGTGGTCTAAAAAATCAACTGAATGGATTTAGTGATTCCACAAATAATTCTTCTAAAGCTGCTCAAACTTTCCTTGACGCATGGTCTACTGTTACATCTGCAATGAAAGAGTTTAACGAACAAGGCTATCTGACAATGCAAACTGTTCAGAGCCTGACCGGCCTTGAGGATAAATATTCTTCGGTGCTTCAGAAGAACGATACAACGGGAAAACTTGAAATTCAGACAGCAAAATTCAAAGAATTGATGGAAGCAGAATTAAAAGATGCTAAAATCAAAGGTGATAATGCGAGCGCAACTCAGTATAACAAGATTCTTAAGTGGACAAACCGTAACATCAAGGATCAGACTATGTCCTACTGGGATCTGGTTGCAGCAATTGAAGGTTATAGCGCTGCTCTCTCAGGGGCAAAAGAAATCACCGACGGTTTCAAAGGCGCATAGGATAACGGGAAAGTAGTCAAAGAAAAGACAGAAAAAAGCCGCACTGGCGCTCTGGATTATGAAGGTACAGAAGCTCAAAGTTCTGCTCTGCAATCCATTAAAAAGTATAGTAAATACGACCCGAATCTGATCAACAAAGCCTACAATAAAGATACTGGCAAGATCGATTTAAGCGGTGATGTACTGAAAGATGCAGTTGTAGAATCGTTAAGACAACAGGCAGAAGCTGCCCGTACTGAAGGTGGCTCAGCATCTGAGGCGATTGCAAGAAGTTACGAAATTGCGAAAGAGAATATTGAAAACGATGTTATCTCTGTTCAGGACTATTTTGATGGTCTCGGTTCTACGGTCGAAGAATTCAGCTCCAAGATCGACGATATGCAAAGCGCATGGACTGATCTGAGTGATGTCACAAACGAATACAACACTTACGGCGGTTTGAGTATTGACAGTATCCAGAAACTGCTTACAATGTCTCCTGAGTATCTGCAGTTCCTTAAATTAGAGGGCAACCAGCTCGTCTTTAATAAGGAAGCGATGCTGGCAAAAACCAAGGCCGACATTCTGGCAAAGGCTGCAGAGCTCGAACTAAAAGAAGAAACCAAAGATCAGGCAGAGATTCTGCGTGCATTGGCGGACTCTCTTGACAAGGGCGCAGATTCAATGGAGGGCATGGGCAAATCGGCTGACAAGCTGAAGACTCTGATGTCCGAACTGAACACTGTTTTGAATTCCTTTATTGGTGTTTTTGATGACTTGAACGACAAACAGTCCAACGACCTCAAGATTCAGGGTGAAGCCTGGATCGATGTTATTGACAAGCGGATTGACGCTCTCAATGAAGAAAATGATGCACAGGAGCGAGCAATCGAACTGGCAAAACTTCAAGATGAGTACGAGCGGGCAAAGGCCAATAAGACTGTTCATGTATATGGCGGCAAAGGTCAGGGTTTTGTATGGAAGGCAGATGAAAATGCCGTTCGTGAAGCCGGGCAGAACTTGTCTGATAAACAGCGTGAGTATAAAAAGCAGGATGAGATCGACAGGTTAAACAAACTAAAGGATAAAGTTCAGGAAACAAACAATCTTATTGGAACCAGCTGGGATGACTATCAGAAGAAGCTGAAATACACTGCCGAGTTCGAGGCTATGACCTTTGAGCAGATGGAAGGTCACTATGATGGTTTCAAGGGTAGCGTCCTTAACAATATGCAGGCCATTCAGGGCGCGACAAACGTCAAGAATGTTATCACTGATATTTCCAATCTGATCTCTACTTTGGAAACGCTGGCGAACATCTTGAACCTCCTTAATGGCGGAACTGGTGACGGCGGCGGAGTCTTTGGCTTTATCAACCAAATCAAAAACATGTTCACTGGCGAAAATGGTGACTTTGATCTTGGTGGCGGTTTCAAGAAGATGTTCGATGGAGCTGCTAAGGTGGTTTCTGACGGTTGGAACTGGATTACTGGTAAGAACAGGGCTGGTTCTGCCGCACTAAAATCAGACACTACCGCGACATTGGATATCCTTGGCAACACAATAAAGGTGAATACAGGCGATATTCAGCGTGTATCTGGTGGATTCTTTGAGAGACTGGTTGGAGCTGCGAAAGACAACCTTGGCAGTATCGGCAAGTTCTTCTCAGGTGCATAGACATCTATCTCTGAGAAAACCGGGTTGATGTTTAGTGATATTGGTTCGTTCTTCACAGAAGGATTTGGCCTGCTGAACAGTCAGACAGGACTTGGTCTTGGTGGCATTGTTGAGACCGTCGGAAGTATGTTTGGCCCAATTGCGGCTGGCGCACAGTCTATCGGTAGTGCTATCTCGTCTGGCGTTGTAAGCTTCTTCCCTTCTATCTTCGCCGGACTTGGTACTCTGGTGACGAGCGTTGGCAGTGCTATGGCCGCTATGATGCAAGCGATTGCTGCCGCTCTTTCTTCCATTCCTATTGCTGGTTGGATTGCTGCCGCCGCAGCTGTTGCAGGTGCAGTTGCTCTGATTGCTACGATTGCTTCAATTGCAAGTAATGTTTCCAGTACACAGGTTGATGAACCTACTCCCGCATTCCAAGCAAAGAAATATGCAAAGGGTACTCGTGGCGTTAAGAAGGGCCAGATTGCAAACGTTGATGAAAAGGGCGAAGAGCTGATTGTTCGTAACCCCGACCAGGGACGCATGACATATCTTGAGAAGGGCGACGGTGTTATTCCTGCCAAGCAGACAGATAACCTGATGGCGATTGGTGAAGATCCGGAAGGCTGGCTGGCAAAGGGTTTGGCTGAAGCGACCGGTAGTGCAGCTGCCGGTACTGGTATGAATGCTCAGGGCCCGAATGCAAAATTGAGCGATGCGGCAGCTGCGGCAGCTGCTGGCGTTGGCTCGGTTTTCAAGGACGAGTATGATGATATCCTTGGCGATACAACCGAATTCATGTCCGGACTTTCTGATATCTTTAAAAAGAGCGATAATCCGATTATTGCCGCAGTTCAAAGTATGATTTACTTTGTCACCAAGACTGCGTATCGTGCGTCTACGGTTGGCAAGATCAACTCTTCTAAGACAGTGACAGAATCCACCAGCAACACAAAGAAGGCGGCTCAGAATCAAATTTCGTCTATGACGAGCAACTTTGAGTCTAGCTGGAAATCTGTGGCTGGCGAGCTCGGTCTGGACACAAAGGATATTGAAAAAACCAGCAAAAAGATGTCTGAGAAGATGAATGAGCTGGTGAATAACACCTTTGATGCACTGAATGAGAATACTGGTCTGAGCGCTGAACAAGTTGAAGATGTCACCAACACGATGTTTGATTCGCTGCAAAAGATTTATACCAGTGGATGGAATAGCCTCGCTTCCACTTCCGGCGACATGTCTAAGGAGATTGCGGATAAGCTGAATGCGTCCTATAAGTCTTCTGTTGACAGCACAAATAAGGCCATGAACGAGATCTCCAAGGCATTCGGTCACAGCTGGAATAAGGTTGGCGGCGGTGTAAAGACCCTGAGTACAAATGTTCAAAAGACAATGGAGCAGGCATGGGCTGACACCAGCCAAGATACCCAGAAGCTGATGTACGATATGCGTGCGTGCTTTGACAATAGTTGGAGCATGAACGAGGCTGGCGTAACTCATCTGGCAGACATGACCGAGCAAACCATTGGCGGTGCTTATAACGAGATCACCTCTGATGCCGCAAATACGTTTGGCGATGGCGGTTCTCTATCCACTGAGACGGATAACGCATGGGCAAATGTTGAGCCTGGCGCAAAGGACATTAACACCAATCTGACTTGGATGATGGACCAGTCTTACAACGCCATCAAGGCCGGATGTGAAGCTGCCGTTACATCGATTAAAAACGATTTGGCGACCACAGGCGATGCATTTGAAGCCGTTGGTAAGAAGGCTGCTGATACTTCTGCCGCAATCAGTGAAGCAAGCCAAAAAGCACAACAGAGCACACAGCAGAATACCGGTCCAAGCAAGGGCGTGACAGCCGCTGCTGGTGCTGGTATCGGTGCTGCCGTTGGTTCATTCCTTGGTCCTCTTGGTGCAATTGGCGGTGCTGCAATTGGCGGTTTCTTTGGCAGTCTGTTTGGCCATGCAAATGGTCTGAAGTCTGCTAAGTTCCCTCACATGGCTAACGTTGACGAGCAGGGTCCTGAGATGCTGGTTCGTCAGCCGCAATCTGGGCGCTATACCTATCTTGAAACCGGCGACGGTGTTGTCCCTGCTGATATCACTTCTCGCCTGTTCGAGATGGGTGGCAACCCGGATGCATGGTTCCAGAAGCAGATGGCAAAGTACGGTTCTCAGCCGATTGTTCAGGGTGGCGGTGGAGATGTTACAACTTCGATTGGCGATATTATTATCACGAATCCTGTTGGCAGCTCTGATGCTCTGGCAAATGAAATCAAACAGAAGTTACCGACTAAGGTTGCTCAAATGCAAAGCAAGCGGTAAGTAATAGCTTTTACAGCCGATACCACTAGGATAGCCTAGCGGGTCGGCTTTTATTTTTGATTAGGAGGAAAAGAAATGGCAGATAAATCAGCTATTGATGTGCTGGCCGAGGTTGTAACTTCTGCCGCTGAACGCGCTGTAAAGAATGCAAAATTTGACGTGTCCGCCTATGGAGTGATTACAGAAAAAGAAGACCAGCACTATAAAATCGCTGTATTCGGTGGCGAGTATGGCATTGTAACAAACCATGATTATATTGTGGGCCAGAAGGTTGTTGTGACTGCATTGCAGGGCAACTTCCGTAACCTGATCGTATCGGAGAGTAATACCAGCGTTGAGATTCTAACAGTGAAATCTCTGGTGTCCGGTGTCGATAGCCTGAATGCCGAGTTTGAGTCTATGAAAGACAAATCCCAGCAGACAGAAGATACTGTTCAGGATCAGCTGAAAAATACCATCAATACTTGGTATAGAAACGGTCATCCGCATACATATAACTACCCTGCTTCAGATTGGAAGACAGATGAAGAGAAACAAGCACACGTCAACGACATCTACTATGATAAAAGGACTGGTATTTGCTATCGCTGGGTATATGACCAGGATAAACAGCAATATTTCTGGATGGAGATTGTGGACGCCGGTGTTATCAATGCACTTTCGATGGCAACGTCCGCACGAGATCTTGCAACAGAAAAAGTCCGTGTTTTTACTGAAACACCGACTGTTCCATACGATGTGAATGATCTATGGATTTATGGCGGTGTCGGTGGTGCATTGTATATCTGTATTACTGCAAGAGGTGAAACTGAAAAATGGACATTCAGCGACTGGGCTGTTGCGACAAAGTACACGGATGATACGACTGCAAACGCAGCGGTTGAACGTGTTGGCGCTCTTGAGACAAAAGAAGCCAACGATGTAGCTAGTCTGTGGCGCTCGATGAATGGCTTCAATGATAATATTGGTGGTTTCACAAACAAAGACTATACCGCTACAAAGAAACAAGTATACGACAATAAAAGCAACATTGAGAAAAATGCTTCTGATATTACTTCGCTGAGGACAGACCTTGATGACGTAAAAACGGCTGAATCCAACCACTATCAAGATGTGACACGCAAGATTTCAGCTGTAAATACAAATATCTCGACCTTGAAAACGAACGTATCAGATATCAATAAAACGATTTCAGAAATCACTGTTGACAATTTTCTGGCCGCATTGAATCTGGCCGTAAACACCAATGGTGAGCTTTGCTATATATCGAAGGAATAATTCGGAGGTGATAACTTGAAACCAATTCTATCTAAAATCGGCGCATTTGATGCCACAAAGGATCATACATTTCAGTTTGCCGCATACGCAGACATTGATATCATTGCTCTTATCGTCTTCGATACTCCGACGGGCAGTATTTTACAGGGTGATACGCTTTCAAAAGGTGTGTATAAGTTTGGCACATTCCCTGCCGGTGGCACTGGTCTAGCACGATATTTTACGATTCCGGCAGGCACGTTTGAGAACCGTAAAGATCCGTATTATATGATTATTCGCTGCCGACTGAAAGGCACAAATCTGTTTTCAGAATATTCGGACAAGCTGCTGTTTTATTGCCATGAGGAACCGACAATCAAACTGAATGACCTGAGTTCTTCCGGCGTGACTACTATTCCATACCCTTCTTATTCCTTTGAGTTCTCTTACAAGTATAAAGTATCGGAGGGTGAATCTGTAAATCGTTATGAATTTTGGCTTTATGATGCGAATCGCGAGCTGCTGAAAAAGTCGGTGAGTTACTATTATCGCGACTCATTGAAGGGGTTCCAGATCGATGGACTGGATAACCATACCCTGTACTATCTGAGAGCGACGGCAGAATCTGTTGGCGGCTATCAGCTGGACACTGGATTGCAGGCGTTCCGAACTGACTATCCAGAGTATGTGGATGACGTAGAATTCACCGTGCAGAATAATTATCGTATGGCTAATATCAGTATGCACGCACAGTATTTCCTGACACGGAGCAGCGGTGCAAATGCCCTGCGAATCAAGCGGCGCAAGAAAGGTGCGGCAATCTGGACTTCGCTTTATCAGGAAGAGATCGATTTGAACCATGTTATTATGAAGATGGGCTGGTCGAACCTCCACATCAATAAAACGACTGGTCAACCGATGGGCAACTATAAGACGGTGACTTCGGATTATATCGACAAGAATCGAGTTCTTTCTTTCCAGTTCAAATCCGAGGACAAAGCGTTTTGTTTGATTGCATATACCGCTGACCGCAAGTTCATCAAGGCATCAAGTGATTTTACATCAACTGACGAATTTAGGAGTTCCAGCGAGTACAAAGAGTAGTTCTCTGAGACCTTCTTGAACAACATGAAATACTATCGTGTTGAGGTATCGGCAACAAAGAATCAGGATTTGGAGCCAAAAGACTTCAATGACTTTTATATGTACAGCGCTGACGATGGTTATGTGATGATTGATTATACCGACCTATACGCCATTGGCCGCAAGACCGACTATGAGTACGCCGTAGCTCCCGTTGCAAATGGCATTGAGCTTGGTTATGCAAAGGCCAGCGTTGTAAGTGACTTTGATGGTGCTGTGATTACTGACGGCAATAAGACCTACCATATCTTCCTTGAACCGAAGGTGGACAGTGTTGAGAAGGTACGTTCTGCTACAGTTGTCGAGACGATGGGAAGCAAGTACCCGTATCTGTTTGCTGGCAGTGAAGCCAATTATTACAGCGGCCACTTCTCTGGTGTTGGCATCCGTTTTGATAATACAATGAAAGACTTTGATATCAATGGCGGTAATGCGTTCCGTGATGAGCTGAGTGAGTAGCTGACCAACGGCAGTGCAAAGCTGTTGAAGATGTTTGATGGTCGCAGATGGCTAATGGGTGTCAATGGTAATGTGTCGATCTCCTGCTCTGACCACTACGACAAGGGCGTATTGGAATTCGACTTTGTGGAGCTCGGTGACGCAGAGAGTGAGAGCGACATGTATAACAATGGGCTGAGTGATTATCAGCCGGGAGGCAGCGTATGACATATCTTCCGACTGACGCAGACCTGGCGCTATTGAACAATCATTCGTCTAATATTTACTGCCGCATTGATATGCTGAACAAAGATTTTATTACAATTGATAGTTTGGAAGGTCTTGTGATCGATGGCTCTATTTCTATCGACTCAGAATCTGACGTGCGGCGAACCTTTAATGTGACCCTGTATTTGGGTAAGAAGAGCGGCATTTCCAGCCTGACGGAAGAGGATTGGATCAGTAAAAATGTGCGTGTATTCATCGGTCTGTCAGGAAGAGGAATGTCGAAAATCAGTGCTTCAAAGAGTATTGACGAGATGATCAGGGAAAATGCGGATTATCAGCTCGCTGCGAAGAATTATGATGATTTGATTCAGGACATCACAAACAGAGGCTATGCAAAATACGGCAATATCGACAACCTGAATCGAGATGTGCTGGTGTGGACACGAGCCAATATCTCAAAGTATCATACGTTCTTTGACCAGATCAATGACGGCACGCCACCGGATGACCCAGCTGAAGCAGAGGAATGGTACACCAAACTTGGTGATTACTCTACAGTTTTGGGAAGTGATGACCCAATTTGTCAAGATGGACCTTATATCGCATTTACACCGATGCTGCAGACCAAAGACGGACTTATACCGCTTGTGAAGGATGATATCTGTGCTTATCTGGATGCTGTGGCAACAAAAGCGAAGTCAATGAGCGGCGGTCTCTCCCCTGCAAATATCCTTGAGGTAGATAAATCAGGCATCGATAGTTTCGTGTATGGCAATAAAATGCACGTCCATGGGATGATTGCTGCTGTTGAAGGTATGGTTCTGAACGGAGTTACGCTTGGCAAGGTAGATGTTTCTGCTATTGCCGGTTAGAGTGAGGACGAACTAAGGGAGACCTACGGAAAAACCAGTGTGTTTGCAGGACATTCCATGCACGACATTCAGGCAGAAGTGATTGACACAAAGACCGCGCTGAATGAGCTGTATAACGACTTGTTCCTTAGCTATTCCAATTCAGCTGACAGTTCTTATGTTAATGGTGTAAAAATCTATTGGTACAACGAGGGGTGCTATACATTTACATCCAATGGCTTTACATATAGCGCAACAGAAAATACTGTGCAGGCAAGCTGTGTTGACTTGGTTTCTCGTATCAACGGAGACTTGGGCGGGCAGTTGGTTGGTAGTACACATCGTATTGAGAAAGGCACTCGTATTGGTGACGCAATCTGGACGGTGCTGAGAGATGAGACGGAGTTTAAGAAATATTCCATCGACTATTGGAGCCGAACTGTCCCACATGACCTGGATTATGATACCGGCTCGACTGTTTGGGATATTCTCTCAGAATTGCGTGACCTGTATTATCCGTTTGAGATGTATTTTGACGATGATGTGTTTGTATGTCGTGAGATTCCCAGTGGATTTGACGACCCGCCTGTGCTTGATCCGGAAGTATTCGAGAAGCTTGTTACAAACGATGGCGAATCGGCCACAGTGGATTATGCCGCTGTCCGAAACTGCGTTGAAGTGTTTGGTGCAACGATTGAAGCAGACGGAGCAGCCACTGTAAAAGGATGGTCTGGTACAAATAAGACACTTAACCTTGTATTAGATGCAACCAAAACAACATTGACGAGTGAAACGAAAGTTTCTTTTGTTGCTCCTGCAAATGTTGAAGCTGCTAAAACGGATAAGAACGGTAATGTATTAAGCGGCGCAATGACGGTAGTGCTGACATTTACATGGAAGGAACCTAAAGACAAAGACGGCAATGAACAGATTCACTCCGAGACAAAAACAAGTACGCTGTATCGTTCTTTGACTGATGCTAATGGTTCAGATATTATTCAAGACCCAGGATGTATTAAGGCTACAAAGTATTATGTTCTCCAGTGGAATCCGAATACTGGCCGCATTTACTTCCTCGGTCAACAGCAAAGTCATGCTATGGCAAAACTGGTAGACGAAATCCCAGCCGCCAAAGAGATCGAAGCTCAAAAGACAGAAGACAATTGCGATAACATGGCTTTCATCTGTGTGAATGACCCGAACAACATTGATGACTTGTACAATGCACGGCTGTCTATTGAAAAAATTGGTCGTAGAACTGAAATTTTATCAGGTGGAGACTACGAGAATTACACTACGGATGACGCAGCTATGGAAGTTTGTCAATACGAACTATGGAAGCGTGCCCGCCTGACCGATGGCCTGAGTGTGACCACACGACTGGTTCCGTGGCTCGATGTGAATGAAAAGATCCAGTATGCTGCCAAATATTTGGGTGGCAAGACTCCTGTGGATTGGATCATTAAGAGCATTTCTATGAATCTGGGCGAAGGCACAATGTCGCTTTCTTTGAGCCGCTATTACCCATATTACACTTATATCGTAAACAACAAATATACGTTCTATCAGGACAATTTGTTTGATAAATATTTCCCCGAATTAACTGCCACTACGGCAGATGAACAATAAGAGAGGAGTGAGCAAATGGCACTATCTTTTGGAGAATCTAAGCGGTTAGCTGCGAAAAAGGCCGCAAGTACCGCAAATGTTTCTGTTGATGATATAGATGTCGCAACTCTGGAATTAAACGACCAAGACCAAATTGCCGTGTATGACGACAACGGAGAAGAGACATTTGAGCGTAGTGGCAATTACACCTGGTTTGCTGATTACTCTGATGACCAGTGGTCTTACATCGACAAAAACAAAGACATTCAGCTGGATGCCAATCAGATCAATATCACACAGGAGTCCAACTCTCAGGTTATTCCGTTTGAAATGCCTCGTTACTATGACGGTATTGACCTGCTTCAAATGACAATTCAGATCCACTACCTGAACGCAGACAGAGAGGAAAACTACGCCTCCCCTATCAACGTGAGCTATAGTAACACCAAGATCCGCTTCTACTGGCTGGTAGCAAATGACGCTACTGCAAAAGAGGGCGAGCTGCAGTTCGAGATCATGGCATCCGGTGCTGTGAATGTTCCGAATACAAGCACAACCAAGAGCTACTTGTGGCGCACCCGCCCGAATGGCCGACTGAATGTGCTGAAATCGCTGACCGGCAAGCAGATGGTTGATCCGAGTGGCAACGACTGGTATACCCAGTTCCTGGCAACAATGAGTCAGAAAGTTGGCGAAGCACAGGTTGCCGCATCCGCTGCTGAGAAGAGCGCACAAGACGCAAAGAATGCTGTTGCTAGTGTGGATGAAAAGCTGGCGCAGTTCTATAAAAAGGACGAGGTTGATGGCTTTGTTACGATGCTGCGTGGTGAGATTGCTGCCGTGGACGGTCTGGCAAATTTCAATGTGCAGTATGACAACGATACCCGCACCCTGACGTTCTTGAATGGTGCTGAAGAAATCACAAAGATCAAGTTGAACACTGACCCTTCTGCTGAGTGGGTAAGCATGTATAACGGCATTGTGGACAATAAAATCAGCACTGCTGTGACCCCTGTTCAAACTGAGCTGACCGAATATAAGACTACAAATGATGCCACTGTGCAGGAACTGAAGAATAGTGTTGGCGACCTGCCTGAGACTTTGAAGTCTTCCTATTATAATAAGGAAGCCACAGACGCACTACTCGATAAGAAAGCAGACAAGACGACAGTTGATGTGCTATCCAGTGATGTGAGCGGCCTGAAGAATACGGTTGGCGGCATTCAGACCTCTGTTGACCTGGCCAATGCGGATATCGCCAAGATTCAAGAGACTTTGAAAGACTTTAAGCCAGACGAGAATTCTGGCCGCGAGTACGATATCACTTACGAAGATTCCAAGCTGAACCTGTTGGAGAACGGCACGGTCAAGACCACTGTAATTATTGAAGGTGGCGGTGGTGGCGGTGGCAACACCTCTACGATCACTATTGAGCGTATTGGCGAATCCTCTATCGCTGTTGTCAAGGGCGATACCGCAACTGTCGAGTTCAACTTTACTTCTGTGGATAACTCTGGCGAAGACACGGGCGATGCTACCGGCGTATGGTACGTTGGCAACACGAAGGTCGCTACTACGACTGTTTATCAGGGCAAGAATAGCTTTGACATCACCCAGTATTTGCACAATGGCGACAACAAGATCAAATTGCAGGTCACTGATTCCGTTGGCAGCATGGGTTCAAAGACTTGGAATATCAATATTGTCGAGTTTTATCTGGAGAGTATCTTCGATGATTCTCTGGTTTATAGTGGTGAAGTTACTTTCCGCTTTACTCCATACGGAAATATCAATAAGGACGTTTCCTTTACTCTGGATGGCAAAAAGCTTGGTAGTGTTACAACTGCGGTTACCGGCAGACAGATGACTTATGCGATTCCGGCACAGAGACACGGCGCTCACCTGCTGGAAGTGACCATGACTGCAAATATCAATGGCAAAGCTGTGACCAGCAATACCATTTATAAAGATATCATGTGGGCAGAGGAAGGCAATAACACACCGATCATCAGCTGCGCCACAAAGGAGTTCACCGCAAAGCAGTATAGTACCACCAGCATTGTTTACACTGTCTATAACCCGGCCTCTTCTACTGCAAGCATTACGCTTGAAGTTGACGGTATTAAGACTTCGACACTGACTGTTGGCCGTACTGCTCAGACTTGGAGCTTTAAATCTTCTGATATTGGCACCCACACTCTGACTATTACTTGCGGCGCTACAATCAAGAGCATTACCGCAAAGATCGAAGACCTGGGCATTACCATTGAGCCCGTTAAGACCGGTCTGATGCTGGACTTTAACCCCGCTGGCCGCAGTAACGCAGATGTGAACCGCCTGTGGAGTTCCGGCAGCAATAAGATGACTGTCAGCGACAACTTTGACTGGGTGAACGGTGGCTACCAGATCGACAAAGATGGCGACACCTATTTCTGTGTCAAGGCCGGTACGACTGCCACCATCAGCTATAAGCTTTTCGCAGACGATGCAAAGAAGAGCGGCAAAAATTTCAAGCTGGTGTTTAAGACCACGAACGTCCGCAACTATGATGCTACTGCCGTGACTTGCTTGAATGGCGGTGTTGGTCTGAACATTCTGGCTCAGAAAGTTACGCTGACCAGCCACCAGAACAGTATTGATTTGCCCATCTGTGAGGACGATTTCCTTGAGTTCGAGTTCAATATTCTGCCGGACAAACAGTTCCGCGAGATGGTTCTGTGGTGTGACGGTATCCCCTGCCGTGTTGAACTGTATGATACTAGCGACAGTTTTACTCAGGCTGCTCCCGTTGGCATTACCATTGGCTCTGACGATTGTGACGTTATCGTGTATCGCATGAAGAGCTACGGTATGAACCTGACGGATGACGAGATTCTGGACAACTTTATTGCCGATGCGAAAAACGCCGAAGAGATGGTTTCTCGCTATATGCGCAACGACATTACGGATGCGAGCGGCGAACTGACTCCTGACTTGCTGGCAGAGAAGTGCCCCGATCTGCGTATCATCAAGATCTCCGCACCTACTTTCACCACCGGCAAGAAGAACGAAGTTGCCAACACTACGATCCAGCAGATCTATAAGAATGGTCGTGCCAAGGAGGATAACTGGACTGCCACCGGCTCTCACAAGGGTCAAGGCACCAGCTCCGACCACTATGGCGCATCCGCTCGAAATATTGACATCAACTGCAATGGCGGCTTTACGTTTGGTGACGACACTACCGGCGACACCTATGCACTGACCGAAAATAGCGTTCCTGAGAAGTATTTTAACATCAAAGTCAATGTTGCTTCCTCTGAGAATGCAAACAACGCCCTGCTGGCAGACGATTTTAATGAGTTCAACCCCTATGTGCGTCAGGCTAAGAAGGATAATCCCAAAGTGCGTGATACAATGGCATTCTATCCCTGTGTCGTGTTTATTCAGGAGACCGATACCACCAATGCGACCGTATTTAACGATGGTCAGTGGCACTTCTATGCCTGCGGCGACATTGGCAACTCCAAAAAGAACAAAGATACGATGGGTATGGACCCCGAGAATCACAAGGAATTTATCGTTGAGATTGACAACAACGCCGATGAGCAGACCCGCTTCCTGAGCGGCGATTTTTCACAGGAAACTTGGGATGGCGACCATTCCTTTGAGTTCCGTTACAGTAACCCTGCCTGCACTGAAGAAGAGATCGAGGCTGGCAAACAGGCGTGGATCACAGCTCAGAACTGGGTGGTGAATGCGGATGACGAGGAATTCAAGGCACATTTTAAGGATCACTTCGATCTGGATTCTGCTATTTTCCATTATCTGTTTACTGAACGTCACACCATGGTTGATAACCGTGCAAAGAACGTGTTCCCGCATACCAGCGATCTGGTCCACTGGGACTTCTGCTTTGACTACGATAACGATACCGCCATGGGCAATGATAACGAGGGTGGTCTGACTCTGACTTATGGCTACGAGGACACTGATACCATCGGTACAAAGAATGTGTTTAACGCTGCTGACTCCAAATTGTGGTGCAAGCTGCGCGACTTGTTCCCCGATGAGATGGCAGCGATGTTCCGCAACCGTGAGAATGCGCTGGCATGGAGTGCGACTCGTATCTTGAAAAAGTTCGAGGACTATCAGGATGTGAAGCCCGAAAAGCTTTGGATCATGGATATGCGTCGCAAATATTTCCGCACCTACGAAGATCCCACCATCAATACCACCAGCTATCTGCCTATGATGCATGGCAACAAGCGACATCAGCGTCGGCAGTTCCAGCGTTATCAGGAAAAGTACATGGCATCTAAGTATTCCGGCTCTGCCGCAACCAGTGATGATATGACCATTCGTGGCTATACTCCTACCAACTGGACTGGCGTAAAGCCGGACGGCACATTCCATATCACACCCTACGCTGATACCTACGTCTCTGTTCTGTACGGCTCTAACCCTGTAAAGGTGCGTGGCAAGCGCGGACAGACATACACGATTGAATGCCCCATCACCGCAATGAACGATACTGAAGTTTATATCTATAATGCTTCTATCATTCAGAGCATTGGTGACATCTCTGGCTTCTATCCCGGCTATGTTGACTTCAGCCACGGTGTTAAGCTGACAGAGCTAAAAGTTGGTTCCGGTGTGAGCGGCTATAAGAATACGAACATGACCGATTTCGCTGTTGGTAACAACACTCTGCTGGAACATTTGAACCTGCAGAACGTGCCGAACCTGAAGAAGTCTATTGGTCTGACCGGATGCACCAGCCTGACAGAGTTCTATGCTGACGGCTCTGGCATTACCGGTGTCTCCTTTGCAAGCGGCGGCAAGATCAAAATCGCCCACCTGCCTGCAATCGCCAGTTTGACCGCAAAGAATCTGAACTATCTGACTGACCTGACGATTGAGGATTACACCAATATCACTACGCTGACCGTTGAGAAGTGTGCAACCATCGACCTGAAAGATATGCTGGGCAAGTGCACCAACCTGAACCGTGTGCGCATCACCGGCATTGATTGGGAACTAGCTGATACTTCCCTGCTGAATCGCCTGTATGCAATGAGCGGTCTGGATGAAAATGGCTACAACACTGACCATTCTGTCGTGGAAGGCAAAGTGCATGTGCCCATTATCCGTGAGCGTGAAAAGCTGCTGTACACAGAGCGCTGGCCTGATTTGGAGGTCACTTACAACACCATGATCAACCAGTATGCTTGGAAATTCGTGAATAAGGATGGCGCTGTTCTGGATATCCAGTATATCGACAAGGGCGAGCGTGCAGTTGATCCTGTGACACGTTCTGACAATCCGATTCCGACACCTACCTTCCCGAGTACCATCAGTACGGTGTTTACATTCAGCGGCTGGGACACCGAGTTCACTCCTGTTTTTGAGAATCAGACTGTTACTGCTGTGTATGATGAATCTGTGCGTCAGTATCGTGTGCGCTATATGAATCGCGGCGCTGTTCTACAGCAGACAACTGCTCCGTATGGCTCTATGGTTCTGTATGATGGCGACACTCCGACCTATACCAGCGAAGAGACTGCTTATAAGTATTATCTGTTCAGTGGTTGGGACAAAGGCGGCTATGTCAATGGCGACAAGGATATCAATGCTGTCTATGATATATGCGAATACGTCAGCGGCTACTTCAGAGACAAGCAGCTGAGTGACCTGCGCCCTGTTGAGATCTATGCCATGACTAAGGTGAATCTGGAGCAGAGTGTTGTTTCTGACAAGGATGCTATCACCATCAAGATGGGTAACGACTTCACCTTCAGCGACGTAGAAGAGAAAGTTCTATTCAACGAGCCAAAGATCTTTACTGGCAAGAATTATGTCGATACCGGCGTGTCTCTGCTGGCCGAAGATCGCAGCTGGGTTATGGCACTGGACTATCGAATCGACGAAGATTCTGCTGCAAACTCTGTGATTGCTCAATGCTTCCAGACCAATGGCATGAACGGTTTCCGCTTCTGGGTCAACAATGGCTCTAAAGTTGCATGGGGCACTGAGTCTACAAATGGCGCTCATCTTGGTTCTCGTGATATGATCGTTCTGCGCCATACCAAGGGCGAAAATGGCATCCATGTTTATGCGGCAAACACCACTGCTGCTGAGATTGGCTATATTCAGCTGAACCGCACTCGTACCACACAGACGAACGCCACTCTGGTATTTGGTTGTGCTAAGGCAGACGACGGTGCTTACGAGCGTTACGCAAAGGGCACGATCTACTGGGGCAAGCTCTGGTATACCGATCTGGGTGACGCTGCCTGCCGGAAGTTGGCCGCATGGACACATGAGGACTTCACCTTCGAGGCTTGTGGCTTCAAACAGTATTACCTGAGCGACAATTCCAACAAGCGTTGTTCTATCACCTTTATTCAGGCTGGACTGCTTGGTCAGAAGATGGCTCTGAATACTGGTTCCACCAACACTGGCGGCTGGGCAGATGCGAATATCCGTACATTCCTTGACGGTCGTATTCTGAACGCTCTTCCGATTGGTTGGCAACAGATCATCAAACAGGTCAAGGTTGGCAGTACCATTGGCGATAAGAGCAGCGAAGTTGTGACTGCGGATAGTTATTTCTATCTGCCCTCTGTAGCCGAGCTGTTCCCCTCTCAGAATGTCGAGCCTTATATTTACGAAGGTACGGCAATCAGCTTTATGACCGATAATACAAGCCGCATCTGCAATGACGAGAATGATAATCCCGCTGCATATTGGACACGAAGCCCGAATGCTCAATATGGCAGCTATTTCTGGTCTGTGACTGTGACTGGCGAATATTACGGATTTACCCCTGCAAACAATGCACAGGGTATCCGCCTAATGTTCAGCGTTTAAGGAGGTGTTGAGAGTGTACTACAAGGTATTAAAAAATGGCCGGGTGATCGATGCTCTTGACCACCTGCGCTTTGTAAAGTATCAGCCCAAGCACGACATTATGGTGAACTGCACAGAGGATGATGCACAGGGAATTATTAGTAGTGACGGCAGTCATATCTGGCATGTGGACGGGTATTATCTCATCCCCTGCCCCGAGTATGACACAGTGGAACTGCAGGAAATTGACCTGTATGAATATGAGCAGCTGAAAGCCTTGGGTGGTAAAACGCCTGAGGCTATTATTGATGCTTACACTTTGAGTTTGATTCAAGGAGGGCTGCTATGAGTGACGAGAGGAAGTATAGCGAGTTCGTTGAGAGTATGCATCGGCTATACAATGACGGAATGATTCAGGACAAGCTCCTGGACAATCTGTTTGTTGGGCACAAAATCTCAAAGGACGAGTATCTGTATATCATCAGGAAGGAGGTGTGATATGTATACCTTTTTGATCAATGAGGATAATACACTGACCGTAAGTAAGAGAGAACGCATTATGGAGCGCAGCAAGCAGGTGGACACTCTCCACTTTCTGGCTGACACTACATACAAGGGCGTTGACATGAGTGAATTCACCGTGATGCTTGAGTACGTTCTGCCCATCAGCAAGCGATATAAGACAGAAATTCTGGAGAAATCAGAAGAGCTTTATAAGAATAAGCTGGAGTATAAGCTGCCTATCGACACCAACCTGACCAATGAACCGGGCGATATCCAGATCCAGCTGACATTCGTTGATGTGACAATGGACCCAGATGGCACGACTGTTCAGCATGTGCGGAAGGTTGGCCCCGGCGTGATCACTGTTGTTCCCATCCAGAATTGGAGCGACATTGTTCCTGATGAGGCTCTGGGTGCACTTGACCAGCGCATTATCGCACTGAATGCACAGATCAAGGCACTGAGTGATCGTAATAACGCTATTCTGGATGGTAAGGCTGATGACCTGAGCTACAACGACGACCATACTCTGCAGCTGCTGGCCAACGGTAAGCCGATCGGAAGCGCGGTCAAGATTACTCAGGAAAGCGTCGAAACTGAAGACGGTAGTTTGCGGGTGGTTCCGTTCTAAGCCATCCGCTTCTTTTATAAGGAGGCAAAGATGGCACAGGCTAAATATTCCAAACTCGGATATGGTAACGCCGAAGATGTAGAAGCTGCGATTGCGCTGGGAATGTTGGACGGCAGGGATATGATCATCACAAAGGATTCTTCAGAGTTCATGTATGTGCGTGATGACCTATCCGTTCAAAAGATTCGTCCCCGCAATCGTTGTTTTGCAAGCGTTACTGAAGCAAACGAGCAATTAAATGAGACGGAAGACACTTATGCAGGTCAAACCGTTATGGTGAAAGACGAAAAAGGTAAATATGCTCCGTGGATCGTTCAACAAAGCGAGGCCACGGGGCTTTTTTCTATTGAACCTTTTTACGTTGAGCCGACAAATTTTGTTTGGCAAGAATTTTAAGAAAGTGAGGCAAAGATGGCTAATGTAAATTTTGGCTACGGTACAAAAGCGAATTATGATAAGCTGACTACCAAAGATGCCAACACATTGTATTTTATTACAGACACGCGCCAGATTTTTAAGGGTACTGATGAGTACACCAAGAGCTGCAAGCTGGTGAGCGCTCTGCCTGCAAGCGGCCAGATTCAGGGCCTGCTGTATATCCGTATGACTGACTATACCTTCCACATCTGGAATGGCACTGAGTTCGTACAGCTGAATCGCCCCATTGTGACTGAGATTCCCAATGCGGATGTAAGTGACGACAATCTACCCACCACCAAGGCTGTGGCAGACTATGTGAATGCAAAAATCGCCGCAACCGAGGGCAAGGAAGGTCTGTTCGTTACGGATGTCACCTACTCCCCTGCTACCGGTACTCTGAGTGTGGCAAAGAACGGTGCTCCTGTTCCCACTGTGATGAGCGGCCTGACCCATGATCCCACCTATGATGCTGAGACCCGTACCATCAAGCTGCCTGTGTTTGGCGGCGATGAGCTGGTGATCAATCTGGGTAAGGATTTGGTTGTGAAGACCGGCACCTACAACACAAAGACCAACGAGATCGAGCTGACTATCACCACTGGCGAGGTCGTGAAGATCCCTGTTGGTGCTCTGATCGATATCTATGTTGGTGTGGTCACTCCTACTGCTGAGGTCACTGTTTCTGATGACAATAAGATCTCTGTCAATGTACGCGTATCCACCAAGGGCAATAACAGCATCACCGTTGAGGAAGATGGTCTGTATGTTGCAGTGCCGGATGCTTACACCAAGGCTGAGGCAGACGCAAAAGTCAAGGTCGTTAATGACAAGCTGGACGAGCATATTAAGGATGCTGTAAAGCATATCACTGCCGACGAGCGCGCCGCTTGGAACGTAAAGCCCACTCAGGACGAGCTGGCTGCTGCGAAGGCTGAGGCGATTTCTACTGCTGCTGCTGATGCAACAAAGAAGGCTGATGCTGCTCTGGCTAGTGCAAAGACTTATGCAGATGGCCTGAATACCACTATGGATGGCCGTGTGCAGGTGCTGGAAGGCGCTATTACATGGAAATCCCTTGATGGCTAATTGATTTGTTTCACCACATGGCAATGACGCTGTGTGGTGAATCTTATTAAGCAAAGGAGTTGAGTATGGCAAATTTATCATTACGCGAGGTCGCACAGTCTCAGCTGGATCAAGCTCCTGTGATTGACGGCCAACTGATCGTATGTACTGATACTGGAAGCACTTATCGAGATATCGGCACAAGACGAATTCAAATCAGTAAAGACTTGGAGATCGTAAGCTCGCTTCCGCTGGCTCCTTTGTCTAATAAGATTTACTACCTGCGTCCAGACAGCTTGTATGTTTATAGCGGCGATGACTGGATTCTTTTGAACCCATCAAAATTCACACTGGAAGCTGACAAAAACGCAATCAATGGCGAAGTTAATATCAATCTAATCCTGAACGGTACGGCACAGGATAAAATTAAAATCGCTGGCGGTGGTGTGACCACAGTGACAACTGGCGAAACGGGCGATATCACAATTGATACCCCGCACCCGGATGAACTGCTGGCTGCACTGACGAATGACGAAATCGATGCGATCACTGGCGGCATGGTCGATGATAGCGGAAATCCCCTGCCTACGCCGCAGGTTGTGGTAGATGCGACACTGACTGTATCTGGACGTGCTGCTGATGCAAAGGTGACCGGTACCAGGATCTCTGAGGCGCTGAGTATTGCAAAATCGGCTGATACCGGGCTGACCAATGTGCGCACAGAGCTGGACAAGTTGAAGCTGGATTCTGTTGCGGTGGACAAGACCCTGACAAAAGAGAATTTCGCCGCCGATGCCAAAGCTGTTGGTGATGCTATGGCAAAAAAAGCAAATGCGGAACACAACCACGATGACCGCTATTATACAGAAGACGAAATCAATGTAAAACTTTCAAAGAAAAGCGATGATGGTCACACCCATGATGAACGATATTACCAGCAGAATGAGATCGACGAGAAGCTGAAGATAAAGGCAAACACAATCAATATCCATACACTGACTATTCCGACTACAAGTTAGCTTACTGACGATACGGTGGACCGATATTCAAAGTATATTGACCTCGATATCGACGGGATCACTTCAAAGGATGTTATTTCTATCAGCGTGACACCGGCCAGTGCGGCGACGGCTTCTTATGCTCAGTTTGCAAACCCAGAAACGTTTGATGGATATGTGCGTCTGAGAGCTGTATCGGTTCCAACGACTGCGATTACAGCTCAGTATTATATCGTGCAAGGTGGAGGACAAACCGATAGCGGCAGTGGTACTGTTGTTGAGGGATATACCAAGGCACAGGTGGATAATAAGATAGCGGCGGCAATCAAGGTAGCCAAGGAAGAACAGAAGCTGCTCGATCACCCTGTTGGAAGTATTTATCAAAGCGTAGAACCGACAAGCCCTGCTGAATTGTTTGGAGGAGAGTGGCAATCTATTGGCTCTGGTCGTGTCTTAATGGGCGCGGATAATAATCATGCTGTTGGTACAACAGTAGAAGCTGGATTGCCTAATATAACAGGCGAATATCTCAAACGAAAGGTTATAAACTCTTCTAATGGTGTGTACAACGATACGCAAAGAGCTCGAAAGGCTTTTAAAGTTATCACAAGCGATGATACATTAAATACTATTCAGCTTGTAACCAATTCTGTTTCAAATGTTGGAGGAGAAAATGTCATCTTTGATGCTTCTGGCTCCAACCCCATCTACGGCGCATCAAATACCGTTCAACCGCCAGCTTACTACGTTTATATGTGGCTCCGTACTGCATAATCACATTGTAAAAGGAGGACTACGAAGTATGGCAATCGGGAACTTAAATATCGCAGGGGGGGGTTAGAAGCCTACCCTATTGGCTCGATTTATATGAGTTTTAATTCTACTGAACCAAGTATACTGTTTGGTGGAACATAGGAAAGAATCAAAGATAGATTTATTTTAGCAGCTGGAGATAGCTACGTGGCTGGAGCGACTGGTGGCGAGAAGACACATGAACATAATTTAAGTAATAATGGATATGCATCTATCGGAAATTTTAATAATACAACTGTATTCCGAAGTGGTTCAAAATACGCAAAAGATGATGCCGTCTCTACTTATATATGGACTCATAATGGTGATTCGCCATTCACATCAAGTAGTACAAATTATGACAATATACAGTATGTCGGACTTCGAGGTAAAACGGATTCCGCCTCTTCCATGCCGCCCTACTTGGTCGCTTATATGTGGTATCGCACCGCATGATTGTGGCAATTTTCGCTGCTAAAATATTCGTTTTATAAGGAGGCAAAATATGGCTGTTGGCAACTTTAACTCTGCGGGGGGGGGCATAGATTCCTCCTGTTGGGTTTGTCTGGTTGAGTGTTGAGAATACATCACCAGCGATATATTTTGAAAATACAACTTGGGAGCTCATCTCACAAAATCGCGTACTGATGGGTGCTGGCGATGGACATAATGGCGGAGATACGGTAGAGGCTGGATTGCCGAATATTACGGGCAGAGCTCGAATGTATAGCGAATATAATCTTAAAAATTATAGTGTTGTTAACGAGTACACGGGAGCATTTTATTAGACGAAAGAGTTAGAGGATGACTCTACCAAGAGGCTTGGTACATCTACGAATCTGGCCGAAGGCACTTATGATACTATTCGCAATATTCCATTCGATGCCTCTCGTTCCAATTCAATTTATGGTCGTAGTACAACTGTTCAACCACCAGCATTCTATGTTTATATGTGGAGACGAGCTTCCTGATTATTATAAGGAGGCTTATATGGCTCTAGGAGAAATGAATAGCGGGAATGATAGTGAGTTTATTCCATCCAATCTCAACACGGTTCTTACCACATCCACAGATTCTGACGAAGTTGTGATGAATACGAGTGTAGCCGGGTATCACCGCAAGCCATTGAGTGCGTTGTGGAGCTGGATTAAGAGTAAGATGGATGATGAAATTATCACCATCACAAAGAGCATTACTATAACAACCGACTGGCAAGATACAGGAATCAAGGGGAATGATATTCCTGGATTTGGTACATATGCGGTACAGTTTTGTGGTGGTGATCCAACGATAAGTATCTGGGGAGATTATTTTTCAGGTATTATGACGTGGTATAACGGTGGAACAAACGGTAATAATGCAGATGAAATATCGCTTCATTGTGCTGGTCATGCTCGAAATGGTCAATTATTTTATCTTAGGACATTGCGTCATGGTCGAGGCGGTGATGATTTGACATTGCAAATTAAGGGAAGTTCTGCTGCGTCGAGTGCTGATATTTTTACATTTAAATTCCGCAAACTGATATAAACAACGCATTACAAATAAGACGTTTTATAAGGAGGCGATCACATATCGATGAGTGATGAAAAGAAAAGTTGGCTAGATAGAGCGGGTGCGGTTCACCTCTGGAAAACGATCGAGGCTATGCTCGGTACAAAGGTAGATAAAATCGAAGGATTCGGCCTGTCCAGCAACGACTATACAACAGAAGAAAAAAAGAAGCTTGCTAGTTTAAGCGATCCTAATGTAGCTACTACTGAAAACAATGGTTTGATGAGCTCGGCTGATAAAGCAAAGCTGGATGGTATTGAAGCTGAAGCTAACAATTATACTCACCCGGTATACGAAGCAAAACAGGCTGGACTATATCGCATCAGTGTTGATAATACAGGCCATGTGGCGACAGCAGATAAAATGACGAGTGAGGAGTTTGCCGCCGAGGGTATCTCCCCTGTCGATCATACGCATGACTTAGGCGAATTGGTAGATACACTGGAGACGAGTGCTGACGCTGTTGAAGATGCTGATACTGTTATGGTTGGCGCTATAGTTACGAGTGATGATGGCAGTGCGACTACGAAGTATACCCGTAGACCGCTGGCTGCTTTATGGGACTGGATCAAGAGTATGACGGATACGTTATATGCTGCTGCAGGACATACACATAATTACGCTGGTTCTACTGAACCGGGTGGTGATGCGCTGAATGCGATGAAGCTGAAAGGTTACGATGTCAGTTCGAGAAGTACAGGCTATTAGAATGTAATTCCTGCAGTTGGTGATGATGGTGTTATAGAAGTCGGAAAATACGTTGATTTTCATACAGAAGATATTGGTGACAATTACAAAGATTACAATATTCGTATGGTTGCTTATGACAATGGTACGTTGGATGTCATCAAAGCAGCAGGACAACCTGCTACAATTACAGCAAATCTAAATGGCACTGCAAATTTTGCAACTGAAACGCAATTCGATAAAGAGACATAGATTTCTGCTACAAGTCTTAACCAAAACACTTGGTATCCTGTAGTCAGTATGAATTACATTCCATATACTGGGTTACATCATATAAAATGCAATATCCAGCTAAATAGCGGCACAAAGCCCTCTTGGAGCACACACAACGCTGGGTTTACTGTGAATCTTGATATGCTTGTTATGGCTTGTGGATGGGGCACTACTGGAGCACAAAGTATTGTTCTTGACAATTCTTATCAATTTGTTACATCCGGTAGTTCTTCTCCTGTCGGATATTCACAAATGAACAATTCTAGTAAAGCGGTTTTCTGGGTTCGCGGAGGTGGTAGTTATCGCATTCACTCTGATTGGGATGCAAATTGGCAATTACAAACAAGTACATACACAGATAACAGCCAGAGTGTTTCACCTACCACATCTTACCCAGGTGTAAATTACAACAAAGCTACGCTTGATGGTGGAGCGCTTTCGTCATATCCAGTTGGCTCTATCTACATGTCCACCAGTTCAACCTCACCTGCCTCTCTCTTTGGTGGCAGCTGGCAGAGTATTGCTTCTGAGCGTGTGCTGATGGGCGTATCAGGTTCTCATGGCGCAGGCTCGACCGTGGATGCCGGTCTGCCTAATATTAGCAGCGGAAGCGATGCCGCATTGGATATTCAGGGTTCGTGGGGTGCTCCCGCTTGTAGAGCTCCGTTTGCACAGACATGGCAGGGCAACTCTGAATTATCATCATCTACATGGAGTTCCACGCCAAAAGTTATTTCCGCACGATTTGATGCATCTCTTTGTAATTCGATATACGGCAAAAGCTCGACTGTTCAGCCAGCGGCTTACTACGTCTATATGTGGAGACGGACAGGTTAAACTAAAGGAGAAATACTATGAAAATAATTGATGAATCCGGCAATATTGTCGAAAATCCTGACCTTGAAAAAGGTTATCTCGAGCCAGCCAAGGAAACGGTGCACCATGAGGCAGTTGAAGAAGTAAAAGAGGAATTCCACTACGAAACAATTGCCGAGTATCCAAATGGCGGAAAAGATGTCAAAAAAGTTGTTGATGTAGAAGGTGTAGAAGCCAAAGACGCATAGGACGAAGAAGTCGATGTAATGAAGTACGTCCTATACACCGAAGCAGAATTGACACAGCGCCTTGACCGCTATAAAGAGATGCGCATTAACGAGAGTAAAAACAACCTTTCTACTTTCCTGTCTCTGCATCCGCTTCAATGGTCTGATGGTAAATATTACAGTGTCACCAGTGAAAAACAGGCATTACTTACAAGTAACCTTGCCCTGTATCAAATCTCCACAGCCGCCGGACAACCTTTCAAGCTAACATGGAACTCAACCGGTGATGAATGTGTGGAGTGGACTTATGACGATCTAGCCGCACTGGCACTTGCGATTGGCACGTATGTTAAACCGTTCGTATCTCACCAGCAGGAATTAGAAATTGACATTAAGGCTTGTACGACCACTGCAGAAGTAGACGCTATTAAAATCAGTTATGATGCTGTATTGGCAGAATATCTTAATCTTTACGCAGATAAGGATGTGGCAGAATGAGCAACAAACTTCGTGAACAAATCAAATGTGCGCTTCTCTTTTTGATTGGAGGAGCGCTTTATTATTGCATTGAAATTCTATGGCGTGGTCATTCTCACTGGACTATGGCCGTTGTTGGTGGCATCTGTTTTCTTGTGATCGGCGGACTGAACAACTATATTCCATGGGAAATGCCGCTCTGGAAACAGGCTGGTGTTGGAGCGCTCTTTGTGACTGCTATGGAGCTTGTGGTGGGTATCCCGCTGAATTTGATGCTTGGCTTATATATCTGGGACTACTCTTCCCTGCCGTTCAATCTGTTGGGCCAAATTTGCCTGCCGTTTACAGTGCTATGGTTCTTCCTTGCGCTGCTGTGCATTTTTGTTGATGACTGGCTGCGTTACGTTCTATTCAATGAAGAGCGCCCGCATTATCATTGGCGTACTGTATGTGATGGCGGAAAACGCACATAAAGAGAAAGAGCCCCTGTGACGATGGCTACATCACAGAGACTCTAACTCATGCAACAACTCATAGAAATGAGGTTGTACTAGCCCGATGGAGGGTTTGTACTGCTCTCACTATATCACGTTGATAGGAATTTGTCAATTGAAAGGAGGAATTATGGCGCAGGAAATCTTAAAGCCGCTGTTATTAGACGAGACAGGCAAAGAAATCGTGACAGCACTGAACGCTATTGTTACACAGCTGACAGCGATCAATGAAACACTGAAAGCCAAAAACACAGACAGTGGTACGAATGGTGGTGAGAAGATATGATAGGAAGTTTGAATGCCGCACCTCACGTCTATTCTTTTACCATACAGCAGTTGTAGACCATGTTGCTGAGCATCTGTGGTGGCATCACTGCTATTTCAGCTGCAATCGCTGTTATCATAAAGGCAATCAATCATGCGAAAGCCCCGGATGACAAGCAGAACGAGCGATTGAATGCCCACGATGCAGAGCTTGAGAAAGTCAATAGAAAGCTGAGTGCAGATAAAGACAGGCTCGACCTGTTTCAATCCAAACTGGTCTCATTAGAAGAGCACCAGAAAGAAAACAGTATTACGCTAGAAGTACATGACCGCAAAATTCTCGAATCAGAACAGCGTATCAGTCACAGTGAGCAAGGCAACAATGTCACCATGAAGGCTCTGCTTGCACTCCTCAGTCACGGCATCGACGGCAACGCAATTGAACCGATGAAAGAGGCTAAGGCTGCACTTGAGAACTATTTGATCGATGGTCAGAATAACACAAAGAATATTATGAACTAACCCGAGACTGCGTGTCCCGGGCTTTTTATTTTGGAGGTTTATTATGATGGATATTATCAATGAGCTGGTTTCTGTTATCGTCCGCCTGGTTATTGCTGGTGCTGGCACTGCCTTTATGGCCTATGGCATCCCCTATCTGAAAAAGATCGGTGTGTACAAGCTGGTACAGATCGCTGTCCGTGCCGCAGAGAAGCTGGGTGCAACCGGCGCTATCGAAAAGGCTGACAAGAAGAAATACGTTATGGAAGCTCTGGAGCGTCTGGGTGTGAAGATCACTCCGACCATCGAGACCATGATCGAGGCCGCTGTAAAAGAGATGGACATCCAGAACGATAAAATCAAGGACGAGTTCAAAAAGAATTGAAGGTGTAATGAAATGGGTGTTATTACATACTCTATGAAGAAGGACTAGAACAAAAAGGTGTCGGCTCATTTTTCCGTCTATGAGTTCGCCTGCTCCGATAAGAGTGATACAGTCCTAGTCGATAGTCAGCTGATTGAGGTGCTGGAACAGATCCGCGCTCACTTTGGCGCTCCTGTCCACATCAACTCTGGGTATCGTACTCCTGCCTATAATATCTCCATCGGTGGAAGCCCTCGTAGCCAGCATTGCCTTGGCACTGCCGCTGATATCTGGATCAAGGGCGTTGACCCGATTCGGATTGCACTGTATGTATCTTCCCTGCCCTACTTTGCCAAGAGTGGTGGTATTGGATATTATAGCCGTGCTGTGCTTACGAGTGGCTTTGTTCATGTTGATGTGCGCACCACACGCAGCCGCTGGATCAGTAAATCCGGCACAAAATATATCAGTGTAGCCAATCTTATGCCGACTATCAGACAGGGTGCGAAAGACGCTACGAACGGCGCTTCTTATGCTGTGACTGTACTGCAACGGCATCTTGGTGTTAAGGCTGACGGCATCTTTGGCGCGAATACCAAGGCGAAGCTGATTGAGTATCAGAAAGGACACGGGCTGGTTGCAGATGGCATCTGTGGACCTGCTACTTGGGGTTCGTTTTGATGGCAGATAACCAGAATACATTTCGTGCAGGAGACAAAATTAAATTAGACGGAGTATTATTTTCAAACAGCCAAACACACTGCGGTATGCGCCGCTCTGGTGAATGGTATATTTTTGATGGGAAACTTGTGAACGGACGCTATCGAGTGACAAATCTTGAAAGCCGCATTGGCAAGTATCCAATCTCAGTGAATGTATCGGGCTATGTAGAGCCGAGTGATATTGAGCTGATATAAAACGAATGGGGTATCAATCCGTAATTGGACTGGTACCCCATTTTTTAGCATTTATCAGAGACGGTTTATAATATCATCTGCGGTAAGAAAGCCTTCTACGTCGTCTTTCGCAATAGAACCTGCGACCTCAAGAAGTCCATCTTCGTATCCGTAGGTTCCATAGCCACAGATCGCATCCCAGAGATATTCACCATCTTTATATACTATGATTTGAGACCAGAACTCTTTGTTTTCTGGAATTCTAATTTTGCTTCTTGCTAATTTTACTATTTCAGCCATTTCTGGAGATGTCTTATTATACTGGTGTTCGATGCCGCGCTCTGTAAGAGCCGCATCCAGTTTGTCCATTTCACTCATTATTTTATCTCTCCATTCAACCATTCTTTCCAGCCGCTAACTGTACGAGGACAATTATCTTGTTGGGCAACAAGTTCATTTAAAAGTGCGGCTAGTTCATTATCTGACAACTCACGGATGGCTTGTGCTTTGTTATTTTTGCGACCGAATTCGTCCTTGCTATGTTTGTGTAGAACGAAGCCGAGTGCGATATCAAGTATTGCCGGATTGTTCATTGGAGTTGTCACCTTTCATTGCTTTAAGAGCTTCCTTCATTTCTTGTTCCCAATTAGGATGCTGATCAATATATTTTTGGTATATCATCTTCTCAGCTTCTTTTCGAGCTTTGATTGCATCGTCAATATCTTCATACATGCCAAGGTGGATTCGCCTACCTTTAAAGGTTATGGTCGCTTTATACTTGTTACCATCTTTGCAAACACCTGTCACGCCAGTGGTCGAATTACGATTTATCTTTCCTTCGAGTCGCGCCTTTATAGACGTTAAGCTGGAACCGTCTACGTTTGATATCTTTTTAATTGCCTCAGCAGGCTTAGCAATATTATTCGTGCATTTCATACACTTGTTGATTTTCTTCACTTGAGACAAACGCATCTCTGCTGGACGATTACATAAAGGGCAAAGCCCAGTACAAAAATAATCTCGTTCTCCTTCTTTTTTATAAACGTCGGTTATCTTCCATCCGTTTATGACAGAGCCGATATATTGTTCTCTGCGCTTTTTTAGAATAGATTCGCTACGTTTTTTATCGCATCTTGTAGTTTTAGCTGGACGACCACCATCTGGTTTCATATTACTTTTCCTCTTCAGGTAGTGGCCCAAGCTTATACATCCAGTTCGGGTCTTTCCGCATTACAAATGGTTTTCTTAGCTCACAAAGATGGTCATGTCTCGCTTTATATTCAAAATAATTTTGTTCGTGCTCAGGAGTATCACGATTTAACTCGTACATGACATATTGCTTGCGAAGATTCCGAAGCGCTTTAATAATAGCATCTTCTTTTTCCATAGACATTGGTTCAAGGGCATCAATATAGTCATATTCACCAGTCGCGTCAAACTGTCGCTTTGCTTCTGCACTAAGCATCTTCCAAGTGATAGCATCATACGCCAGCTGATACATCATTTCGTCGCTATAATGAGAGTATGGGTCAACAATGCCGGTGCCTTTTGATAGTTCTATGTCGCGATCGTGTTGTTTTTTAATTTGTTTCTCAGCTTCTTCTACAACGGCATCCATATCAACGTTCATGGAGACACCTTTGTATTGCACCACAGATTTGAAACCGAGCTTCTCACACATAGTCATCGTTGATATCCTCCTGATTTATTTCATACCCGTTCTTTTGCAGACAATAAAATCTTGCGGTAGAATCCATCAGCAAACCATGCGCCTTCCCAACGATATGGCAATGGCTTCTTCAACACTTCGATATCCACAAGACTCATAAGGCCGGTACTATCGTCTCTAAAAACTTGAAGGCGGACGATTCTATTCTGCTCCAGACCGATTTCGCGAGTGATACGACCTTCTTTATCAAACGGATCTTCGCGCACCCATTCTAATGCCTCTAGGAAGTCCTGTGGTGTGATATCTGTGTGTTCTACCCAGTTGTTACATATACGGCTTTCGCCGGCCTGTACGATCCTCTTTTTGGCTTCGTAGTTCACAGAAGGATTCGTCATAGTTCTCGCCTCCGTTTTTCTTTGATTATATTATATCACAGGCTGTAAGCGATAGCAAACAAAAAAGGCGCTGGTTGCCCCACGCCTTATAGAATCAATCATTCTTTTTCATCATTGTCTTCTGTATCCGGAAGAATTGCCATTTCAGAAATATCTTCTCCGTCCTTGATTTTATTATTTCTATCAAAGACCTCCTGTTCTCCCATAACCGTATCCATAATAGCTGCAACTTGCTCATGCATTTCGTCTGTAATATGGGTATAGTATTTAAGAGTAACGTCGATCTTGCCATGTCCTAAACGTTCCATAACATATCGTGGATTGACACCCTTATTTGCAAGAATGGTAGCATGGGTATGGCGGAGATAGTGGAATTTAAAATCAAACCCAGCTTCTTTCTTACAAATGCGAGCAAGAGTTTTATCTGAGCTAGTCACATACATTTCGCCGTTTGGTTTAACATTGATAAAATCATCAACAGTAATTAACACAGCTGGCTTTCCATAAAACTCTGGACGACGATCCATGACCTTGTTACTTCCCTTCCAGCCAGCACCAAACAGCTCTTTATTTTCTGCATATTTATTTTGAAGGGCTTTCAGATAGTCGATTAGTTTTTGATTCATTTTTATACTGCGCAAAGAGTTTGGTGTTTTAGGATAGACAAGGCTCCATACTTTATCTTGGAATTGAAGCTGACACCCAACTTGAATGGTTTTATTGTCCCAGTCTATATCGCTGAATCGCAGTGCAAAGCACTCTCCCACACGAACACCGAGATATAAACCAAGTTGGTAAGCAGTGTATAGATTTGTTGATTGGAATCGTTTATCCATCCATTCGATTTGCGGCTGAGTATAATATCTTATCTCCTTGCCATACGCACGATAGTCTTTTGGCGGAGTCACATCGTCCATTGGGTTGGTTTTGATATATTTCTTTTTCTTTGCAAGAGCAAATAACACAAGAAGAAAATTATAAACACTGCGAACATAAGCCGCACTTAGCCCTTGTTCAGAATGACCAGACATTTTATTTTTCTCTTCTTTAACTTTATAGTTGATAAATTTTTGAATTCGTTCAGTTGTAATTTGATACAGATAGTTTGAAGCAAATTCAGGTTCTATTTGATTTCGATAAAGTGACTTGTAGCGAACAATGGTTGTATATTTTCGAGTCAGCGGAGCCTCCTCTTCAATGAACTCTTCATATAGTTGTTGCATTGTAATTTTTTGTTCTGCTTCTACATATTCACCTGTTTTAAGCAGTTCATTTTCCACAAGAGTCATTGCGGCAGCCGCTTCTTTCTTTGTGGCAAAGCCGCCTTTCTCTTTCTGCACACGCTTACCATTGACAGCACCAAGGTCAACTCGATACGACCACTTGTCGCCTCTTTTTCTAATGGTACCCATGATATCACTCCTTTGCTCACTTAGTCTATTCATCTGACTTGATTCTATCATGGCCGATGTTTGGTGTCAACGATTTGCCCACAATGGCGAATTTTCCCACCTCTGATTTTTCTAGGACACAAGCCAACTTTCAGGCTTTTTGTGGGCAAGGTTTGAAAAAGAGGTCAAAACTGGTCAAATCAAAGGTCTTTGCCCACGTTTTGCCCACAAAACAAAAAAATCTGTTCTCAACCGATAAAAACAGTTAAGAACAGATTTGAACAGATTATTCTATGACCAACAGCAAAACTTGCGTTTTACAATTGTATTTTTTAGCTTTTTTCG